AGGTGTGTAAATCGAGTCCGCTTCATGCTAGACTTTATTGTTCGCATCTTGTGGAGGGGGCGGCGGGAGAATTTTCATTATTCTAAATATTCTGACAATTCAAGGGGGCGCATATAAATGTTAGACCATCCCTTCGTCAGAATACCGCTCATCCTTCTCAGATTGCCCTGTAAGACGTTTTAATAATAATCGAGTATATTTAGCCCTAAACAGGTTAAAACGGCTTAAAACGCATTTAAATAGCAAATATTTTTCTATAATAAGTGTTGACATAACATATAGACCATGTTACACTATAGTTACAGTAAGATATACGATACATACTATAAGGAGGTGAGGGTAAGTGGCACGCAACCAAACTGACAAATCTAAAAAGTAATTAGCAACCCGTATGCAAAGTAACGTCTCGACTATTGACTTATATTTGACTTTTAATTAGGGGATCGTTTCTTGATAGCTCATTAACGATTAACGATTCATGTACTGCCTTGGGTTGGTGGAGGGTAAGCCGCTCTTCACCAAATTTTTTATAAAAAGGTATTGACAGTTAGTCAACATACATAGTATAATAAAAGTATAAAAAGATACTGGTGAGCTATGCAGGGGACGCATATAAAGGGGTGAATAAGGATGAAGGCTTATGATGAATATACAGTAGGTCATTTCACGGTTGTAATGCGGCGGGGCAGTGGCGGCTATGTAGGTCACTATACTGATCATAGTAGTGGCTCAACATATTCCTTCCATGCAGAGGGGATGACACGTAAGCAGGTACTTAAGAGGTTTTGGAATCGTATTAAATAGTAGCTCATTTTGTAGTAGCTCTGGAATCACTAGGTATACCGGAGCTACGGCGGGCTACTGGTTAATTGTCAGAATATTTTTATTTCTTAAGAGCGGTTGACTTGTGGTCAATGGGGTGATATACTAAAGGTGTACTAAAAACGAGGAGGAATTTTACAATGACTAAACACATTCAGTTAAAAGCAGGAAAACACAGTATGTTTGCAGAGGAGACTGACCACGGTTTAGAATTAAGTCTAGAAGGTGAAACGGTTGCCGTATTAGAATATGATGAGGAATCTAAATCATTTAAGCTGTATGCATATGGTGATGATGACGAACCTGCCTTCACTCATGAGTATAAGCTCTAAAAAAGAAATTAAAAAGGGTGTTGACTTTAAATCAATACCCTGATATACTTAAGACATACCAATAAGGGGGGGCTACATAATGAAACAGAGTTTAGAAACATGGAAAAACATTTTTAGAAACCTAGAGGAAGCGGGAGAGCAACTAGAAGTTATATGGTTAGAGGGTAGTGATGAATGGTGTCTATGTGCAGGTACAGAACTATTTGAAGATGGTTTTAAAACAGAGGATGAAGCAAACGACCGACTAGAATATCTAGAGAAAACACTTCTCTAAAAAAGAAATTAAAAAGGGTGTTGACTTTAAATCAATACGATGATATACTTAAATCATACCAAACAAGGGAGAGAGTAAAATGGAAAAAGTTAAAGCTTACTTACTAGATAACATGGAAGAACTAAAGGACGTTGTAAGAGAGGTTAACAGCTGGAATAATGAACTTGAACATCTAGACTATCAGTATAACGATGAGGAATTCTTTAATGTTTTCTTTGAAGGTAAACCGATGGAAGCAGTGCGGGCGGCTACATACGGTGACTACCGCTATACGGATGACTATGTTAAATTCGATGGTTACAGTAACCTAGTGAGCGTGTCAGAATACGACATGGAAGAAGAGTTAAAAGAAAACATTGAGGAGATCATGGACGCATTAGAAAGCAACCTCCCTAACCTAACACTAAGCGATGAACTAACAGCGCTCATTAATGAAGAGGAGGAGGAGGAAGAAGAGGAGGAGGAATAATCCTTCTCTTTTTTCTAAAAATGTGTTGACACTAAGTCAATAATCTGATATACTTAAGTCATACCAAACAAGGGAGCGGTTAAAATGATAGGGTATAAGGGTAGAGAAGTGAAAAACGGTTGTTCTTCTAAAGTGTACTACAACCTGCATAAACACACATTCAGCGTCCAGCAGTGTGGCTTGGTGGTTCTTCATTCTGATACTGTTGTACTGACTGACGTTGAGTTCACAGTAAGAGAATCAGGGCGGCAACGTGTACTAAGGGAGAAGCGGAAAAATGTTCATGCTTTTGTAACTGGGTTTCTGTCCCTAGAACCTGTCTATCTCCCTAGCGGCTACAAAGAAGCAACTTACAATCCATATCTATATGATTCTTTTGTAGACAAGGAAACAGGACAGCGGATCAACAAGGCTGATAAAGTGATCTTGAAAGACAAGAAAATATTTTATAAAAAGGGTTGACAGTCAGTCAATAAGCTGACATACTTAAGACATACCAAACAGGAGGTACATACATAATGACAACACTAGCAGGATATCGGGTAGACAATTGTAATGGATGCGGCAAGGTTTATCTTGTAGAAGAATCAAGGGACAGAAAGAAATGTGAAGGTTGTGCAAAATAGGTGTTGACTTTTCGTCAATATGGTGTTATACTTATCTCATACATAAACTAATTGGAGGTATGCAGGATGTTAAAACGCTACTACGCTATGCTTAATCGTTATTTCTTTTGTCTTGAAGATGGTGAAGAGGTGGAAGCGGTAGACGCTAAACTATTCTATGGTGTCATTGGTGGTACTATCTGTATTCTGCTGTTTATTATCGCTATTACATGGGGCAAACTGCCACTATGAAAAGGCTATGGAAGCGGCTGACACGTAGGAAGGTGCTGACGGTAGACGAATACTGTTCACAGGTTAATACAATCTGTGAGCGGTATGACCAGTCATTAAAACGATTATTAGAAAAGTGTTGACTTTGCGTCAACGTCCTGTTATACTTTAACTATACCAAATAGGGAGGGAGTTATGATGGGACTGAAAACAACTAGTCAATGTGTGGCAACTGCTAAAGAGCTATTAGTCAGTGCGAGAAGTATTAAAAGTCAATGGGAGCATGCTGCATGGTGGGATCAGAAAGTAGAGCTATTTTGGATCATTCAAGATGCTTTAGAATCTGGAAGGTTTACAGGTGAAGCCTATGACGAACTATGGCAGGCTAAACACATCCTAAATGAAGCGGAAAGCGTTGCTGGAAGGTATGCGAACGATTGACAGTGTAAGGCGTTACCATTAAAGGATATGGCGCCTAGACAGGGAATGCAAGTGTTATTTGAAGGCATTACTGTTCAGATAGCAAGCAGGCGTTTGAATGGGTTCTATAAGGCTGTTGTCCTTTATGGTGACGATATGGAATACTTTGAAGGCGATATAATTCAGCTACATGAGGAAACACTCGTAAAAAAAGTTTTAAATATGGGTTGACTTCTAGTCAACTCATACGGTATACTTGAACTAACAAATTAAAGGGAGAGATCAATTATGATAGGTGAAAGCAGAACAGAGTTAACTCCAGTTTATGACAGACGTAACAGCTTCTATAAAAAAGGCTTGGGGTATTAGAGAGTGAAGGTGTTAAACAGCTATTGTCTTACCAAACGATTGTAGCAGAGATCAGGAACGGCAAAGCTGAAGTGTTCGGGACACACTCAAGTACAACTTTAAGACACATTAAAGATTTTTTATACCAAAATGGGTTTGAAATTGGGACTAAAAAAGAAATTGAAAAAATGTATATTATGGGTTGACTTCTGGTCAACTCATATGGTATCATTATAACTGTAAAGAACATTACATACTAAAAACAAGGGAGCGATTTTATTATGACAAACACTAACATTCAATGGGCGGTTAACATTCTTGAGGACAACATGGAAGGCATGAGCAAAGAGGAAAAAATCAATTACCTAGAGGACGTTACATCATATGGTTGTGTGCTCTGGTTGTGTCAGCGGGACTATTTACTACTCTGAGCTAGATGCCATTTTCACAGCACACCTGCACGACATCCTAGGGCGGCTGGATGAGATCAAAGAAGAACACGACTATGACGTTCTTCACGAATACATGGAAAGACAGAATAAAGGGTATACGGATTTTGCTGAAAGTGCTGTTTGGCTTATCGTTGAGAACACAGCAAGCCGCCTTCTAGCAGACCTAGAGAACGAGGAGGAAGAAGAGGAGGAATAATCCTTCTCTTTTTTCTAAAAAGGTGTTGACTATCTGTCAATAAGGTGATATACTTAAGACATACCAAAACAGGAGGGAGCGATTTTACTATGAAAACACTACATATGAACACTTGGGCGGTTGAATACTTACTGGCACACGTTGACGGCGTATCATTTGAGGAAGGTACAGCAAAGCTTGAATACATTGTCAAATACGGTTCAGACCATGTGCTTACAGAGATAGAAAAATACGAGGATAAAACATATGATGACCTATTCCGGGAACACTTTGAAGCGATTCTAAAGGAACTAGCGTTAACAGGTAGAGAGCACACAGTGAAGAACTGTTCTATCACTAGCATTCCTTACTATTCGGTAATGTACATCCTAGAGCTTAAAGCGGAACAGATGCTTGATGGTCATCACGGCTGGTGTGATCATGAATCGATTCAGGAGGACATCAGGGGTTCATACGAGCGGGTCACAGTCTGTGCTAAATGTGGGCAGGAATTATAAGAGCGGCAACGCTCTTTTTTTTTATGATTAGTGTTGACTTTAAGACAATAAGGTGATATACTAAAGACATACCAAATCAGGAGGGAATACACATGACAATGGATATACAAGCGTTACTAGATAAGCTGGAGGACATGCAGGATACACGCAATGATCTAATGGCACAATATGAGGAGACAGGAGCGGCTGAACTGTTAGACGCTATAGAGGAGCTTGATCAGGATATAGAGGAGCTACACACAGACATAGAGATCATGCAGGAGAATGAGCCATACGCACACATGACCACAATGCAAAGGGAAATGAAACTGAATGGATTGAGTCAAGCGGATTTCATTTGAGGGCGGCGGGTTCGCTCTCTTTCTTATTAGTGTGAATAGTCAGACTATTCTGTCAAACCCCTCCCCGTACCTTTTTTTCCCATAAACGACAAGGTACCCTAGCCACCTCTCTACCCCGGGTAGAAATTTTCCAAGAAATTTTTTTACCTAATTTGGAGCCTATCTTAAACGTAAATAGGGAGCCCTCGTAAGGAGCCACTAATATGGAGCCACAAAGATGAGCCGCTAATATGGGACCCAACCCCGGAGCAGCAATAGGAAGGTAGTATATACTTTGTGAAATAGTGAGCATACTATATACAATTTACAACCTACGACCCCGACCTATAATGCATCCACCCCTCCCCGTGTTTATATAGGAAGTGTAAATATAGGACTAAGGTACCATAAAAGGTACCCTTTTAACTACCCTACCCTAGTATAGAGGTAATCGTATCGAATATGCGGACTGTGTTGGACTCCCGGTAATGCCAAACTAAGTACCAAACATAGTCCATTACATCGTCCGGGTAGGGACCTGCACATATCCTAGCCTTCTCGTGGACGAGATAGCTGCACCCCTCGACATAAGGGAGTCTATCGTCATTACGGACCACTGTGAACCCGTGAGGGCGGTTAGGAGGGGTGTAATCCCCTACCTCATGATCTTTAGCCCTCAAGCTGTCTAAGAGCACAATAAAAGAAGCTCTATAACCAAACATCAGGCTACCACCTCTCTCCTGTATAAATCACTTCCCCATTAAAATAATCCGCCAGCTCCTCTGCATGAACATCGAACATCTTGTGAGCTTTGTTTTTATCCCTAGTTAGCAGTAAAGATACATTGTCTTCTCCTAGCCAAGCACAATCGTATAAGCTGCCTTCCTCATTATGAGAATAAAAGCCCTCTACATAGTAATCCCCGATCCTGACAATAGACAGCTTCATTCTCCTAACCTCCTTCTATACTTAATGATTTCCCTATAGTCTTTAATCATCCGCTCAAAGAAGTCCAGCTGTGTAGCTGAAAGGACTGCTCCAGAAGTGTTACCGTCCTCTGTAATAATAAGGTGTATCTCCCCAGTATTAGTATCTAATGCGTAGCTTACTACATCTTCCCAATCGTCCTTAACTTCCTCTGACAGAAATATACCTTCTACCTCTGAAGGTTTTAAATGTGGGAACTTAGATTCCTGATTACTCATTGTTTTCTTCCTCCTTATATTTTTGGTATTGTTCGTCCACCTCTTTAGACCAGTCATCGAAGAAGTCAAACTCCGTTACGCCTGAGTTAGGGATATACTCGGATATGATCCAATACAACCTATCCATGTACTCGTCAGTCATACGAAGCGTAGAGGTCCACCCCTCCAGGGGCTTATCTAGGACAAGATAAGGGACACTGTGTACAACATAGTCCCCTGCATGGTGCTTAAACGGTAAAAACCTTACATCTACAACGTTCATCGTGCTGTTCCTCGCAGCATCCGCTTATTGTTATTGCGTGTCAATTTTTGATACCTGTCCCAAGCCTCTCCTACCTCATCTTCGCTGCAACGTAGGTAATACTCTTCTACATCGAGGTCTAACGCTTTGCGTATCCTCATCGCAAGAAACCATATTTGATCTAATGCGGAGTCTTGTACTGGTCCGTATACAAGTGTTTTTGTAGGCACGAAGGCGTCTTCTATGAGAACATAGCTGTGTCCTTCTACGGGAGGATGCTCTTCGAAGGACCTCGCTACTTTCATTCCGTAAACGGGGAATCTTTCCATTCATCCTTCCACTCCTTTCTACGCTTTTCAAAGTACGGTTGCAGAGCCTTTTTAGCTGTATCTAACATTGCATCGTGAGCAGCTTCGACATCGTAGGGTAGGTCCTCTTCTCCGCTCATGCTAAGGAACATGACATCGACATTGAGAATACTCAGTAGCGCCTCCTCATACCTTTTGACGGTCTCCCTGAGCTCCCAGATTGTTTCTTCGTAGTCTTCTTTACTGGTTTCTAGTTCAAAGACTTCATAGGGCTCTGCCTTAATATCCATACCCTCATAGTGTTTTCTTTCTGCCATACCCTACTACCTCCGTACCTTTGAATTGTTATATGCCTCTTGCAGCATGTCAATAAAATCTTTTAGACCTTCCTTAGACATTCTGATGTTGAAGTCCACGCCCTTTGTCTCTATGTAAAGATAAGGGTCTCCTCCCATAGATTCATAACAGTGGTCTACACTTTCTACATCATCAAATGTTTTAATGATCGTTACGCCATTCCCCTTGACATCCCACTTTACGATTTCCTTATGTGTTTTAAAGCTGGTAGTTTGCCCTACAAGTGTAAGTTCCTTACCCTGAAGGAACTCAGAGAGCTCCTCTTGGCTTACCTCTCTCACCTCTACAGGACTGGGTTCAGATTCAGCCTGAAATACTTTTTGCATACCCGTCATAGAGCTGTTCAGTCTCCTTTAGCCGCTCCTCAAACTCAGGTTTCTTGACCTGCTGCTTACGAAGGGTTTCGATCCATTCCTTCTGCTTAAGGATATCGGTATACAGTGCCGCCTTTATCATCTCAATCTCTTTTAATTTACTCGTCTTCATACCGTGTCCTCCTCGGATTCCTCGTCTCTCTGCCACTTCAAGTTCCAATATTTTTCACATACTTTACTGTACACGTCTGCGGTGTCTCTCCTCCACTCGATAAGACCTGATGCATCTTTTCCTGACTCTTGGAGTAATCTCAAAGTCTCTTCTTGGTTTGTCAAATAATTAAACATTGCTACCTTTATAATCTCAATCTCCTTCAACTTGTCCATGCTTTTCCTCCCTCGTATTTGCATTATATCTACTTAGGTACTCTGCTGCTTCCTCCTCAGTCAGTACCTCGTAATCCTCATTTTCTAAAAAGAACATCACACCGAAGCATTCATTATGAATGTCCACACCCATTCTAACCCACGGAGGGTACGCTTCAACTTCGTCTGAGTGGGTTCCACTTGGGTATGCGAAATCAAAAAATTCCTCTCCCATCTCTTCTCGTTCCTTTTCCAACTGCCCCCTCACAACAGACATGTCTAGAATGTCGTGTACCCGGAGTATAGTTCCCGGAGGGTAATGATCATAGTCAGAGCTGTAAATCAGCCTGATTAAGTCTCCTACATTAGCTTTAGCTTCCCAGATTTCTTTTTTACTCATCGGTATCCTCCTCGTATGGAACGCCTAATACATCACTCTTAAACTCTGAGGGCTTCTCGGTACTCCAAGAGTTTCTAGAAGATTGTTGAAAGCAGAATGAACATCGAAACCAAGGTACGTTAATCTCGGTCACCACTGTAACATGATCCGGGACGTTAAATGAATTGAACTTCTTACACTTGGGACATGCAGCGCTTATCGTCTTAATCATCGGTGCTCTCCTTTTTGCTTTCCATGTACACCTCAGAGAGGGACAATCCTTCTGCGGAACAGCTCCCTATAAAACTCCGCAGCAGCTCCTTTCTATGAAACACTTCCTCTCTGGTTAGTCCATTGATCCTTCGATTGTTTGTAGAAACTTCATTTGCTTCCTTCCAGTCTGATCGGCTAAGATTATTGAACTTGTTACCTGACAGCTTTCGTCTACGCATGGGTATCTCCCTTCGCACTAATAAAGAAATGGGTAACATTACTAAGATTAACGACTAAGCTGTCTCCGTTAGGGAGAGTAGGCAGCTCGAAAAAAGGTTCTCTGATCTCATATGCAAATTTGAGAGCCTCATATTCCTTATAAGCCTCGGAGCTACTGAATGTGATCTGCTCCCCGTTAGTCAATACAATAACTAACTTTTCAACGATACGATCCTCCTCAGTAGTCTTAAACGTACCCATTAAGAATCTAATGGTACTCCCAAGTAAGGTCTCGGAGTCATAGTCGTAATATGTTTTAAACGATCCACATATTGTCTTCCCTCTATCGTCCTCTAAAGCTAAATCCCAAGTATATTCGGTCCATGACGACCTATCTGATCTACCTGTATACTCTGCAAAAACTACATTATAGTTTGCACCTTCTCTAGCTCTTGACATTTGCCATCCCCCTCCAGTACGTTAGTATTTTTGAAAGTAGTTCTAACTCACTCATCGTCTTCCTCGTATGGATACTCTTTTGATGGGTGGTACAGATTGATCTTATTGCCATTCCAATTTAATATCTTAACACCTTCTCTATCTATAATATTATCTGACAGTTGGTGGCTGCGCCACAATATAATATTGTCTTTTGCCTGCTGGAGGGCTTCGATCTTATCAGTTATCGCTTTCTCATTAGGAAACTCTTTTAAGAGTTCTCCCCAGATATCTATTAGTCGGTCGATCTCATATAAAACGTCCATCTTAACTTCGTATCTTCCTCCCATAGCTACCCACAAAATTTCTTCTTCTTTTAGGTTTCCTAACCCATACTCGCTGTCATAAATATGTTCATCGTGTATTAAATCTGCAAGGAGCCGGATACTATCAACACCGCTTAATAGTGCGTTAATGCCCTCAACTTGCTTTGGTGTTAGATACACCTTCCCTCGTACTGGTGTAAAATACGGTTTAATCTCTTCCATCGCTTCCTTCTCCTCTCTCATCTGCTTTGCTTATCCTACCTGCTTCAAAAGCCTCTTTAACCATGTCCATTACCCTAGATATTTCAATCTCATAACCGTTAAGAAGGTAGCCTAACAACTCTCCCATTAGACCCTGTATTTCTTGAGGGTACTTGCTTACAATTCTATCATAGTCTTCACTACTTAATGTTTTCATTCTGTTTTCCCCTTTCATCCTATAAGATTGTTGCGAGGATAAACCCCGTAAAAACGGCACATATCGCTAAGTATAATAACGTATACATTATATACCGCTTAATGTCTTTTCTGTGCTTCACCCAAAACATTCTCCAGTCAAACTTTTCCCAACTCACCATTAGTTCTACATCGGATGAATAGTCTTTCTCTTTAACTCTATACCCTTCCTTTCTAAGAACTGCTTTCGCTTTTTTCAGCTCTTTCAAATCCAGATACTTATGAGGAATATCAAATTTAACATGAGAGCTTTTGTATGAAGAACCTTGAATCCCGGTAGAACCTATCATCTTCATCACTTCATCAAAGATATACTCTTTAGTGTACTTTTTCCCATGCATTTCTTCCTGACGTTTTCTTACAGCATCCGCTGAATATTTGAATTTCATTGTAAACAATCCTCCTAGTTAAACTACTGACTCATAAAGGCAAAAAACAATACAAAGATAAACATTGCTATCACGAAAATTCCGCACCCGTAAGGTAACAGTACCTCGGAGCGCTGGTACCACTTTCGACCGTCTCCCCACGAGACCGCTAAGGACATATCAGAGCTGTCTCCGTTATAGTAGATAACTGTCTCATACCCTAGTTTACGAAGCTCCTTAAGGGCTTCATTAAACTCCTCCCTGTTCACAAACTTCTTCTCAAAGGAAATCGTTACTTCAGTTGTTTCCCCTATAGCATCGACAATAGCTCCGCTGACTGTTTCTAGGATGTCACCCTTTGTATAATACTTCCAATACTTATTATGCGCGTGCCTAACTGCCTCCGCAGTAGGTATAGTTGGTTCTAATCCGTTATTGTCCTGACTCTTACTCATTATTTTACCTCCTTACAGTATCTCCTGTTACTCCAATAGGCTTCCTCCATAAAGGAAGGACCAACTGTTGCGACACGTTTTACTGACTTTTCTAGCAGCTGCTTACCATACTTACCTAGAACGTCACCAGCCTTCTCAGCTAAGGAGTGGTGTGCATACAGGACTACATAGTGATCTTCTTTACCGGAGATACCTGATAAGTCTCCTATGATTGCTCCTTGGGCTATTCCCTCTACAATGTCCATTCCGATGTACATTAGGACCCTGTGTGTAGGGACGTTTGAGAAGGAGCCGATAAGCTGCTCTAAAGATGGTAGTCTAAGCCTTTCATCCTCCGCCAAGATATACAACAGGTGCTTGCGAGCCTCTTGATCTTTGCGTTTAACCAAGTCGTCAATGTCCCCGTTATACATAGATAATTCGAGCATAGATACCGCTACACTAACTTGAAAACCAGAGGGTCCATGTTGGTTCTCAGGACCTTTGAATGTTTTGACTAATTGCCCCTCATAGAGCTCTCGGTATCCTACACTCTTGAGTTTTTCGACTGCCTCTAAAATCCCTTCTTGATCCATTGTTCTATCTCCTCTCCTCAAAGTACCCTAGATACTCCCGGTACTCTTTTTCAACCTCTTCGGTCCAATCCTCTACAAAATCGAATAGCTCGATATCGCATTCAACCATGTATCTCTCCAGTAGCCAGCTCGCCTTAACCCAGTTCTTTCCGTTGATCGAGATAGGCTCACCTTCCCCTACCCATAAATCCTCATCCCACACATCATAGGGGATGCCGTATACTCGTCTGTCATTTTTAATCAAATCCCTGTATTCTACTCCTACTTTTTTCATTCGTCTCCCTGCTCTCCTCCGGTGATGTCCTCGACAATAGTGTCACTGCTGGATACTTTACGTAATCTTTTAAGGGTGAATACATGCTCCATATCTTTCACCATCTGCTTAAAGAACTCTAAGTCCTCTTCGGTTGCTGTAAACAAAACTTCCTCTGTGCGATCCTCTAAGTGATTGAAAGCCAGTATCTCTATCGTAATGTCTCCCTCTTCAAAGTCAACCTGATAATCTAAGGCGGTACCGTCTTTATCATAAATAGCATCAGAAGTACCGAATTTGTGAGTATTGCCTACCTCATCTACATACTGAGTGAGTATGAGGTGGGAGAATAATCCTCTCTTCTTATTCCCCATCCTCATCAACCTCCTCTAGAGATGCCATAACTGGCTTCATGGTCTTCCACGCTTCAATAGCTGCTTTATATAACGTTGTGTACGTAACGTGTTTACAAATTTCTTTTTGAAACTCTCTATCCATACGCTGCCTCTCCTCGAACGAGTATACAATCTTATACCCAATCTCTTCCTTGATACGTTTTTGGAAGTTCTTTTTGACTGATAAATCTTTTCCATCCTCCTGTTCGATCACAAGGTCAGATACATTCCACTGGGTACCGTCTATTGTGAATATTGCGTACATAGTAGGCTTATTCTCTTCCTCAATTTTCATCCAGATTTTGTTCATACTCTTCTTCCTCCTGCTCCCCGATTTCTGTCGCTCTCTTGACCCACTTATCAAGTTCTTCTTCATCCAAATACTCTTTCTGTCTCTCCATGAATGTATCCGCTATCCCTAAAAGCAAATCCAAATTAGGTTCAAAGTCTTCGGATTCAATCATCTCAGATATACCAAACTTCTTATCTATTCTATCAGCACACTCTTCACAGATGTAAACTTCATTAAATGTTACTTTCTCGATATCTGACCAGTTGATGGTCATAGGTACGACCATACAGTTCTCTTTACACTCGCTATTACACGTATCACAAACCACTTTGTTGTCTTCCATGTTACAGCTCCCCTTTGTTTTGTTAGTCTCTAACTATACTGTATGATACTCACATTATACACGGTATGACACAGGAAGACAAGCCCTATTTTTGAACTACCCCCACTTAACACCCTTACGGGTTGTTTGAAGTGAGGGATTCCTACGAACTCCGTTCTATCGAACAGATATTTAGTAGGCTAACCCCGTAGCCCCTACGGTTAGAAGTCTTATCGCTTCATTTTTAATATTTTGTCCTGCGTTAATGTCTCTATCGTGATGTGTTCCGCAAGATGGGCAATCCCATTCACGAAGATTTAGATTCTTAACGTCTTTGTTTTTGTATCCGCAACACGAACACAATTGAGAACTTGCAAACGTTTTAGATACCGCAACAACTTGTTTGCCGTACCGTTTCGCTTTGTATTCAAGCATCGTTCTGAATTGATACCAAGATACTTCACTAATAGATTTGGCTAACTTATGATTCTTTAGCATATTACTTACTTGCAAATCTTCAATACCGATTACATCGTGGTTTTTGATGATTTCGGTAGAGATTTTTTGCAAGTAATCTGTTCTTGCATTGGTGATTTTTTCGTGAATACGTGCAACTTTAATTCGTTGCTTATTCCAATTAGAACCGCCTTTTGTGCGTCTGGAAAGAATACGTTGTGCGTTTGCTAATTTTTCTTCAAGTTTACGAAACCACTTTGGATTTTCGTATGGTGTTCCATCTGAAAGAGTTGCGAAGGTTTTTAATCCAACATCTATACCAATAGAAGAACCTGTTTTTTCTAATGGTTGCACCTCTGTTTCTACAAGAATGGAAACAAAATATTTACCACTCGGATTACGTCTAACAGTAGCGTTAAGAATACGACCATGTACTTCACGACTTTTTGCAAAGCGAACAAGACCAAGTTTCGGCAATTTAATTTTGTTGCCTACAATGGCAATGTTTCCATTCGTGTGTTTTGTTGTATAAGATTGAACCTTATTCTTTTTGGACTTGAAGCGAGGTGCATCGTTTTGCTTCTTAAAGAAGCGAGAATAAGCATCAGCAAGGTTTTTGAGTGAAGATTGAATCGCAATGCTGTCCACCTCTTTTAACCAAACTAATTCTTTCTTTAATTGGGTTAATTGAGAAGAACACGAATTGTAAGTCAAACCTTTTCCTGTTGCCTTATAAGTATCGTTCCATTTTGCGAGGAAATGATTGAATACAAAACGAGAACAACCGATTGTTTTAGCAATCAGTATTTCTTGTTCTTTGCTTGGATAGATACGAAATTTATATGCTTTATTGACCAACATGACTTTCACCTCCTTGTGTGTTATGATATACATATTATATCACAGTTGATATTTATTGTATATCGTTTTGGAGGTGAAAACATGGAAAAACAATCAGTCGTATTACGATTTCCTAAAATTCTTTTAGATAGAGTGGACGCATACAAAAAGAAAAAGGGTTTTGGAACTCGTACACAAACTATTTTTCATCTATTACAGATAGCACTCGAACAGTCGGACAATCGAGATAGCAAGTAAGCTATCCCTTGTCCGAAGGCGATTCATCTCCCACCTACTCACTGGGCTACGCCCTTCACGTTCCTTGAGGTGGGAGTATTCTCGCCTATTTTTGATAAAAAAAAAGACAGCTCATTGGCTGTCTTTTTTCTCTTCTTCTAGTTTACTCTTGATGCGGGCTAAGTCCTCTATTAATTTTTGAGCTTTAACTGCATACTTCTTGAGCTCCGCTTCATTAGCCTCCCGGGTTAAGTGCGGAGGGGTGGACCCGATGTAAACCCAATCCTTAGCCATAATACTCTGCCTCTGCTTCTTTAATAGCCTCTGCATAGTCTAAGAACTCTTGAGTGACGTTCCCTCTATTGGCTTTAGACCAGTCATTATTCTGGAAAAAAGCCCTACGCTGTGCGGAGCTGATCTCTAACTGAACTCCTTTACCGGAAGCGCAGCGGTTTACAATGTTGTCCGGGTCAGTAGCTGTAAAGCGGTCTGTAGCTACTTCAGCAGCAATCCCTTTAGAGTTGAGTTTGCTGACAATGAGGTTTCTAAGCTCTGTATTCAGTCCGCCCACCAGCGTGTTCTTGTTGTAGTCATCCTTGTACCCATGGAATGATACGGCGTCTGTATGCTTAGAAAGCATACACACTGCCATAGGTTCATCGAAATGCGTACTTGTGACGTGTAATCGACTGTTTCCACTTGGCAGCAGCCCTTGGAACAAGTATAGGCTTCCCCCGGTCAATTCAACGACTCGGTAGATAAGCTCTGTAGTACCTACTTCAATTCCTCCAGCATGCGGTGAAAAATAGATCATACTAGGATTTTGGCGCTTAACCTCGATATTGTACGCTACTCCGACAGTTTCTGCGTTCTCTAGTGCTTCAATATTTGGATATGTGTCTGTTTGTGCCATGCTATCTGCCTCCAATTAGTCTAATTTTGTGTTGTAGTTTTCAGTGTCTGCTTGACCAAGGTTGATCTTTCCGATGTAAGTGTTATACGCATACTTTGTGTATGTTGATCCTGTGGAGTCGTAAGAAGCATGCAGAGTGCAGCCGTCCATTGTACGGACATCATTGCTGATTAATCTAGCTTGTGTGGTGTTTACTAACTGAACTCCGTATCCTCCGTTAGCTCCTCTTCTGAACATGATGTCATTACCTTTAAGCATGTGGTGTGCCCCGCCATTCAAGTAGATAGCGATTAGGTACTTGCAGTCTTCTAAGATGTTATAGGAGATAATAGTGGAGTAAGCGTCTGCGTAGCCAGAAATAGCAGCTGCTACAGCACAACTTATCCAGTTGGATTTAACCAACTTAACTTGTGAAATCTTGTCCCAGCTAATACCGTTACCATTACCGATAAGAGTTAAATCATTGTCTTTGATACGTACATTTGTTGACCGGGCAACCTGAATGCCGCCTTTGGCTACATGTTTGTTATCGTTGACAACTACATCACTGGAGTCCTCTACTTTGATTCCGTAGTAATTCTCAGCGCCCTTACCCTTGTTGTTGCCTACCTTAACATCCACAGAGTTACGGACCCATACATGCAGGCAATCACTGTTAATCGTATTATTAGCTACCATAACATCTTCGGAAAGGTAAGGATTGATCCCCACGGAGCTAATATCCTCAAGATAGTTTTGGCTGACAATAACACCTACACCTCGGGCACAAATACCTGTAGCAAATCCTCTAATCTGGTTACCTGTGATGATTGTACGGTTACCAGTTTCGGAGGAGGACTTACGGATGGAGTCTATACCGTATGGTTTGTCTACCCCTGTCTCGTTAGTGATCGTGTTATTGCTGATCGTACTATCTGTCGAGAACCCATAGTTGAACACATCATCGGAGAAGTTATTAGTAGCATGAACTTTCCCTGTAACGTTGATGTTTAAGGCGCCTTTACCATTTCTTTTGAAGCGGCAGTTTGTGATGTTGATTTCATAAGGATGGTCGTACTTAATGCTGTTTTCAGCGAATCCCTCTAAGTCGATACCGAATGCAGGTCCGATAGTGTCTCCGCCAGCTTCGATGAAATCACAGTCATCAACATTCATGCCAAGGCAGCCGTTCGTGGCTAGGTTATTACGTCTTCCTCGAATCAGAATACATTTACGTATAGTGATCCCCTCAGAGGGTATGTAAGTGCTGTCCTCCCAGTTCATCATACCCTTAGAAGGCACCCAGATGTTGTCACCTGTGCAGTTCATGACAGTTGCGTTCTCTACTGTGATGTTACGGCAGCCCCTAATATGGATTCCGTGACCCCACTCATGAGTTTTACGTTTATCTGGTACTCCATCTGTAACGTAGTCATGCTCGTAGCGGTCCCCGATGATCGTTCCTCCTCGAAGAGTCACATTTTCCACATTTTCAAGGTTGAAGCAGGCGTACCCTGTTGAACTATTTGGCGCTACCTGAAATAGCGCTCTCTCATGAAAGATGACCTCGATGTTTGATGGGAACATTAAGCCACCACCGTACTCTGGAAGGCTGCCTACAGTGCTTACAGCATCAATAAGGTAAAGCCCCTCTGGAACATATACCGTGTGATATCCTAGCTCTACAGCCTCTCTAAGTGCAGCAATCCACCCGTCAGTGGTTGCTCTAGCCTCTGTCCCATCAGACCTGATTCCGAATTTCTCAAAGTCAACAAAGTACATATAGTTCGAGTTCGACAATAAAAGCACTCCTTTTGGTGTTTTTAGACACCTACAGGGAAAACCGATAAAACCCTCCTAGACTTTCTCTGTTGAGAACGCCACAGTAGTTGTCAGGATGACGTTAAAGTTCTCGTTACAAGAATCGCAGGGCATCACGAACTCAGCTTCCATGTCGGTAGGATCAACATATTCCCGCCAGCTGTGGTAGTGGTAATTGCAGTGCGGACAGCAAAACCCCTCCTTCATATCTTATCCCTCCTTTCCATAATATAGAAGATAATCCTCTAGTAAACAAACCAAACAATCCTATCTTTATTTATCTTTTTGAATAACATCCACTTAGCGTGTCTTCCTCCATACACTCTGGTAATGCCGTCTCCTAAGACCTCATGATTGTCATTCCACCCCTGCTTAACTGCATCGTACAGGTATTGGAGTAGACTATCAACGTCCATATCTTTTAAATCTTCAGATGTATGACTGGAGGGCGCCATTTCAGAAATCCAATATTTAATCTCCTCAACATTACCATTACATCCCATGTCGAAGATAGCGTTCATCAATATCTCCTTCAATTTACGTTCTCTTCGAGTAATTCCGATAAACACTTCTTCTGTAGGTGTTTCGAACTTTTCTAAGGCAGTCTTTTCCTTAGACTCCTTTTCCACGACATTGATGTCCCAGTCAAACTCAACAAGCTCATCAGCGTATCTAGCTGCCTTAGAGGAAACTTCGTAGTCAGTTTTAGGATCTAGCCTACTCTTTCTAGTGATATATCCTTCGTCTTCAGCAACTACAATAAGGCTTCGGTTTTTATCAGTTAAAATTGCAGCAAAGTCGGGATCAAACCCTTCCTCCATATCATCGTCACTCACGACAGCATCCCCTTCGATAGCTTCCATTAGGTCATCAGGTAGAACAGGTAATGCATACTCTACAGAGTCCATTGCTGTCTTACTGACCAATACGACTGGAATTTGATCAAAATAGGATGACTCATCTTTAGAGACCCACTCAAAACTTTTTGGAATCATATACGCTGGAGTATTTCCCGGGACCCATACTGCAATAGCACCTTCTACAAAAAATCTTTTTGTCATGTTAATCTTCCCCCTCTAGTTTTAGCCTCTTTTTATAGACACTGAAATTATACTTAATGCCTATATCCTCTGATCCGTCTTGATAGAAATATCGGTTCCATATACTGCAGTCAAACTCCGGGAAAAAAGCGTCAGCTTCTTCATACGTCTTTTCGACCTGTGTTAGGTATATTCGGTTTGCGTATGGGAAAAACTGGTTGTAGATGGTCTCTCCCCCGATGACCATGATCTCAAGTTCATTCCTAAACTCGAAAAATATATCTTCTAGGTTGTGTCTAACAAGAACATCTGGGTGTGGGTCATACTCTTTGTTGTGTGTTAAAACAACATTAACTCTACCCTTGAGTGGTTTTCCTATACTTTCGTATGTCTTCCTCCCCATGACCACCACCTTATTTTTAGTCTTTTGCCTAAACCAGTTCATATCCTCTTTGATGTCCCATAGTAATCTGTTGTCAGCTCCGATCTCTAGATTGAGACCCATGGCTGCGATTAGGGCTACATGCATGTTGATCACTTCCTGCTGTATCATTTGATAATAGTATATAACTGGGACTGTAACTATGTCAATAACTTTTTAAAATATTATAAAAAAAAGCCCCCTAATGGGGCTGTATTGTGTTATGGCAGTCACGGTAAGTGTAATACAAGTAAAGCGCAGCTTAAAATAAACAGAACAAACAACTGTTACGATGACTGACGGTATATTAATTCTTGTACCGGGTCATCTTCAATACGTGCCAAAAGACGATTAGCCAGCTACCCAGATAGGGAGCATATACAACCTATAGCTAGGAGTAGCATGGACTAGCCCTCCTTAGTCAAGGTATCAACAATAGCATCTAGCTGCTCATATAGCTCTGCTAGCGAACCATTATTGTTTACTACGAAGTCTACGTCAAAATCATAGATATGTCTCTCAGGACCGAACTCTAGGTCTTCTTCAGTAAAGGCGTCTCCTGCTGCAATCATACGCTCTTTGCGTACCTCTTTTGAGGCTTCTACTCGTATAGTAAAGAACCCCTTAGATACACAAGCTTCAAACTCGTCCGGCTGCCTCATGTCATCAATAATTGGACGAAACGGTCTCTCATTTTCCGGGATGTCTCCGTGCCAACTGTACCCCTTTGCAATCTCTTCGTGGTAACTAATTCTACCGAAACACTGATCAATCCATACTGTGTTACCTTTAACAAACCGCTGTAACTCCCCGAAGAGTCTATAACCTTTAACAGGTTTAGGTTCCCGAGGGATATGTGGGTAATTGAAATGAAAGTCCTTCTTAAGCTCATCCCCGAACCCGAAGCGGACCATATTCAGCTTTTTCTGGAGATACTCTGACACAGAGCTCTTTCCTGATCTTGTTTCCCCGCATATGGCAATTTGAATGTCTCTCATTGTTGGTCCCCCTCTTTTAAACCTGTGCTAAGTTTCCCTTTGATAGTCGGGTGTGCATCATAACCTGTTAGAACAATGTCCTCTAATGTGTAGTCTTCAATGTTCTCATGTACAGCCTTTACTTCCAGCTGCGGCATCTCTTTAGGTTCTCTTTCCATCTGACTCTTGAGTAGGTCTAGGTGATTAACATAGATATGAGCGTCCCCTACCGAGTAGATGAGCTTCCCTACTTTCAAGCCCGTCATCTTAGCAATAATGTGAGTTAGTAGTGCATAACTTGCTATGTTAAAAGGAGCACCTAAGAAAATATCATTTGATCTCATGTATAACTTACAGCTCAAGGTACCATTGACTACGTAGAACTGGAACAGAACATGGCAGGGTGGAAGAGCCATATACTCTAAGTCTCCTACGTTCCACGCAGATACGATGTGTCGGCGGCTGTCTGGATTAGTGCTAATGTCTTTAATTACTCTGAACAACTGATCGTGTTTCATCTGATACCCCATGCTGTCACCCACAGTGACTACACCTCCCCAGCTGCGCCACTGTTTACCGTAAATCGGTCCTAAATCGAATCCCGCATTCTTGGTTCTCTGAATAAACCCTGATTTTGTCAAGCTCCCGCCATTGTCTAGGTAAAACCTATAAGCATCGTCTGTCCAGATATTGATGTTTTTGTCCAGCAACGTCTTTAGGTCTGTATCTCCGTTAATAAACCAGAAGAGCTCCTCGGCAATGATCCTAAAAGGGAGTTTCTTTGTTGTCAGCATAGGGAAACCTTTAGATAAGTCAAACTCCATTTGCGGACCAAACAAGCTTAGCGTCCCAGTACCTGTCCGGTCGTCCTTAAAGGTTCCTTCGTCCATAATTTTTTTAACTAAATTAAAATACTCTGTATCTACGTGGTACATATTAGTTCCCCCTCTTGAACTCTCTTCTAATATTTTTCTCTACGTACACCCTAACAAGGTCTTGAACTTCTTGTGCTGTATCCGTGTCTACTTTCTGTTTTCGGTAGTCGTCCCCTACCTCATTGATATCTTCGTCTAACCCATCCAGATGCTCTACAAAGTCTCTTAGAGTTAAAAAATCAGCTTTACCTGATTTCAAACCTACTAATGTCTCCTGAGCAATGGTTCCAGAATCGTACCACAGTGCCGCTTCGTAGTTGTTAAACCCTGATTTATGGAACTTAAGCAGCAGGTTAGAAATACGCATCGCTGAAGCGATATGCTTACCAGTTTCTTTATAGTCTAATTCTTTATTGAACAACGCTGCCTCTGCTTTAGCATGCTGCTGTCGGAACATTCCTCGACATGCATTATAAAAATTCGGTAAATTTAGTGTAGTGATCTGGGATTTCATAGCGAGCAGCTGACCGTACAGACCGTCTTTCTGATATGTTCTTACGGAGAAAAGTGTTTCGATAAAATTCGGGCTACCCTTACACAGGTAATCTGCCAGTTTTCTAACATCGTGAATCGCTACATCCTCCTGTTTAGAGGTGGATACCCTCTTAATTTGAACACCGTTATATAGGTCATCAAAAGTAGGAAATACAAAGTGCAGCTGATCTACGTCTGAGTCCGGGGTAGCTAGATTGTAGTTATACGATCCAACAACTGCCTTAAAGCTTAGTTTACGGTTATCCATTTAGTTCCTCTCCTTTTTTTTTTCACAGTGATGTTTAGTTTATATACCTAGCGGGTAAGGTCTTTATAAGTAACTTAGAAACAGCTGCACACTCAGTACGCCATCATAAATAGCTACTCCGGCATAAACTAAAAACATCAGTCCTAAGTAGATGTCTATACTGTATCTAAACAAGTAGTAATCATAGAAGCATTTCATACCTCCACAGATACAAAAAGCTACCCATAAAAGATGTATAATCCATAGTATAGTGAAGCCTATATAAAGCATTCAAACCTCCTTACCGCCAGCCTGTAACATCAGTATATGCTGGCTATAACATATTGTCAATATATTTGTCGATAATTTTTAAGCATATTTTAAAATACCAGAGGGTACTTGTCTCTATTTCGGTATAACTTATCATAACAAGCCTCTATAACTCGTGCGTCATATAGGGCGTTATGGCGATCTCCGCTAATCGGGGTGTCAATAAAGGACTCCCGGTCAATATCCGGGTCTATTCCGTGGATTTTAAACAAAGTGGCAATATCTCCATAGTACATGCAAACGTTATCAGGTAAGTTTAAAGCTCCGCCAAGCAAGTCATTTAAAAGGATCGCATCGTAATACAGCGTGTCTCCCCAAAATTCTACTTTGTCAAACTGAGCAACCCAACCACGAACAACTCTGGATAGGAATGAGGATGATCCCCTAGCAACTGTGGCATCTCCTACTTCATGGCTGAATGTTTCTCCAAGATGGGGAACAAGCGTAAAGTGTAGGGCAAGATGCTGTATTACATTCTGTTTGATCCAGTCGTCTACTTGAGATTGGTCGTAGTCTGTAAACTCACAGTACAATGTCTTCCCATCATCAGCCGCCATACCTAGACTAATAGGTGTGGTCCCTCTATTTAACCCCGAGAATTCGAGGTCGAAGAAAACTTTTGTCATCTATAACTCCTCCTGTATTTTTAATGTATTATACACAAAAGAAGCAGCCAATGAGCTTGACTGCTTAACTTTTAGTTCTTCTTGTTAGACATAATGCGACTCCACTCACGAGCTACCTCAGCATCTGACATCTCTTCGATGTCAAACTTACTGTTGGAAGGTAAGTGCTCAAGATAGAACCGAATCAAGTCTAAGTCACTAAGGGAATAGTCCTGCTTAGCCCCTAAGTCATTCTCAATCGCAATAAGCAGATCATTGATCTCATATGTAAACAGTTCATCTACGCTTCTAACCCGCATGAGTAGGTCTTCTCCTGTAGGCGCCTCCTGCTCTTCCTTTAGCTTTAATGCAGCTGTGACCATACGATTGAGGTTCTCTGGACTATCGTTACCGTAAATCATTTCTAATCGGGCTCCTACATAGTCAGTGATCGGCTCCCCTTCAAATAGCCCGTCTACTGAAGGTAGTGTTGTTGTTTCTAAATCTAGATTAGGGTCCTTCTCTTCTACAGCAGCTAGAAGTTCATCTGCACGCTGTTTCATTTCTTGAATTTTCTTAATAAACTCATCGTCAGTAACTGTGAGCTGAAAAGACTCTGTATTAAGGCAATCTGATACCTCCTCTGCGGCAACCTGTGCCCAGAAGAATAGCTCTAGTGTTTTTCGATCTAATTTCATATGTTTTCCTCCTAATTTGTCTAGTACATCCCGATCTCGTCACTGAATGAGCTAAATTTACCTCGGTAGTTTGTTGTCAATTCAGCGAATTCGATCTCTGTAAAAATTCCGGTCTCTTTTCCTCGCTTGAAGTGATGAATAAAAGCAGAGAATCCAGAGTTCCCTTTAGAAATATCTATCTGACCGTTGTGACCTGCTAAACCTACGTAGCAGCTGTCTTTAATCCGGGTCAATGTCTTTCTGATCTCGTCTACGGTACCATTCTGTGCTTCGTCAATAATAATCCCAACCCGATCCATCGTTCTTCCACGTAAGAACGTATGTGGCATAACTTTGTAGTCACCGCCGATAAACTCATCACACATCATCTCTAAATCAATGGTCTGCGGGTTCTCCCCCGCTTCTACTAGCGCCTGTTGAAAAGGGACAGCATACTCTTTGATCTTTTCAGAAACACCGCCCGGCAAAAACCCTAAAGATTTTTCCTGTACCGGGAATACCACATAATAAATCGCATCTATATACCCTTTGTCCTTTAGGAATTTCATAGCCTGTGTGAGTACAGTTGTTTTACCTGATCCCGCTACAGAGTCAACAATAACCCTCTGGGACTTGAAAAGCTTAATCACCATATCTTCCTGTTCACGGTCCAAATTCTTAATCAATGGAAAATCTTTTTTGGTCAGCTTACTGAGGTCTAACGATTCCTTATGTGTCATTTAGTGGCTGCTCCTTTATCCAGAATAGTACCTTTCTTATCTCTATTATACTATATACAGGTCCTAGCGATGGCTCTCAAGCCGAGTAGCCTGTATCATGGCTGCCTTTCTTTCCTTCTTAGTCAAGTCCTTATCTAAGACGTGTTCAAACACGTCTACAAAGCGTGTATACGCCATAGGTGTAAGACCTGCTTCCCGAACGTAGTTACAGTACCCGCCATAAGAATTTTGAAAATGCTCTCTAGCTTCTTTCCTCCATCCCAATCTAACCCCTCCCTTTTTGTATCTTACCTATATTTTATAGTATAGGATATAGGGTGTCAATAGGGTATACAAAAAAAAAAGACCTGCGTTGTGCAGGTCCTTTTATTAATGTCCTCTAAGTTTCTTGAGGAGCTGAGTATTCTGAGAAGCGGTACCTTCGTAGTTCTTGATTCCCTTAGCCGCAGCTAATTTAGCACGGTTTTTAAAATCAGAAGCCTCACCGATAGACTTCAGGTAGTCTACTAGGCTTGTTGTCTTCTGGTCCCCTTTGGCTTTCTTCGGTGCGGAAGTAGTGCCTCCGCCACGCAGTTTCTTAAGCAACTCAAGGTTCTGAGACTCTGTTCCTTTGTAACCTTTAATGCCATTTGCAGCTGCCAACTTAGAGCGGTTTGAGAAGCTTGAGTCAACGCCGATAGAGTTTAAATACTCAACAATACTGTTGGTTTTTTGATCTCCCTTTGGCTTGGAGGTGCTAGGCTTAGAGCTCGTTTTCTTATACTCTGCTTTTAACTTCTCAAGAAGACTTGTGTTCTGGGAAGCGGTACCTTCGTAGCCTTTAATACCGTACTTATCAGCATACTTTTTACGAGTGGAGAAACTAGAGTCTAACCCAACAGAGCTCATGAAGTCTACGATGCTGTTAGTATTAAAGTCCGGTGAGCCTGAAGACTTGGATGGTGTAGACTTCGCTGGAGTTGGTTTTGCAGGCTCAGTAACCACAGAAGCTTTTCCATCAAGCATCTTCAAGAAGTCGTTCCAAGTAATACCCTTGGCTCCGCTACGTAAGTTATGTGGACAATCTTTCCAACCACTAGCCTCACGGTGAGTAATAACGTGGGATTTAGGAATGCCATATTTCTGCATTAGAGACTTTGTAAGCTCAGCAGCGTTTTTAACAGCTTTCTTGAAATCTCCGTCCGAGTTTACACAGATTTCAATACCAATAGAATTGCTATTGTATGATCCACCGCTGTGCCAGCATTTAACATTGTCCGGGAAAGACTGGACTGCTTCGTTTTCGTCTACAGTATAGTGCCAAGAAGCGCTTCGAGAGTTACCGTTCTTTTGCAGCTTAGCGTGACTGGCTGCATTAGCCCCTTTTGAAGTGTTAGCTGTCTCATGGATTACGATGTACGTTTTAGGATTGCCATACCCATAAGAGGCATTCTCGATAACACCTTCAGAAACGAGGTCTTTTCTAACTTTTACCATATGTATCTACCTCCGTTTATTTTGTCCTTCTTAATATAAAGGTTGGTCCAAAATTCTTAACTTTCTTGGAGGCGGTTTTCTAAGTATGTAATGATTGACGCAAAGTCTGTAGAAGCATTAAAATAAAACTCAAACTCAACACCCTCTACCCCAACTATTTTGGTTTTACGAGCCATTACCGGGCATCCCCACTCAGTATGTTTATTAATTGTTCTCGCTGCCTTAATGAACTGCTCAGTATCCATAACCGGGTCCTGAAGGGATTCAGCAGGGATGAAGGAAACATGGGAGGTTTCCACACTCCCTACTGTCTCCCTCTTGCTGTAGAGTTTAAAAGCCTCTAACAGACCTTTTAACAAAGTGGGTCTATTCTCACTCACCTTGATCTTCTCCCTCAGCTTTCGGGAACGCCTTTTTCTCCCAAGCTTCATAATTATCCTTTTTGATGAAGGAGAAGTTGAAGCGGATTTCCCCACCTTCGATACCTGAGTTAATAGGAGATACTCCTGTTGGAGGGTTACCCGTACCATCATCAGTAATGATCACAACGTCTTCACCTAGATCGAGGACTTTCCCAAGCGCTGCTCGTTTAGCAAAACGGCTACTTAACTCCACCATATCAATACCATAAGCTACGCCTTTTCTAAAAATCTCTGCGTGAACATTTTTTGCTTCTTCAGAGAAACTAACAACGCTGACAAAGTTCAAATGTTCTGTTTCATCTGGAGACTTTGCAATGAAGAACTTGTATTGATTATACGTAAACTTAGCCAAGTCTGTTAAAAGGTCCAAAATCTCCTCGTATTCTTCATCAGTAGCCTTACGGGTAATCAACGATGTTAAATTAGGTGCTTTTTTCATTCCGCTGAGCTGCTGCTTTAAAGCCTCTCCCGGGGTGGTCGGGAGTTTTAGGTTAGGATATAACATCTCCTCAACTGAGAAGTCACGTTCTAATACAGGTTCGAACTCCCCATTCTTCCCCATTTCTGAACTTCTTGTGTTCTTGTATGCTCCTTTATCCATTTCAATTTCCTCCTTATGTATTAAATCTTTTATTTCATCAATGACATGTTTGACAACTTGTTTATAGGGATCGTGCCTTTTTCTTTGCTTAACAGCAGATAGAAACCCTAATCCTAAGATAAGGGTATAACATATAGCTGCTATAACTATTATAACACAAGTGGTGTTATTCACCGCCCTTACTGCCTTTCCTATTAAACTCAGGTAAGCTCTCATAAGATACAGTCCAATAATCTCCATGCTGCTCCAATCCGAACTGAGCGTATACCGGGCGAGCCTGAACGTGGTCTTCGGCTTTAACACCCTTTTTGATCTCTGTGGCGAGCTTTACTAGCTCACTGAATCCTCGGGTAGCTACACCATTAAGCTGTCCGTTGCTGCGGTAGAAATCCATCTTCAAGTAATCATCCTCAACCGAGTAGCCGATAAGCCCTTCAAGCTCGCCAGATTCTCCTTTAAGCTCTAGGTAATACTGTGAGGTCTCTTGAAACGGTTTGTCTCCATGAGGTAAGCTTACAGATTTCAGCATAGCAACGTACTTGGTATCCAAGTTTTTGTCCTTGCCTTTCAGCAGCCCTTTTAATTCCCGGGCATGTCGTCTTTGAGTCTCTTTTTCTGTAGTGTCTGCTTTAGGTTCTTCGCTTTTATGTATACTTTCGTAAATAGTGATCTCTAACTCTTTGCCATTTCTCATGACTTTTCGATTTACAGGCACAACTTGAGAGGCTTTAGACTTCTCTAAGTCCTCTGGCATAATGTCACATGAACGGGCATACAAGTACATATCATACATAGACTCAAATCCATACAGGTTCAAGAAACCTCTAAATGTCTTAGACAGCTGCTCGTTTCGTTCAATAACGTCTTCTAAGCCACGAACCTTAGTGATATGCTTAAGATAACGAGTTGTAATCATTGCATCCTGTATATCTTCTTCGGAATCTTTAATACCTTTGTTCGCTACTTCTAGCATTTTCTTCGTCAGTTCTTCCATTTTTTCGGGTGATATTTTTCTCTTTGAAAATTCCATACAGTAACCTCCTTTGGAGTCAGTATAACATAAGTCTGTAACTATGTCAATAAAATAGAGGAGGATTATACCCTCCTCTTTATGTATTAATATCCCCTACCGAAGATATCGGTAGCCTGTGGTACTAAGTTCTGTACAGTAGTATAGTTGAATGCATTCTCTACAGTACCTGTTATATACGGTTCAAGAATATACTCCATACCCACCATAGAGTACACGGAGGACTGAGCATAGTGATCATCGCCCTTGTTCGTAATGATCTGGTAGATTGCCTCGGTCTTCTCATCCTCTTCATCTCGGATAACTACGTTCTTCCAATGGGAGAGGTAAAGGTCTAAGTCCTGGTTGCGGCGGAAGAATCCTAAACGACCCATCTTCATATCAGCGATGTGCTTCTTATTCTGGGTGAGCTTATCTACTGTAACCATATTACGCTGCTCAGACCATTGAGGCTGAATTTGACCATTTGAACGAGGGTTCGGGTTAACTTTTACCCCGTATACTACACCAGAGCCAAAATGAGCAATGAGCTTATCTACATAGTTACCGGAATCCCCGATATCTGCACAAATAATGTTTGGTTGGTACGGAGTAATCTGATTGATGATGTTCTCTAGGTCTGCTTCGATATTGGCAACACCTCGGGCACGCTCTACAGAGAATACTCGAATAATGTCGATCATGCCGTTATCTCTAAAGCCTCTGATCGTTACCCAGTGCATGTTACCCCAGTCAATACCTACAGAAATAAATCTGTAGTTTCCTCTGTTCATCAACGGCTCAGGTAAGTCTTCCCTGATGTTTTTGTACACATCGTCGTCCTGTACCGCTAACGCTACGTCTTGGTACGGGTGTCCTAAAACGTAGTTGTAAAAGTGCTGTTTGGACTTAGCTTTTAGCTCTTTACGTTTTAATTCGTCTGCGCTAATCCAGACTGCGTTCATCTGAGTAATTAGGTACCCTCGGGTTCCTCCACCGTCTTCTGTACGAGAAGGATGTTTAGCAACCCACTCTCCGTTATACCATCTATCTAGTGGTTTACCACAGTTTTGACAGATGAATCGGAATGTTCCTTCTTTAACGGTCTTAGCTAGTACATCTACCCCATCCTCATCTAGACATTCAATGTTTTTCTCGTAGTCTAGCTGCTGCCTAAGACCACATCGGTCGCATTTGTGCATATACACTCGTTGGTCAGATTGATTGAACAGGGCATGTATGCCGTAGTCTGGAACTGTAGGGGTTGACCATCTACGTACTACCCCAAAGCTAGAGGACGACATAGACTCCATTGCGGAAATTTCCGCACTAGCAGATACACGGTCGTACTCGTCTAAAGAAAGGTAGTCAATATCTACCCCCTCCACAGACGCCCCTTTAGAAGCAGACCGGAAAATAAGGAAACTATTTCTTATTTTCTTTTTCTTGAGGGAGTTTACATTAGTATCTAGGATAGAAGCATAGTAACCTTCGTTTAAAACTGGGTCTAAACGAGTTGCTACAAATTCTTCCATCTGCCTGTTCGTAGGGAATGTGTACAGACATTTTACCCCGGCATAGCTGTTTACGTCAGCAAAGTGCAGCATCTCTGCTACCCCTATCTCGGATAAACCAAGCTGACGTGATTTAATGACAATCTTGTCCTTGTGCTGATCGTTAATGATATCCACTTGCCAAGGTCTATGTGATTGGGCTTTTGTAGAGTCTTGACCACTTATGTGGAAAGTGATAGGGTGGTTCTTTACTTTATGGTGCTTTAACAGGTAGGAAGAGGGGTGGAGCATGGTAAGCACGTACACCAGCTCTTCCTTAGTTAAGTCTGTCCGACCGAAGGTCTGTTTTGCTACATTACTTATCATTTTTCCATCAATATTGTCCAGCATGTTAAAACGCCTCTTCGTTTGCTTTATTTTGTGCTAGGTCCATCTGCCTTATCAGATCAGCTACGTCCTCAGTAGACATGTCTGTAACGTCTAATCTTTCTTCCTCGTTAACATCCACCTTACCTCCTGATACGGCCTCATTCAGGACTCTTTCTTGCCTCATGTTAATCTCAGGAAGAGTAGATTGTCCTGACAGTCCTTCCATCGCATCGTTGATGTTGTTTACCTCTTTATAGATACCATACACCCGAGCCAAGTCAGACATGTTGTCGATAGGGATTTCTCCGGCAAGTAACCGTTGCAGATACTGTAAGAGAGACACAGATATAGATTCGTTTATCAGCTCTCGGACCTGCTCTTCGGAAGATAATACTTTCTTCTTTTTATTAATCTTATTACGGATTTCATCTGCCATTGACATCTTCTATAAGCTCCCCTTTCTGTCGTAATGTTCTGTAGCACGAGCTAACATCTTCACATATGTCCACTTTAAATGGGTCTAAGTTAAAACGCACATGTGAGTGAATAATGATGTACTTGTTCTCACGAATGATTAGAGAAGATAATGGGCGCCCGCAGACCACACAAAGTCTAGGAGTGTTCACCCTACGATCTCCTTTTTTGAAAACGTGGTGTTTGCTTGAGTTAGAATACAAGCTGCGTCTCTTATCCACAACTTCTCTTTTAGTTACCCCCATCTTCACTCCTCCTCTTCCGAGTCAGTAAAATTCACGAAGGTATCCTTTATGTATTTTGTATACGCATCCAATCTTTCTTCTAGCATAGTGTCTTTAGCATCTTCGTCCGCACGTTCCGGGTCGATTACATCCACGTATAAGTACGGTAGCTCTAAAACAATCTCCACAGGGACTTTGTTGATAACGTCCTCTGTAAAGGCTAGCCCTCGATCTAGCATCTCTGAGAATAAATACTCTTTGTATTTCTCGATCAGCTTCTGAATGATTTCTGGCTCTGTGAGTTCGCTCTCGCACTGTAAATGGGCATACTCATAAGCCATGTTTATTGTCAAAAGTTTCAGAATGTCTTCGATATCGTCAATAAAGTCCTCTAAGGCATCCATATCTGGGACTACATAGTCCCCTTCCCGGTAGATCGGGGCTAAAAATTTACTGGAGCCAATTATGTTCGTAGCTAACTCCCCTGCAAAGAATTGTACTGAATCTCGGTAGTTATCCATCTCCTGCTCTGTAAGTCCGAACATTGGTGATACACCCTCTTTCCCTTGATGTTATTTTTTGTCGTATTTCTTTAAAACAACGTCTGTAATCTCCTTCAGTTCCTTCTGAACTCGTTTCTTCTTCCTATGCTGCAAATAGTCATAAAGTACAGAGACACCTACAGCAATGAAGACTATAGCGATGTCACACCACAGCTTATAATGCTCAAGAGAGTACAGGTGTGTGGACACCAGGCTTTCAGCGATTGTCAAAATGATAATCGTACTAAAGCTTAATATAAATTTTACCAGTAGTGTGTTTGCCTTTTTTGTCATACAGGGTACCTCCATATTTAATTTGTATATGTTACTAATATAAAGGATAGTGAATATTAGGAAAATTCCACTGCAAAGTCTTATATTAGTAAGGAATACAAGCCGGAGAGGATAGACATGTTCACAATTTCCGTAACTGTAACTGCTGTATTTTACACGCTCATTGTTTATGTGTCCTATATTACTTCCCAGATTCTATATTTTGGTATCACTAGCAGACTGTGGATGCCTATTTTAAAGTCATCTCTGTTCATCCTAGTGTCCTATACCTCCATTATATCAGATGTCATATTGTTTAGTAATTGTATGTACGAGTCGACTCTTTTAAAAAATGGGCTACTGCTCCTGTTACTGGGGACATCTTTGATAACAGCGGCAAGCGGAAAGGAGACTAATGATGCACATAACGGAGAATAAGTACCACAGTACGATAAAGGTTGAGTTTAGGGACTTAGTAAGCAGTATTGTAAATAGTGAAAGATCGCTATTCCATGTGTATACAATTCACAGGCTGCTGTCATTAGGTCTACTGATCGACTTCACGTTCATGTACCAGAAGACCGATGATCCCAATGGGTGTATTACAATCGAGCTAGACTTGAAAGAGCACGGGAAGGCGTACTTCAAGATCAATGCGGAGACTAATTACAGCAGCTTATCTGATGAACGCAGCATGCAGGTTTTAAAGGATTTTTTAGAGAACTATAGCACGAAGCTTACTGATGGGAGTCAGAAGGGGACTAAGCTATTTGACAAATAAAGGAAGGTGGGGGTTTTAGTGACTTACCAAAACAATGAGCTTATCCAAAAGTTACAGGCAATCGAAGCAGTGCTTCAAAATCAAGAAATAAACCAGACCGAACTTGAAAGAGTAGTTGATGAGCTTAAGAACATTGTGCAGTCCCTTGATAAGGAAGTAGCTATCCAAGCGGAAAAGCAGTCCCACCTGTATTACATAGTTGAAAAACTACAAAAAGAGGTTGAACTGCTTGAACAGAAGGATGTCAAAACCAATGACAAGCAGCGAACTCTGATCGAGAATATGCTCATGGCTTTTCTTGGAGGACTTATCACCTACATCTTCAGCACAATGGGCGGTAAATAATTAAACACAGAAAGGGGCAATACTTATGGATAACCTTAAAGGTTTAGAACTGGGAATGTTTGATGGGACCAAGGTGTATGTACCTGCTTCTGCATTAAAGGAACTAGGTGTGTTTATTCCGGTAGACTCCTTTATTGGGAACTATCTGAGAGGCAGCAGAGGTCCTCTACTAACAGTGTATCCTGATTCGACTTTCGCAGAGGGTACAGGTTATTTTATTAACCCAGCATTCATTGTTAGTGTAAAACGTATCACAGCATAAAAGACCAGCTAAGCTGGTCTTCTTTTTGTTCACCACATATCCGGGTCTGTATAAATCTCATCCATAGCATTTTCCGCAGCTTGGTACTGTCTGTCTCGGTGTTCATTCTCAATCTGACGATCATACACGTAGTTAGCCATGTCTTTCAAGGTCCTTAACATTTGTATAATTACGTACTCTGAATGCTTACTGTGCGGTGCTAACTCAAGCAGGTATTCAAGGTGATCTATCACTTTATCCCGGTGTTTCTCTGTAGGAGTTTCTGGTTGACCAAGCATGCTCATACCTCCTCTTTTTGTTGGGTAGTCAACTGTAGTTCTAAATCTAAAGCGTCCATTAGCTTGACCAGTGTGTCTATATTAGGTAGGTTATCCCCATTCTCTATTCTGAGGATAGTCATTTTAGACACACCTGTCATTTCACTAAGGCGCTGCTGAGAGAGTCTTTTTCGATGTCTCGCTGCTTTAATTGACCCTCCAATTTCTAAGGCGTAGTACAGCTTAGTATCCTGTAATTTCAGACCGTTCCGCTCATCATTAAAGTTCTTCATCCGTTTTCCTCTTCTGTATCCTCTTTGATTTCTTAATTAACTCTGCTAGTACCTTTAAACCTTCCTGATATTTCTGCATACTTTCGGATATCCTAGCCTCTGTCGCTTCATAAGAGCTATCAGGAGCTTTGGACCGTTTTACAATTACTCCTGACTTTACAGATTTATTGCCGTTCTTCTCCATCATTCATCCACCCTTTTGTTATTGATGTCTTTAAACTTTTCCAATTCTAAAATTTCCTCTTCAGTAAGGTCCTTAAACAACTCCCGGTAACCTACATTAAACAAGTCCTCTAATTCCTCAAGCTTCTGTCTTCTGGGGAACTTCTCTCCAGTTTCCCAGTAGCTGATTGTGGAGAAGTTGACCCCTAGCTTAGCAGCTAAACTGTAAATGGTGTACCCATGATCTAATCTGTGCTTCCGTAAACGTTTAATCACTTTTCCTTTACTCATGTTGTTATCTCCTTTAGATGTTTTAATCTTTGTCTGTGTCAATTCCTTTTCCTCCTCTGAGTATTTTGTGTCTGTTTTGTTGTTGTTGACTACATCGTATCATGGTATTGATTGAAAGTAACACGTTTTATAAAATATTTTATGTGACTGACTCTAGATTACTCTTGTCATATTTTAATTACTGCTGTATCAAGGTTTGTAAACCATGCTGACATTGGTTTTGTCCTATTTTATTTTTATCCCTCCTGTATTTAATATATTTATTATTACTAATAAGTGTTATTAAATAATAAACAGGGAGGAGTTAAAATAAAATAGGCATTTTTAAAACTGACATAATTAACTCCCTTTTGTCAGGTAAGGATTTAAAATAGGCATTACCTTCTGAGATACAAAACATTACTGACATATTAGCCCTTAAATATGTTATGTCCTATTTTAATCCCTTGATACATAAGGCTTTCTGACATCTTTTAGATACTTTTTGTCATATTTTATTTTAAGGGGTTCTGTATTTATATATTTATATATTCTATATATTATTAAAGTTATTTTTAATACTTAGTATTATAATGATATAGGCTGTAAGAAAATGGAAATACAGAGTAGAGATCGAGCAGCAAAAAAAAATGAAAAAAGTTATCCCAAACACTTGTCAGGAATTACAGAGTATGTTATAGTATAGTTAAGGTTAAGGAAGCCTACAAATACACACCGTATTTTGACCCCTGAACCACTTGATGATGAGACTACCTCCTGATCGGTTTCATTGTCAGGTGGGGCAGACGGTCAAAAAAAAAATGAAAATATTTACTCTGTAACGTTTAAAAAACACGACTATGTGTTATAATAGTAATACACCGTCTAGTTCAACGGCGAACTCGATGTGCTGAGACTGACTAGTTCAACTGGTGAACTCGTGGTCTCAACCAGCTCCAAGGTTTTTTGTTCCTCTCCTTGTTTTTTCCTTGGAGCTTCTTTTTAAATCATGGATAGGTACCCAAGCGGTAAAGGGGTCTGGTTGCTAACCAGATAGTAGGCTGAGGTCTAGCGGAGGTTCGAATCCTCTCCTATCCGTATACTAAGTAGGTTTTCATTGAGCACACAAGCGGCGTCTCTGTCCATTTCCATTGTCGCCTCCTCCCCCTTTTCAGCTTGTGTGTTCAATGAGCATCTGCTTTTAGACTTTTTCAAGTATGGCTCTTTAACTATAGGTGACAAAGTCGAGTTATTGGTCATCTCAGCTGAATGCTTGCCCTCCCGTTATAACCATAAACGATGGATAAGGCTTAAGGCTAAAAACCACTTAATCATTGTCCCATAGCTCAATGGTAGAGCGCCCGACTGTTAATCGGAAGGTTGCTGGTTCGAGCCCAGCTGGGACAGTTAACCTTATAATGAAGAGGTGATTGCATGAAAAAGGAAGCAATTTACGTATTCAATTATAACGGACAGACAGTAACTGCTGATGCTTATGTTGATCCTATAGAGAATCGTAGGTATCTAGGTACTAGGGGGAATCCTCTTCAAATTGCACTGAATTATAAGGGTACTGGTGCCACTGAGACACAAACTATTGTTGCAGAATTGGTGGAAGACGTGCCCGTACCAGACGCACCTACATACTCCGTTAACACACACGTACTTATTTTCTACTTGCCGGATGTAGACGCCTATGCCAAGGGGCTATACTTGGACCTCAATGAAGGCGATTCAGGCGTCCTCCATCCTGACTTTACAGTAGATTTTCTAAACAAGATTTAATTTCATTGGAAACCATGGCTGTTCGTTTTGGGAGCAGCAATCTTCAAATGGCAGGGTACTTGACGTTGGGTTAGGGTATCCAAACGCAGAGTAGGTGGACCATGAAACTACTTCAATTCTGAGGTCGTTTTTCCGGCTGCATACGTACTACTCATGTGTACAACAGAGCCTACACGCCTCTTAACAATGCGGACCACGGTAGGACATTATAGCTCACTGGACGATGTATAATTTGTCAGTATCTATACCGGTTAAGGGTCTGATAAACGAGGTTAGATTCCTCGATCCAGAGGAGCAGAGTTTATTCGCTATGCTAGTACGCTAGTAGGGTTCGGGGTTAGCCCGGACGACTGTGTGGTGGCGGAAAAGCCCACACGTATACTGCCCTTATAAGCAATTAGCTTATTATGCGGTCAAAAATTTATCGGTGGCACACTGTAGATGGGGTGTGCGAGCAGCTGCGGGTAGTGGTCAAGGGCTGTATCCATGTGGGAGTGGATAACACTTTCTAACTAGCCTAGAGAGGCGTGTAAGCTATCGTAGCTTACTAAACACTCACAGAACGGGTAGCTGCGATCCATGGAAGCTGTTTCGGGTATACACGGGCAGTGGAAAAAAGGAGCGTTTCGTGGGAGGGTAAAACCTTAAAACAGTCTTAAATCCCACAACTGATTATAAATTGTGTAACAAGTTTAGATGGCAACATCTACTTTAACTAGCCAAGACGGCGTGTCAAGCTATCGCAGCTTGCTAAAAGTCACAAGAGTTTGGGGTGTACACGTTAAGGAGTTCCCAAGGAGGAGGGTGTACGAAGCAGCCCATTGGTAGTGGTCTGCATTATATGCGGAATGACGGATGATATTATTCAGTAGGTATCCCGGGTATATGCTGAGTGACGGGGTTCGATTTCCCAGCCCCGCTACAATATTTTGCCGGGTAGCCGAGTGGTAGTTCAAAGCAAAGGGGGTCTATAAGGATGGAAGAGTATCTATTAGATGAAAAAGCTATATATGATAAAGTTCAAGAGCTTGCAAAATCAAGAGGTATTGAAATTACAGATGAAGTAATTGATCTTGTGTTTGAAGCAGAATACCTCTGTTTGAAAGAAATAGGTCTAGTTGAAGAAGAGTAAAAATCAGTCTATTGATTTAATTCTTTTTAACCCCCTTTCAGAAGATGGAACAGGTAGCCATCACCTTTATGTGGAGATGTGGGAGTACCGACCCACCTGAAGAACTACCTCTGTGGTGAAATAGGGTATCACAGCAGACTTCTTTCTGCTATTCTAGGTTCGACTCCTAGCAAGGGCGTTGGCTCCATAGTGCAGCGGTTAACACGCCCGCCTGTCACGTGGGTAGCACGGGTTCGAATCCCGTTGGAGCCGTTAAGTAACCATATCGGACTGTCTCGATCTCTGCGGGGAGAACATTCGAGGTGAAAAACCTCTACAGACAGGTGACAGATGGTGAGGGCACTTTCCCAACAGTTGCCGCAGATGAGGGAAGTGAGGCGATGATAGGAAGATGAGGTGGGTCCTTCGCCATTAACAAGGGTGAGCGGTAACGTTGGAGAGTTACGGCAGACTGTAAATCTGTTCCCTTCGGGGTTAGAGTGTTCGAATCACTCCTTGCCCATTGCACACTGTGCACTATCTCCTTTTTGAGACTTCGTAAGTAATCTACGGAGTCTTTTTTGCGTTCCCTTATATTATTACGTATGTGACTGTACAGCTGCTGGGAGAGGTCTGTATGGTATAATTAAAATAGAGACTCAATAGTTCTATATTATACATATAAGGAGGCAGCCATGGCATCTTTCAGCCAAGACAATAAGTGGACGGAAGCTAAAAGAGCTGTAGGCAGCACCAACTGGATAGAAGTGGTTAGCTACTACCGATCCATTGACGGAGAGAACGTGTTTGTATACTCCGTAGTGGACGGAGAGAAACGACTTATAGTTGACGTGCTTGATGATGAAAACGTTCTTCTCATCGGTAGGGACGGCAACCTCATCACAGATAGCTACAGCAATGTAGAGAACAGCAGAAAGGTTTTTAAATATTCAGAGAACAGTGAGCAGAGGTATCTTCAGCTAGGCTCTGCGGAGTATCTGGTAACAATCGAAAGTCATAAATAGGATGGAAGTGATAAGGAAATGAAAGTAATGGACTGGATCAATCGCATGAGTGGTCAGGAAGAAATCCAGAAGACTACCCAAGTTGACGATGACTTCTCCATAGCTGTCCGCCAGATCGAGCAGGATGCACTTGAAAAGAGCCAACGTAAAGGTTCTGCTAAGGCTTATGAAGAACCTTTAGTAGGCGGTAGCTTCTCTATGAACCCTGAGTACAAAGAGGCGCCTTCTACATCAGGGACACATAACTTACTCGAAGTATTAAAGCTATGGTCACGAAAGAACATCATCCTCAACGCAATTATCAACACCCGAGTGAACCAAGTGTCCTTATTTTGTACCCCTGCCCGGTTCAGTGACAGAGGTATCGGTTACGAGGTCCGGTTGAAAGACCCACTGGAGACTCCTTCAACTCATGATAAGAAGCGGATGAAAGAGATTGAGGACTTCTTAGAGCATACTGGAGTAGATAAAAAGGACTTTACCAGAGATACATTCAGAACGTTCGTCAAGAAAATTATCCGAGATAGGCTTACATACGATAAGATCAATTTTGAGCTTATTTACGACAAGGCTACTGGAAAGTTAGAGAGTTTCAAAGCTGTCGATGCCTCCACCATCTACGTTGCTGTCGATGATAAAGGGAGAGAGCGTAAAGGAAAGAATGCTTATAAGTACGTTCAGATTCTAGACAGACAGAAAGTAGCGGAGTTTAAAGCTAACGAAATGGCTTGGGAAGTACATAACCCTCGTACTGATATCACTGTAGGTCGGTATGGGTACCCTGAACTTGAGATTGCATTAAACCACTTGCAGTACCATGAAAACACTGAGGTGTTTAATGCCCGTTTCTTTGCTCAAGGTGGGACAACAAGAGGTCTCCTGCATATTAAAACCGGACAAGAACAGTCACATCAAGCACTTTCCAATTTCAGACGGGAATGGACATCTATGTTTAGTGGCATTAACGGTGCTTGGAAAATCCCTGTCATCACAGCAGAGGATGTAAACTTTGTAAATATGACTCAGTCTTCTAAAGACATGGAATTTGAGAAATGGCTTAACTACTTAATTAACGTTATCTGTTCCATTTTCTCTATCGACCCTTCGGAGATAAACTTCCCGAACAGAGGGGGAGCTACCGGACATTCAGGTAACACTTTGAATGAAAGTAGCACAGCGGAGAAGCACCGTAGTTCTAAAGACAAAGGTCTGGAGCCGCTGCTCAAGTTTATTGAGGATGCAGTAAACAAGTACATTGTATCTCAATTTGGAGAGAAATATGTATTTAACTTTGTCGGAGGAGACTCCAAAACTGAGGCTGAGATCATTGATATTCTCAAAGCTAAAGCAGCAATCGGTCTTACTATCAATGACGTTCGTGCAGAGCTTGGCTACCCTGAGACACCTGGCGGAGACGTTACTCTCGCCGGAGTCCATGTACAGCGACTAGGTCAGCTCCTACAGGAAAAACAAATTGAACATCAGCGTCAGATGGAGATGCACCAGTTCGTAGCACAGCAGACAGGATACAACGGGGACCTTGATAACGTTAATGGTAAAAACACCTATAACAAAGACGTAGGTAAAGACGGACAGCTAAAAGCGGAGAACAATACTAACTCTACCCCCCAAGGCGGTAAGAAGGATGACGGTAGTCCGATTAACGACTGGGAAGTATAACAGGTGGGTTGCTTTGAGCAGCCTCCTGTAAAATTTATGAACAAAGTAGTGTATCTGCTATATTATCAGAAGTAACATGGCTGTGTCACACAGTGTAATCCACAATATGTGGTATCATAGAAGGGAGGAAGTAGCCCTGAAAACTTTACCCGGAAGAGTTGACCTATTTGTTCCTATTGACTTAGGAGAATCCATCAAGAAGAGCAACGAAAACTCAACAGAAAAATCTTGGTACTTACGTGGGTATGCAACAACTCCTCACCTAGACTTACAGGATGATATTGTAGACCCTAACGGGATTGACATTAGTCACCTTGTACAGCATGGCTACATCAACTACGAGCACCAACAAGGAGAAGAATTTATAATCGGAGCTCCTACAGATGGTACATATGTAGACCCTGATGTTGGTCTGTACTTGGAAGCTAAACTCTACAAAAACAATCCGTATGCTAAGAAGGTATGGGAACTCGCTTCCAACATTGAAAAGTCAGGGATAAACCGAACACTAGGATTCTCAATCGAAGGCTATGCCAAAGAGAGAGACAAAAATGATCCTAGAATCATCAAGAGTACATACATAACAAACGTTGCTGTAACTACCAGCCCAGCTAATCCTAATGCTACTTGGGAAGCCTTTATGAAGAGCTTCTTAACTGGTCACGGTATTTCCCCGGAGACTCAAGTAGATGGAGCTGCACTAAGAGCTGAGTCTTTTGCAAGAAGCTTATATAACCTCTCGTGGGCTTATAAAGCTTTAGGTGATCCTGAAGACTTTGACAAGCTGTGGAAAGAGGTCGGCGATTACTTAGACTCGATGGACCGATACACTCCTGAGAGTGCCGTAATTTTCCTTCAGTTGTTCAAAGGATATTCTCGTAATGAGGCTGTATCTAAGATTGATCAACTAATGCAGCAAAATGATAATGGAAATAAGAAAGGAGAAACAACGAATGGGTAAACAATCATTTTCTAAGTTGACAGAAGATTTAGAAAAAATGAATGAACAAGTTTCTAAGTCTGAAGAGGCAGCTGACGCAGAAAGCAAGTTAGCTGAAGACGGTCTGACAGTGGAACCTGTAGCAGGTAAAGTCTCTGATGAAGGTTCTGATCCTGTAAAAGAAGAGCCAGCTGAAGAGCCAGAAGTTGTTGAAGTTACACCTGAGCAACCTGCACCAGAGGAAGAGTCTCCAGAAGATGAACCTAAAGAAGATGAGCCTCAAGAAGATAAATCATCTGAGGATGATAAAGGAGACGATGAGCCAGTGTCTAAAGCTGATGAGAAAGAAGAAAAAGAAGACAAGAAGGAAGATAAGAAAAAAGAGTCTAAGGACGGTAAAAAGGAAGAAAAGAAAGACGAGGATGTAAAGAAATCTGAGTCTGACGAAATTTCTGTATCGGGTTCTGAAATTCTTGGTGCTTTTGAATCTATCGTAAAATCCTTCTCTTCTCTTAAAGAGCAGCAAAACGGACTAGAAGGTCGTCTGTCCAGCATCGAAAAGTCCATTACTGATCTTATGAACCTTGTAGTTAAATCTGAGGATGAAGAAGTCAAAGAAGACAAGGAGAAAGAAGAGGTAGAAGAGGCTGAGCAGGTTGAAAAGAGCAGCCCTGATCTGTCAGAAGGTAAAGCTGAGACTTTCATCTCTAAGTCCACAGAAGGGAATGTATCAGTTCCTGAAGCTACTCAAGAAGAGGAAGTTGAGGAAGCGCCATTCAACCCATATGCACATATTGGTACAGCTACTGATTACTATATCCAACATGCTAGTGAGTGGGATATAGGACAACAATCTAGCTTCCGTGAAGCTATCCACCGTGTAAAACGAGGACAGCCAACACAAGCGGATATCGCTTTATTTAAAGAAATTGTTGAAAATTAAGAAAAATCAGTACAAAGTGCTATATTAAGGTCATGAACACCTAACAGGGGTTTTTGGTAGTGGGAGTTCCTCCTCCTAGCTCCCACTATCTATCATCATGAATTTGCGATCCACTAATTTAAAATAAAACTTTTAGAAGGGAAGATACATAAATGAACGGAAACAATCTTGAAAAGAATCAAGAGAAAGTTCAACGCAAGCTTCCAGCAGTAGCTGAACAAGTTCTTGAAACAATGTCGAAGTCATTTACAACTGGTTACGGTATTACACCAGACACTCAACAGGATGCAGCAGCTTTAAGACGTGATTTCCTTGACAACGAAGTCAAAATGTTAGCATTTAACAACAGCGACTTCACAATCTACCCAATGATTAACAAGAAACAAGTAGACAGCACAGTTGTCAAATATGCTCAGTTCAACCAACACGGTCGTACTGGTCACAGCCGTTTCGTTCGTGAGGTAGGAGTAGCTTCTATCAACGATCCTAACATCCGTCAAAAAACCGTACAAATGAAATTCTTAAGTGATACTAAGCAACAATCTATCGCTGCAGGCCTTGTGAACAACATCGCTGATCCAATGACTATCTTGACTGAAGATGCGATTGCAGTTATCGCAAAATCAATCGAGTGGGCAATTTTCTACGGTGACGCAAGCTTATCAGCAGACCTTGATCCGCAAAACGGTATTGAGTTCGATGGACTTGCTAAGTTGATCGACCAAGGTTCTAACGTGTTAGACATTCGTGGGCAAAGCCTTTCTGAAGCTGTCCTTAACACTGCGGCTATCGTAGTCGGTAAAGGTTATGGTCGAGCTACAGATGCGTTCATGCCTATCGGTGTAATGGCTGACTTCACAAACAACCTCCTTGATCGTCAGCGTGTACTGCAACCTGCTTCTTCTGGCGGATTCGCAACTGGTTTCGCTGTAAACCAATTCTTGTCTACACGAGGCGCTATCAACCTTCATGGCTCTACTATCATGGAGAACGATAACATCCTTATGGAAGATGTCCTACCAGCACAAAACGCTCCACTACCTCCACAAAATGTAGCGGCAGCCGTTAAAACTGGTGCAGGCGGTAAGTTCGAGAACGAAGTTGCTAACAAGCAAACTACTCTTGCTTACAAAGTTGTTGTTTCTTCTGACGAAGCTGAATCTGTTGCTTCTCAAGAGGTTACTGCGGCTATCAAAAACGCTACAGACGCTGTAGAGTTGACTGTAACTCTTCAACCAATGTATCAAGCGCAGCCACAGTTCATCTCAGTATATCGTAAAGGTGCTACTACTGGTCATTACTTCTTGATCGCTCGTGTACCTGCATCTAAGATGGTTAACAACCAAATCGTCTTCACAGATGTTAACGACAGTATCCCTGAGACAACTGATGTCTTCCTTGGAGAAATGAGCCCACAAGTTCTTAGCTTGCTTGAGCTTCTTCCAATGATGAAGTTACCACTGGCTCAAATGAACGCTACTGTAACGTTCTCAGTATTATGGTACGGTGCTCTTGCTCTGTACGCTCCTAAGAAATGGGTACATATCAAGAACGTTAAGTACATCCCAGCTATCGCAGCTGACGTAAAAGTCGGTTAATAACAGCTTAACCGATGAAAACTGAATAGTCAAAAATTAATAGGGAGCAGACAAACTATCTGCTCCCTTTTTATTTAAAATCAGATAAGGAGTGTTTTATACATGTTGGTAAACAAGTCACTTGCAGGAAAGGTAGTAGCTACAGAGTTCGGAAACATCACCTTCAATGAAAAAGGGGAGTCGAAAGACCTTAAACCGGAACAGGAGAAAGTATTCGCTCAGTTTAACGGGTTTGAAGTTGTAGAGAAGAAATCCCCTAAAGCAAAAGAAGAAGCCTCATCCGAGGATAAGGCTAAAGAAAAGAAACCAGCTGCTAAAAATAAGAAAGCGAAAGAATAACAATTTAGAAAGTTGAGGGATGGAAATGATGTTCACGAATGAGAACTCAGGGTATCCTTACGATCACAATAATCCTGAGTACATCAAACCAGAGGACGTTGATAAGTATACTCTTGCAGACTACGGGTTCACGGTTGATGCGGTTAAAGCAAACCATTTTGGTATGGACGTTACTGACCCTCGTACTGGTGAATACCTTCCTGATGCGTTCTACGAGTCCAAGATTGAAGCTGCTATCGCTCAGGCTGAGAAACGACTAGACATCGTTATCCTCCCTCGTATTCTAACAGAGCATCACGACTTCTACCGTAACGATTACCAGAGCTATATGTACATCCACACACATTCAAAGCCAATTTTACAACTAGAAGATGTGAGGTTGGAATATGGAGGGAACACCATTTACAAGTACCCGGCGAGATGGTGGAGAGTTAACAACCTAGCAGGACATGTCCAAATGCTTCCAAACACGGCATTATCGGGAGGACAAAACGATCTGTCCCTTGTCCAAGCATATTCCAGCTATCCAATGATTTCAGGGCTACCTTATACAGTTGGAAGCAATTATGCACCTCAGATGTTCCATGTCACATACATAGCTGGGATGCTTCCACCTAAACGTAGAGGTGTTACTGCTCCATTAGAGATGCACCCGGATTTATGGAACCTCGTTATCAAAATGGCACTTAAAGAAGTATTCGAGCAATGGGGTCGTTTAATCCTTGGAGCTGGTATCGCAAACATGTCCATTCAGATGGACGGTATTTCTCAGAGTATTGATACAACTCAGAGTGCTATGTACGGTGGAGCTTCCGCAGATATCGTGCAGCTCAACGAAGACATTGAGGGGCTTGTAGCAGGTCTTAAAGCTTACTACGGAGTAAACTTAGGTCTCATTTAAGGGAGGGATAACACATGTCTGAAAGACCAGCAATACTGCGTACCACATCTACAGCGTATTTTAAAGCGGACGTTCACGATACAGGTTTTAAAAGTATGTCTACTCCTGCTAAATGGGAGAAGTCTTATTTATGTCCGTGTAGACGTAAGGACACAAGACAGCCGGATCAAGCTTGCCATCACTGTAAGGGTAGAGGCATAGCGTTCCTCCCTCCCCAGGACTTCGATATCCTCATCCAATCAGAAGAAAAAGGAGTGTTTAATGGCGATCTAGGGCTTCTGGACTTTGGTACCGCTATTGGTACTCCAGCGGACCGAGAAATCCGACTAGCTTCCGGGATAGGATCACTATCACTGGAGCTCTGGTGAGTCAATCCTTTATTTTTAACGTGACTGATCATCGAGTTAAAAATGGGTTTTACATGGTGTATGACGTTCACCAGATCGAATACGCTGTCACTCTAGACGGGGAGCTTACTGAGGGTGAAGATTACGAGTTCGATAGCAAAAACAATCTGTTTATACCTAAGAGTCACCTTTTAGGTAAGAACGTATCAATTAATATCTTGACCACCCTGCGATACCTTGTGGCAGATTTATTAAAAGAGCATAGATACCAACGAGACCTAGCAGGAAACCTACTACGCATGCAGCAGAAGCTTCTTCTAAAACGTGAGGACTGCTTTATTGACAAAGAGGCATTTGATCTTGGCGTTAATGATACTCAGGTAACAGAGATGATAGAACCTAAACGTCAAGCTAAACTAGATGGTCTGAATGGGTTCTTCTCAGGGTACGGTGGTTCCTAATGGCACGAGGCAGGAAGTCGATTAGACCGAAGATGTTCCAGAGCAAGGCAGCAACTCAGAGAGCCATGAACAACTTCGGTAATGCGTTGATACAGAGAACCCTTTCAGCAGGTGAGGAAGCAGTACGTAACGCACAGCCTAATGATGTTTCTGTAACCCGGAAGCCTAAGTATTTAGAGGTAACGGAAAACAGACTTCGTAAGCTGGGTGTTATCGACTTAAAGCCGTTCTTTGCTAAGAGTTCTAAGAAGAAGATGAAAAAAGGTGGGGGATGGTATCTCACTGTTCCGATCACTCGTAAGACTCGAAACATGTCAAGAAAGATGTATGACCAACTAAGGTCCGTTAATACTCGACCTAACACGAAGAAAACTGTTATCACAGGTTATCTATATGATAGACGACAAATTTCAGATTCTACAATGCTCAATTACAACCCAAGGTCTAAAAACATTACAAAAGAGCGGGTAGGTAAAAATAGGCACTCCTATGTGTCCTACCGTACAGTTTCTGACAAGTCCCCGGCTAACAGCTGGATTATTAATAGAGGTAAGGTTAACGAAGCCGACACTTCGAAAACGTTTATCAAGAACGTTGATAGGCTTATAAGATGGCAGATGAAGAACAACTAAAGGAGGTACTGTATGGCTCTCCCAAGTATTGATACATATTTGTATAAGGAAATAGCGGAGAAGTTAGAAATTATCCTATCGAACCGCTATATTATAGAGGAAATATTAAAAGAAGTACAGCCGGAAGTCTCCACCAGTTTTATTGAGAGATTTACTGGAGACCGTAGATGGGAAATTCCGATTGTCTACACTATGCCGCAGATAAACAGTCCCAAAGGGGAGCCATTTATATTGGTCTCCGAGAAGGGCAAGAATCTCAGCCTAGCTTGGGTAACATGGAAGACACCTACGATTTCAAAGAAGGGAACCTGTATAAAGAGGAATCTGTAGTAGCTGCTACAGAGTCTGATGAACCGGGTAACCGCAGGCTGTATTTAGAGGTATCGCAGCCTATAGGTGATCTATATAACGTTGAAGGACTAGAGTTCGCTAGAAGCGATAATAAGACTATCGAAGGAAACCGGATTTACTTTAAATACGATCCCTCTCTTATTGGGCTTTCGTTCCTTGTGAACTATGTTGCTAAAGTGGGGGACGAAGAAGGTCTTAAAAAAGGTTTCACTGCCCTTGAGCACTACTCAGTTCTAGTAGTATCCACAAATATGGACACTGTACGCTGTCTAGACTTAATTGTTAAAGCAATCCTCCTCATGATGAGAAGCAATGCTGAAGAGCACAGTAACCAGCTGCTCCAGAAGCTTCAATTCGGTCAGATAGAGGAGATTCCATTAGGTACAACCGATGGCGCCACCCCTGAGTTGCTTTATGGGAGGGAGGCTATCGTGTCTTATACAACATCGTATAACTTAGACACTCCAATAATGAACATGTTAAAAGAAATCAAAATTAACGTGAACTTAGACGTAGAAGGGGAGTGAAAGTAATGGCTGGGTCTAAAAAAGACGTTAAAGAAGAAACAAAGAAAGCAAAAGCTGCCCCAAAGCAACCTACTCCTATTAAGCCATATATCCACGTTGATACGTTCTTGAAAACTGCCATCCCGCTATTCGGTATGAGTAACGTACAAGCTGCTGGATTTAGAGCCCTCATGAATGGTCGTCAGTACCAGCGTGATGAGCAGGTATTTGTGGATGAGCTTAAAGCTTATCTAAAAATAAAATAATCAATCGGAAAGGAAGATTAGAATATGGCACAATCTTACGGATACGACAGAGAGCGTCCACGTACAGAAGTATTTCTTGACTCCAGCAATTTGGGAGCCGCAAACGTAGCTAGTGAAAAACCACTGGTACTCATGGGCTCTGCTAACGGCGGTCAGCCACACGTACCACACTTGATTACCAACTACGCTCAAGCTCGGGAAATGTTCCGTGGCGGGGAGCTGTTAGACGCAATTGAACTGGCTTGGAATCCATCACCTACAGCTCAGGGTGCAGGTAAAATCTACGCTATGCGTACAGATGACGCTACCCAAGCTAAGTTCTCAAACGGAGGTTTGACTGTAACCTCTAAGCTGTACGGAGCAGATGCGAACAGCATTCAAGTAGAATATGCCGATAACAACTTGACTAAATCTAAACGTTTCAGCGTGTATTTCACAAAAGAACGTTATGAGCAAGTCTACGACAACATCGGTAATATCTTCACCGTACAGTACAAAGGGAAAGAGGCTCAAGCTACTATCTCAATCGAAGTGGATGCAAACACTCATTTAGCTACTCGTCTTGTACTTAGTGAAGGAGCAGACGAGGAGTCTTTACAGCCTCTTCGTACATACGAACTAGGTCCAGGGGTTTACCAAGATGTTAACGTTCTTGTTAACGACATCAACAACCTTCCTGACTTCGAAGCAAAAATGAATACTCTTGGCGGGAACAAAAACATCGAAACTGAGTACCTCGATGAGTTGGCTGCAACTGATGTTAAAACATCTCAAGTGGTTGTTACAGCTGTAGGTGCTGACCTCATCAACCAAGTGTCTAACGATACATACGTAGCTGTTGAGGTAGACCGATCTCAAGCTCTCCCTGCATCTTTTACTCTAACAAACCTCTCTGGAGCTAAGACTGAACCAGCACCTGCTTCTTGGGCAGAACTGTTTAGTAAAGTAGCTGACTTGGGAGCTTACTACATCGTCCCGTTAACTGCTGAAGAAGCAATCCATGGAGAGCTCTCTCAGTTCCTACGTGACGAGTCTAACAACGGTAATCATTTAAGAGGTTTCGTTGGAGGTAAGTTCAAGGAGTCTATCGAGACCATGAGAGGTCGTCAGATGAACCTTCGTAACTCTCGGGTGGACCTCATCGGTAACTCCGGTACACGCAGAATGTCTGATGGTCGAGTGTATAACTTCCCTGCTTACATGAATGCAGCTCTTGTCGGCGGTATCGCAAGCGGTTTAGACATTGGTGAACCACTTACATACAAACGTGTAAACATCGAGTCTCTAGACATGAAGTTCACAGGAGACCAGTTAGACCAGCTGAACAACTCAGGTATCATCATGATAGAATTTGTACGTACTCGTACTGCATCATACTACCGCATCGTAAGTGATCCAACTACTTACAACGTAGCAAGTGATCCAGTTCAGAACCGTACATCTTTAGGAGAAATCTCTGACTTCTTGACAACTGAGATTCGTACAGTGTTGGATGAAGAGTTTATCGGAACTCGTATCCGTAACACATCTGCTTCTATCTTGAAGAACCGAGTAGAGTCCTTCCTCGACAGACAGAAAGACGTTGGCGGCTTGATCGTTGATTATAACCCAGACGATGTTCAGGTTATCTTCACAGGAAATACAGCCCGTATCAACATCTCTGTAAAACCTGCTCAAGGATTGGATTACATCAACGTCTACATCACGTATGAAGATGTTGAGTTGACAGCCTAATTAACAATGCTGGGGAGGTTATAGCCTCCCTAAGCACTTAATAAATGATAGGAGTGAAGTTTAATGGCAAGTGTAACTAACCAGTCCGTACATTCCGCTAATACGGTGTACTTCATGATCAAGAACGTACCGATTGCCCGGGCACAGTCCATCTCTGCTGAACGTAGTTTTGGTACTACTGGGGTTTACCAGATCGGTTCTATCATGCCACAAGAACACGTCTATCTGAGATACGAGGGCAGCGTAACAGTTGACCGTTTCCGTATGAAGAAAGAAAACCTTGCAACCCTTGGTATGGCTGCTTTAGGTGAAGAAGTTCTTCAGATGGACATTATGGATATTGTACTCTACGATAACTACTCTCAAGAGGTTATCATCGCTTATCGAGGTTGCTCGATTGATACGTACAATGAAAGTACCAACGTTGGGGAGATCGTCAGTGAACAAGCTCGTTTCTACTTCTTGACATCCGCAAATGTCCGAGGTTAAAACAGAATTATGGGACCTATAGGGTCCCTTTTTTATTTACTCTGTACATTACAGTTACTTTACAATCCTGTAACAGGTGTCTAATATGGAGTCCTTTGTGCTAAATTAAGTAGAGTGAGTAAAACAGATATCACTCACATTGAGCGCTAATAGGCGCCTTGCAAACACAGAGAGGAGTTTTTAAATGAACTTAAAGAAGGGTATCGTAGCTTGTGCAGCAGCTTTAGGGGTGACTTTTGCCGGACAGTCTGTCGCATCAGCCGCATCCGTAAATACATACAGTGTGGTGGATTTCTTAGCTGCTCGTGGAGAGGACTCAAGTCTTAGCCACCGTAGTGAACTGGCTGCTGATCATGGAATTACAGGTTATAGAGGAACAGCCAACCAGAACTTACAGCTTCTCGAAAAGCTGAAAGGAACACCAGCGGCTGTTAATAAAGTCACTCAGAGCAAACCTGTTGCCGCTAAGCCACAGGCAGAGGGTAAATCCCTTACAGTGGAAGCTACAGCGTACACAGCGTACTGTGCAGGTTGTTCAGGTGTAACAGCTACAGGGGTTAACTTGAAAGCTAACCCGGGACTAAAAGTTATTGCAGTGGACCCTAATGTTATTCCATTAGGATCAAAAGTTTATGTTGAGGGATACGGAACTGCCGTAGCTGCCGATACGGGTGGAGCTATTAAAGGGAACCGTATTGATGTGTTCATCCCTAGCCAGAGTGCAGCAGAAAACTTTGGGCGTAAAACAGTACAAGTAACGGTTTTAAATTAACAGGTGCCTAGCACCTGTTTTTTTTTATAAAAACTATTGACGAGATGTAATCTAGTAAATATAATAGAGTTACAAGGTTAATACAAAGTAACTAGGGGGAAGACTAAATGACAACTAAATTCAATGAGAGAGCAGCGTTACAGCAATATTTAAACCATGTACTAGAAGAGAGATCACGACTTTTAGACATCGCAAACAATATCACAAACCGTTTAAGAGAACTTGATGAAAGTGAAAATGTACAAGTTCCGACAGTCCCTGTATCTGGGGAAGAGATGAGTGTTCTTGATGCTATTAATAAACACAATAGCCTACATAGCGCAAATGTAGAGGCTGCTAAGACAGAGGGAAAACTTGTAGATATTGAAATAAGAAGAGATTATGACAACAAAGCTAGTTCTGTCAAAACAAAATCACGAAGAGATGTAAAACAGGTTGCCCGGGTAGTTGCATCTGCTCTAAAAGAAGCCGGGGTTCCATTGTCAACATCTCGTATCATAAAGAAATTAGAGGAGAAAGGAATCCCAACTAACTCAGTTTATGCATTACTAGGTCAGATTAAAGATTACGAACCTAGAATTTCACAACCGAAACGTGGCTATTACCAATACAAAGGGTAATAGCCTTTTGTATGTTAAAATAAAAATAGACGAACAATTTACTGCTATATTATTAATGAGAATACATTTAGGAGGAATTTAAAATGTCAGAAGAGTTTATCCCTTTAGAAGATTTTGAACAGGAAAAGACACCGGAGCAGCGTGAAGTTGAGGAACGTCAAAAGCAAAAGAAAGCCATTGACCGCATTGTTCGGGGTGTTAATGACGTTTTTGAAAAAAATTACAAGTATGAAGATCTTGGTTGGGATTTTACAGTGAAAATCAAAATGCCTAACGCTATTGAACGAGGGCGCATTCATGCTACAGCTACAAGATACCTAGGTGGGTTGTTTGACTTTTCAAACGAGTACCACAGAATTGTATACACTACACTGGCGACATTAGAGGTATGTGGTATTGATGTACCGGAAGAGCTAAAAGCAGAGAACCTATATCATTTAGATGTTGCGTATAAAATCGGAGAGGACTTCATAGAGTGGACCCAGACCTTTCGAGTATGAGCTGAAAGAGCTCGGAGGCATGGAAAGGTTAGCTAGAACTCCGTATATGCGGAACCTATGGCTAATCATGAAGACCTTCAACGTACTACCCACAAACAAAGATTTTAGAGAACTTTCAGATGACCAGATCGACATGATGATCTACTCATTTAAAGAAGATGCTAGAGAAGCAGAGTTGGCTCGTAAAGGACTTACAGTCGAGAGTGAGCACTTTGACGCATCCTTTGAAGAAGAGGTATGGAACGCAGATGTCGGGAAATGGGAAGTTCTTAAAGAAGGGCATGACCCTAACGAAATCGCTAAACAAGTTGAAATGCTTACACGTAAAGAGGACCTTAAGAACCTCGCTGGTAAGTTTGACAGCTTAGAGGAATACAACAAATATCTTGAAGAGGGCGGTAAGCCTGCTAGAGAGATGGACGTTGAACGCCATATCGACAAGCAGATCGCTTTAGCAATGGAAAAAGCAAGGCAGCTTGAGGCGGTCGGAGGAGACAGGAAACTTATTGATGACCGAGACCGCCCAGAGGTGGCTAACAATTCCGCACTAAGCGATAACAAACCGTCCCTAGATAAGGACGCAATCGACAAATCTATCGCATTGTTTAACTCCATGGACGATGATGACGAGTTTGACCCGATATAAGAGGTAGAGGTTACTTAGTGCCTCTACCCTATTTTTATTCTTGAAGGGAGAGTGATGATACAGTGGCAAACGTGGAGAAGTATATATTCGGAGTGGACGCAGATACCTCGAAAGCTGTCAGTAAGCTCCAACAGATTAATAAACTAATGGATCAGATTGACGGTGTTCGTAACAGAGGTATGGGTGAGTACTTCACAACCACTCAGAAAGACATGGACAAAAGCATGCGCTCTATGTCGCAGCTTACGAAGTTGTATCGCTCTTTGGATCGAGAACTCTCAGAGATTCAGCGGAAGATGGAAGATGTATCCGGCAGGTTAACAATACCTAAAGGAGCTACAAAAGAGCAAGAGCGGGAGATCAAACGTCTTAAGCAGCAGACGGCTGAACAGAGCCAAGCAGCTATATCACAGCAGCGAGCGTTACAATCTGAGTATAACAAGACCCTGAGGAAGTTCCGTGAGCTTTCTACATTCCAGCAAAACTCCTCTAAAAACTTCAAACACGTCTTCAGTTCCAATGATCTGTTTAACCTCCCTACAGGAGCTCAAAACTTTAATCGGGCTAAGTCGTTCATGCAAGCCATGGCATCTGAAGCAGATGGAGTTTCTAGTAAGATAGACGAGGTAAAGGCGAAGATACAAAGTATCAATAAACTAGACAGACGGGCAGAAAGTCTTACTCGTAGAGCAGAAGCGTCTAAGTACATGTCATACCAGCAGGCTTCTAACTACAGACGAGACTACAGAACAGTTACACAAGAGTATGGTGCTGAGCGAGAGTCTAACGCAAATGCGATGGCACGTCTCGGACAAGAGAGAACCACTTTGCATAACCAAGTACAGGAAATCCAAACAAAGGCGAATGCTACACAGCAGGATATCGACAAAAAGATTGGTATGCAGCAGACAATAGACGCCATTGATAAGGAAATACAGGCTCGGATGGAGTTGGATCGGGTTTTAAACCGAACAACTAAAAATATGAAAGACTACGAACAGCGGGTAACTAAAGATGGTGGAGTAGAGGTAAAACCGGAACGAGGTACTGTAGCTGGTATGATGTACGAACGGGCTCCTGCTATTGGTTTAGCTCTTACAGGAGCAGCAGCGGGGGTAGCCGGAGGACTGTATCACCAAGGCGCCCAGCTGAACCGAGGAATCCGTAGTGACGTTGTTTCCATCGGGCAGCGAACAGATTCAGATAACTGGACAGAGACTATCCGAAACAATGCTCTCGATTCAGGTCTCCAAGACCGTTTAGGGTTTGGCGGTCAGGAAATGCTCGCATTCCAGAACAACTACTTATCTAATGCCGGGTACAAAGGTATGGATGACTTAAATTCAGCCATGACTAGCCAAGCAATATTCAGCCGAACTACAGGTGTCGATTCAGATGCTACTCGTGATTTCTTTGATACTGCCCTTCAATACCGGAGCAGTAAATGGCTCTCAAAGTAAAGGACATGCAGAATGCATTTATAGGGGCTATTAAACAGAGTGGTATGGAGGGTCGTGAGAAGGACCAGCTGAAAGCTTTACAGGGTTTACTAGACGGAGTATCTCGTGGTCGTAGCATGACTAATGACGAAGTAATGAACGTCATGGGAATGCAGTCCATACTAGCTGGCTCTGGAGTACGATCTCTTAGCGGGGAGAAAGGCGGGCAGCTCTTATCTGGTCTTAACGAAGGTATACGACAAGGGTTTAATGACCCTATGGTACGTATGGTGTTCGGGCAAGGTACAGAGTACCAAGGACTAGAAGGTAGATTCGCACTCCGTCAGCAGATGGATAAAGGGATAAGTGATGCTAAGAACGTTAATAACATCGCAGCATTTGCTCAAAGTCAAGCCGACTCAGAAGGCGCTCAGAATGAGGTTTTTGCCTCTTTTGTTCAAGAGAGGCTAGGGACAGACATCACGGCTGAGCAAGCTAAGGGACTGATGGACTTATATCGGAGTGGTAAACTCACGGATAAAAGCATTAGCGGTGTTCTTGATGCCAACAAGTCCGCAGGATCAAAAGTTAGTGAAGAGAGGCTGAGCAAGTACCAAGACTCCAAAGAAGCAACAAGTAACCAGAGCGAAGCCACTACTGAGAAACAGGCTACGGAATTATATGACTACGGTAATGTCCTAAGAGAAGCTAACGCAGCCATGTCTGGGCTTAATCCGTTAATATATACTGCTACTGCCGCACTCGGAGGTCTAGCTGTAGCTGCTACAGGAGCAGCAGGTTCATTCCTCATGTCCTCAGTTCTTCGTGGAGCTGTTGCAGGACGTATGGGGTCTGGTGGAGCTATCCTTGGCGGCTTAGGTAGACGTGGTGGCGGAGGAACTACTGGAGGCGGAGGAGGTGGATTCTTCGGAGCACTCAGAAGCTCAGTTGGACGTTACACTGACCCTTACGCCCGTGCCGGAGGGTTACCTAACACAGGTCCTGCTGGAGGAGCAGCATCTTCTAGCGGAGGACTGTGGAGCAGAATTACTGGAGGTGCCGGAGCTACCGCAGCAGGCGCAGGAACAGCAGCTGCTGAGGCTGAAGCAGCAGCCGGAGCCGGAGCCGGGGCAGGTGCCGCTGGAGCAGCTAGTGGGGGAAGTAAGGTCTTGTCTACTCTCGGTAAAGTAGGAGGAGTCCTTAGTAAGGTTGCCCTTCCTCTGAGTATTATCGCTGGTGTCGGTTCTATTGCTGCCGCACCGGAGGATAAGAAAGGAGAAGCAACGGGGTCCGCTGCCGGAGGTATTGGTGGAGGTCTCGCTGGTGCTGCTGCGGGTGCCGCTGTCGGTTCCGTTGTCCCGGTAGTAGGTACTGCCATTGGAGGGCTAATCGGAGGGCTTGCAGGTTCCTTTGGTGGAAGCAGTTTAGGGGGATGGGTTGGTAGTATGTTTGACCCTAAAACCGCTGAAGCTGCCGAGCTACCTGAAACTGAGAAAGCTAAGGGCGCTGATGAGAAGATCGTTAACGACCTTGATAAGCAGGTAGACAAAGAGACTACAAACACCAAAGACCGAGCAGAGAACAAGAAAGCAGATAACCTCGCTCTAGAGAAAGCCAACATCAAGAGATATGAAGCGTTACTAGATCAGGCAGACCAGCTGTTAAACAAAGCTCGCCTCCAGAATGGTATTATGGGTAGCTTAGGTGGAGCAGATACTAGTGGATCAGGAGGAGCTGGTGTAGGTGGTAGCACTGGTAAACTCAAGATTCTTTCTGGAAATCAGAAGTGGGCAAACCCTAATGACCTTAAAAATTCAGACTTAGGATACACGGACGGTAAGCTTACAGCAGAAGACCTCGATAAGTGGATCGAGTCTAAAGCTCCTGAAGGTTCTATGATGAGAGGTATGGGTTCCGCCTTCCTGAAAGCAGGACAGGAATCTGGTCTCGATCCTCGTTACTTGATTGCACATGCTGCACAAGAAACAGGCTGGGGTACTTCTAACATCCTGAAGGATAAGAACAACTGGTTCGGTATCGGTGCCTTCGATAACTCCCCACATGCTTCAGCCAAGACATTCGGTGGAAAGCAGCAAGGTATCCTTGACGGTGCGAAGTGGATTGCACAAAACTATTATAGTAAGGGTAATACTACCCTTGATAAGATGAAGAAAGCCGGGTACGCCACGGACCCGCAGTGGGCTAACAACATTAGTAATATCATGAAGAACGCACCTACGGGTACGGGAAGCGTGAAAGTGGAATCCACAATCAACGTAAACGTCAAAGGAGGGGACGATGTAGCTAAGAAGGTTACCAGCAACGCCCAGATGAAGTCCTTAGCAAACCAAGTAAACAACGCCATTTACGGTTCTATGAATTACTACTCCAAAGAAGTGAAGAGGGTATAACCCTCTTCTTTTCTTGTTTTAAGGGACCTTTCCTGTTCGTGCTATAATAGTATATGAAGGGGTTTATAACAAACAGAAAAGACACCCCGCTAACATACTGTGAAAGTGAGGCGATGACCTATCACGACTATTATTCGTAGATATCCTCAATTCGAAGTCGATTTCATAACAGAAAAAACATCATATGAGTTAAAATACGATACGAGCAAGCAGCTAACCCAGAGAGACTTTGAAGAGTCTATTCTGTCATTTAGTACCAAGAACTCCATGGAGGATGACAGCCCTGTATTCTCTTTAGTTATTACTGCTAAGGAGAAGTGGGATAAGGTACTGACTTCAAATGACCTTATCAGGATTCGGGTTATACCTGATGTAACAAAGGGAAAACCGGAGAACCCTTATGTCATGGTTGGTCTAATATCAGATATACATAAAGAAGGAGAGTATAACGAAGGAACGTTACTATACCGGATAACTGGAAGAGCAATGACGAAAGCGCTTATTGATTTCTCTGTAGGTGTTATCCAAGAAGTAGCTACAATTATCCCGAGTATTGGGTGGCTGCCAGACGGTGAGAAGAACGGTCTAAAATTCTCAGGTAACACCGCAGCGGGAATAGGCGATGAACTTATGGAGCGCTTCGTATACAAATACGCCAAGTACGACTTTGCAGGAGGTAAGAAACTAAATGACTACCTAATGCATAGCTTCTCAAGCTGGGAAGATGATGAAAAACTAGCGGACGCTACACCGTTTATCAACTATGAAGGCAGTATCCGCCAGTTCTTAGAGGATATCGTAGCTAAGCCATTCAATGAGTTATTCTTCGAGTACACTTCGGACGGTAAATGTGTGGCTCTAATGCGCCCAACACCGTTTGATCCATCCAAGTGGTACCAGCTACCTACATTCCGATTCACTTCAGACGTTGTCGTACAGGAGTCCTTTGGAAAATCCGATGCTGAGATGTACTCCGTATTCGTTGTACAGGCGCCTAACATGATGGAGTTCAGCAGTATGGACTTAGGTGTATATCCTAAGTTTCACCCGGACCTTGTAAAGAAGTACGGGTATAAAAGATTGGATGCCCAGAATAGGTACCTTCTATCCAGTACCCTTAACAGCTCTACTCAAGACGCATCTACTGGAGGATCATCTGGAAGTCTCCCATCTTTTGAAGAAGTGCTTACCTTCATAACTCAGAACAACTTTACTGATCCTGAAGTTTTGCGGACACAGAAAGACACTGTTTACTCTGAGCTTGTGGCGAAGTTCCCTTCTATGTCTAAGTCCTTAGCTAATGGGATCATTGACAGCCTTAAAGCGGGAGAGTTCACCCGGGAAGAGTACAACAACCTAACTACATCCACAGGGGACTCTGAGGTAGACAAGGAGATTAACAAAGAAAAAGGTGTAGCCAACAAGAAACTAGAGAAGTACACTCAACGCTTGTTTAACTGGTACTGCGAGAACGTTAACTTTTACAACGGAGATATCCGGGTCATCGGTAACCCTACATATCGGGTAGGTTCTAGAGTTCTATATGAGGACTTCGAGCAGCAGACGACTTGGGAGTTCTACGTAGAATCCGTACAACACGAGTTCAGCTTCTCAAATGGGTACACCACAGTTCTTGGGGTAACTAGAGGTTTACCTAACTCAGGAGAGAAACGATTCAGAAACCTATGGGGTAAATCTGAAGACTTCAAAGGAGGTTACTTAGGGGAGAAATCTCTAGAGGACTTACTTAAGGAAGCACAGAAAGCCAATTCAATTAAAGACGGAGAGGGAGATGGCAGCGGCGGAGACTGGAGTGATGGTTCCGGTGGCGGTGGGGCTATGGGAGCCTTAAACACAGCAAAAGCTATGGCAGAAAGGAAGTCTGTATATGTGTTCGGCGGAGGACGTACAGGAAAGAACCCGTTCCTTTCATCTCCGATCAAGATAGACTGCTCCTCTTTTGTATGGTGGTGCTACTACCTGAACGGTGTAACTCTAAAAGGCGGTAAAACCGGGATGACTACAGACACGATCAAAGTAGACCCGCAGCTTAAGACAATCAGCAGCAGAGGCTCCTCCAAGAGTGTAGCTAAAAGTAAAATCCAGCAAGGAGATATTGTCTACTTTGATACATACAAGGCGGACGGTCATGTTGGTATATACTTAGGCGCAGGTAAATTCATTGGAGCTCAAAGCAGAACAGGCATAGCAGCTGCCAATATGAACAGTGGGTACTGGTGGAACAAGTTTAATGGCAGGGTGCTTCGATACCAAGGATAACGAAGGATAGGTGAGAATATTGGATAATGAAAAATTTGAGATGCTGAATCCGCTCTCCCCTATGCGATTCCAATCTCAGCTAGGTAAAGAGACTAAGCGGATGTACCAAGAGGGGAAGAATATTGTCCGTCTTTCCCTTGCCCGGGTATTAAAAGTTAACTACAAGTACAATACAGTCGAAGTTATTACGACTTTACATAAGAACAACCTGTCAAAGAATCCAAACGACAACGGTAAATTCTCAGCACGACTGCCTGTAGCTTTCGGAGGGACTACACCGGACGGTAAGGTTTACGGTTCCAATACATTAGTCACTGTAGGCTCTCTTGTACTTATCGGGTTCATGGAGGGGTCAAAGGACTACCCAATCGTTATTAACATCTATGGAGATACCAATAACCAATCCCTTCTCACCCGGACTTCATTCACTAGCGGCGATGCTACGGACGAAGACATGCAGCGGGAACTATGGCAGCTATTTACCTTGTTCCCTTCTATGACATATAAGAATATTGACGGTAACGGAAACCAAGAAGTAACCTTCTCAGGAAAGTCATTTATGTATATCACAGACACGGATCAAGAGAATGCCTACGTTCAGGATGCCGGGTTTGATTACGCAGACCTCCCGAGCTCTAGGTACGCTAATGGCGAGCTTATCGAACCTAAGTCCCCGGACTCCCCGACATTACTATATGTGCATCAGGGTATTTATCAAAAGCATAGGGTAACGTTCTTTATCAAGTCAGATGGAACGGTAAGACTGGGCAGCCGACATCTGGACGGTCAAGGGATCACTTATATGGAGATGACAACCGATGGAGGATTCCAAGTATACCAGAAGAAGGACACCACAAACCCGGAAGAAGAGTCTGAAAAGTTTTCTAGATTCGGTGTTACTGAAGACGGTAGTGTAATTCTCCAGTCACAGAAGCATATCTTCGAAGTCAATAACGAGGGTATTTATGTAGATGGTAAGTCTCTTGCAACATTCGGAGGCGGAGGTACAGACGGAGATGGAAACACCATCACGTTTGAAGACATCCTGAATGACCTTGAGGACCTACAGACCTCTATAACGGTTATGAATGGTAAAATAGAAACAAAGATAAGCAAAACCCAGTATGACATTGATATGGACGGTGTACGGCGGTATGCGGAAGAGTTAGTAGATGGTGTGGAGACAGAAATCAACGACATCAACAAGACTCTTGACAATCTTGATGAGTATATAGACGGCTCTTTTAAAGACGGTATCATCGACACTGCTGAGGCAGCCGCTATTCAGGCGTATATCAACACGTTGAATACCGAAAAGGCAGACATTGACGCAAAGTACACAGAAATCTATAACAACGAATTTATGAGTGACTCGGAGAAAGTTAAACTCCAAAATGCAAAAGGCAGTTACGATAGTAAACATACTGCATTAATTGATACGATTAATGGAGCTATTGTGGACGGGAAAATTACTCAAGAGGACAGAGAAGCAGTAGATCAGGCATTTGATGCGTACCACAGCGCTGTTTCCACCCTCTCTGCGGCTTTTGAATCGGCAGCCGATGTTATCTCCCTAAACAAAGCTAAAAAGGCTCTAGAGGACGCCAAAGGATATACTGACGGAGAGATTAGAACAGTTAACTCCACCATTACTCAACTAGCGGACTCCATTACATCAAAAGTAGACTCGACAACGTTTACGAATGTTGTTAAGGATTTAGACTCGAAAATTGCGACTACAGAAGATAATCTGAAAAAGGATATAAACGATGTAGACACTCGCATTGACGATGTCGAGAAGAAAGTGGTCTATCGAGCTGAGATCATTAGTACGAACGGTATGATATTTAGAAAGGGAACGACAAACACCACTCTCTTCTGTAGAGTATATCACGGAGATCAGGAAGTGACAAATACAATTGATGCCAGCAGATTTAAGTGGACCCGGGTATCGGACGATGCAGACGGAGACACTGCGTGGAACAACGCCCATTCTGCCGGAACAAAGTCAGTTGCAATCACTCCTTCAGATGTACAGGTGCGAGCTACTTTTAACTGTACGATTTTAGACGAGAATTTACAATAATAGGAGGGACTATTGCATGTCTATTGCAACAGGACAGATTACATTAACGGATTACAATGATGCTATCACACTCACAGGTTTTATCACAGCTAACAGCCCGAGAATGCAGCAGTACAATCCAGATAATGAAACATTCAACCCAGACTGGACTAAGAATCCGTTAATTCTAACAGCCTCCCTTTACATCATGGGAGACACAGATAACATCATCTCAAGTAATGATGTTCAAAAAGTTGAGTGGTTTGATGCGGCTAATCCGGGGACCCCTCTTACGACAGGTGGACCTTATAGTGTAAACCGTGAGACCCTCACTATTAAACAAAACATCCTTTCAACGAAGCCAGCTGTAGATTTCATATGTCAAGTTACATACCGAGATAGTACAACTATGCTGGACATCCTCACAAAAATGAGTATCTCATTAAGCCGGGTGACTAACGGCAGCGGAATCACATCTGCTTCCGTATGGATGCCTAACGGAAACATTTTCAAGAACGACCAGATAGCTACCCTTATCGCAGAGTGCGATTTATGGAGAGGTGGGGTAGTAGACAACACAAACGTAGCGTACCAGTGGTACAACCAAGACCCGTCTATCACAACAGATCAAGGCGGGGGTCTAGGCTGGAGAAAACTTACTGATAGTACCAACAGCGGCGAGACTGGGTACACTACAAGGCAGCTTACTGTCCCGGCAAGTGCTGTCCCTAGTTTCGAAGTATACAAGTGTATCGTAACTGATCTGGACACGGCGAGCAATACATACAACGAAACCTTTCAAGGAACTGCTGCCTTTATTGACCAGTCTGACCCGATCCAAATGTCAATCACATCTACAGGAGGAGACGTATTCAAAAATGGGGTGGGTTCCTCAGACCTAACTGCTCATATGTTCCGGGCAGGGGATGAGATAGACGAAGACGGTAAAGAGTATACATATAAATGGTATAAGTACGATAAGGACGGAGTTCTTGTACCGGGGTTTGGTGGTGCAAACAATTACAAGACAGGGAAAACGATCACAGTAACCAGTGATGATGTAGACACTAAGGCAACCTTCTTATGTGAAACCTCCGCAGCAGTAGGTCAGTTCACTGTATATGACATTACAGATGTGATTGTTAGCAGCACTGAGCCTGCGAACCCCGTTAATGGGACTATTTGGCTTAACACTTCTGGACAGCCTCCGTACCGATTCTTTATGTACAAAGATGGGGTATGGGAAACTACAGATTACGACAGCTTAGAATCCCTAGACCCAGATTCATATGAAAAGGTTCGGGACGCCTATAATGCGATTACTGACCTTGATATGGATAACCGTTTAACAAGATATGAGCGCAGCGTAGTACGAGGAGAGCTTGCAAACATTATCGGTACATATCTGAGCAGTACAGCGGCTATGCCAACTATTGAGGAAGTAGATGCGAGCGGAGTAGGTGCACTATACTCTATCAGGCAGCAGGCTAAAGACATCGGGGTTTCTACTTCGAACACCAACTATGTACGTTTGGGCGAAGCCTATACAGCACTCCGTACATACTTATCCGGGCTGGCGATAAAGCCGTGGGACATAGATTCAGAGGGAACTCTAGACATTGTGAGTGAAGACTGGGATAACGCATGGAAAAATTATTACCTAGCGTACAACTTCCTTGGAATTACTGTTACTAACCGCCAGAAGGAGTATTCTGATCTAGTAGGGGAAGGCGCAGTTCAGGATGCGATTAAAGCCGTTAGTAATTCCGCTCAATTTAAAGAAGCTCCAATAGCTAATCCGATGAATATTGACGCACCTATCGCAAGTTTAGGTCTCCCTACCTTCCAAGGTCGTCACGTTGATGTCTGGTCTATGTCTCCAGATGCACAGGCTAACTGGGCATTAGGGGGCAACAGAATAAAGCCGATCACAAACCCTACATTTAGTTCCGCAGGTTCGGTAGAGATCATCGGTAAATTTTATGGGGATGGTACGAACAACGATGAGTTTTCATGGGACAAAGAAGGACGCCCGGTAAAAACAACTCGATGGGTAGATGCCTCCTTGGATAACTCCTTTACTTGGGTATTCGGAGCAGATGGGTCAGGGTATAAACAGGTAACTGTACCTGCGTTCTCCACAATGGCTCCAGTAGACATGTCTGTAACAGCAGTCAAGCATAACGGAAATATCTTAACCACTATTGGAGACACCCTTACAGCCGCCGATCAGGTCATGCTTAAGAACGCTGATAGTGTTCTTAATATCACTGTAGCGGACACGGATAGTGGATGGGGAGAGACATACACTCCAGAACCTGCGGAGATTCTCGCATACTTCAATGGGTGGAAAATGTGCAATGGCACTTTTGGTCAACCCTATGATGGTACAGGTACCAAAGTGTGGTACCCAATCGGAGATTCAGACCTCTCTCGGGCTACTAACTCCAGCGGTACAGCAAACCCGGTACCTACCGATGTATCCCCTACTATAAAGGAGCAGTCGATAAATCTATATCAGATTGTGTACCGAAACGACACGGCTATTCAAGAGATCGTTCAGTTCGATGGTATTCTATCTCTTTTAGCAGGGGATAACGAAGTACAGATCACATACCCAGTAGACACACCGGAAATCACAACAGGGACCATTAAGTATGCAACAAACTTAGCAACTGTAACAGACAATCTTAAATACTGGATTCCTACACTCCAGCAGCGGGTGTCTAAAGCTGAAGAAGTGATCACAGACGATGCTATTATTAACACAGTAACCCAGTCCACACAGTACCAGTTAACCCTAGCTAGTAAAGCGGATACGGATGCCTTGGCGGACTACGCAACAAACTCTGACTTAGACGATCTGTCTGGAGACATTGATGGGAGAATTAACAACGCCATCAATGCTATCGACTTCAGCCCGTATGCAACAAAGTCGGAGTTAGAACAGAAAGCCACAGACATCACAGCGAAGTTCCAAGCCGCAGGCGGTATGAACTTGATTAAAAACTCAATCGGTTTTGCTGACTTAGACTTCTGGGGATGGTTTTCTAACTATCCTGTAGAGACGATTAGTACGAATGAGTTAGATATCCTCGGGTTCGGTAGCGGGTTCCTTTACAACCCTGATGGTCATAACAAAGGGATTACACAAGAAATTAATGTTATTCCGGGGCAGCCCTACACCTTGTCTTGGTATCTAAATAAGAGAACGAGTGGACCTGATTCGTCTTATAGGTTCTGGATTCAAATACTAGAGAATGATGTAGTCACCCTTCAGGTAGCGGACAACAGTGCAAAGACTACTGTAGGTTACGAATCCAGCTATATGACGTATACTCCTCAATCAGACGTCATGCAGGTGAGATTTATCGGGTATGCGAATGTTGATGCAACTCTCACAGGTATCATGTTAACAATCGGGGATGTTCCGTTGAAGTGGTCCCTTTCAACTGGAGAGGTATACAACACGAATATCCGTATGAACATCAACGGTATCCGAGTATCGCAGTTAGACGCTAATCGACAGGAGATCGGGTTCACTCAAATCACCCCGGAGGAGTTTGCAGGGTATTACGATACAGAAGGGAATGGCTCCTTCCAGAAGGTATTCTATTTAAACGGAGATGAAACGGTCACTAGAAAGCTGAGGGCTACTGATTCAATTGTGATGCAAGATATTCAGATCATTAACGTGGATACAGCTGATAGAAAAGGGTGGGCGTTTATTCCAAACATTGATACGGAGTAGTTCCCAAGGTACTTGCTGCTTGTATGGTATAATAGTTATACAGGCAGCTGAGTACCTTTTCTATAAAATCAAATGGAGGTATGTAAATGGCGTTATCAGGAACTATATCAAAGACAGTCCATACCCATTGGAGGTTGTCTATAGACTGGTCAGCTACACAGAGTGTTTCTAACAATTCCAGTACAATCACAGCTAAAATGTATTGGGAAGCTGTAGATGGGTACGGGGCGGTGTACTCTGATGCCACAAAAGACGGGGCAATATACATAGATGGAACAAAATACACTTTCAGTGGTGCCGGACTAGCCAAACTTAGTCCAAACCAGAAGAAGTTAATCGCTACAAAGTCTAAAACAGTAAAGCATAACTCTGATGGTACCAAGTCTTTCAGTCTAAGCGGGTACTTCAACTGTGATGTTAATATTAGTGGGCAGGTAGACTCAGTTAGTATCTCTTCTAAGACATTTACTTTAAACACGATCCCCCGTAAGTCTACAATGTCCTCTGGAGGAGACTTTACAGCGGGAAGTGACCGGACAATTTCAATCTCCCGGGCATCCTCTTCGTTTTCCCATAAGCTGTATATCGACATCAAAGACTCTGGAGGAAACTGGGTTAATATCAAGTCCATAAACTTCTCTACATCAGAGACTTCGAAGTCTACATCTTTCTCGACTGATGAGAAGAAGACGATATTCCGAGCTCTGGATGAAAGGTCTTCAGCGCAAGTAAGATATAATCTCCACACGTTGAGCGGCAGTAACGATATTGGATATAATACCTACTATGGGACTGCAAATAGACCTAAGCTGAGTGTTGTCAACAAGCTTAATGGGCAGGCTGGCAGCTCTAATAGTGTATATATCGACCAGAGTTTAACAATTGACTTGACTCGATATGACAGCGAGTTCGATCATAAGGTGCAGGTCATCTGCGGATCGTTTACCAAAGAGTTTAATGGTGTAGGATACACACAGAGCTGGACTCCTACAGCGAGCGAACAATCTACACTATATGGTATACTAAATAATGTAATCAGCAAATCAGCAACCGTGAGAGTGTATACATACTATAATGGGGTTAGAGTAGGGTCAACAGACTACGGGATGACGTATTATGTTCGGTCTAGTAACAATAAACCTACGTTTACAGACGCAGGTATATTCTATACTGACACAAACCCGACTACGCTAAACATTACAGCAGATGACCAATATATCATTCAAGGGGTGTCTACTTTAAGCGTAGAGATACCTGTAGAATCAAAAGCCGTAGCTGTTAACGGAGCTACAATGAAATCATACTCTATAACAGTTAACGGCGAGACTAAAAATGTAGCGTACTCCTCAACAAGTACAGTACACGCAGACTTCGGTACGATTAACTCTGCGTCTAATGCAACAATAAGCATTAAAGCGATTGACAGCCGGGGTCTTAGTACAGCGGTAACGAAGACAGTAAAAGTTGTCCCTTATGCGTATCCTTCTGTGACTACTACAGCTAAACGTACAAATGGGTATGAGAGGACAACAACTTTGACTCTCCGAGGAGGATTATCCCCTATCGCAGTCAATGGTTCCAACAGAAACGCCCTAGAGTCCGCAAGGTATCGTTACAAGTTGACAGATGCCACCACCTACGGAAGCTGGAATAACTTTACAGTTACTGGATTCCCTTCCTACTCTGCAACAAACGTACCTCTGGACTTGGATGAGAATGAGACTTGGGATGTGCAGGTAGAAGTATCCGACTCTTTAGGAGTCACAACAAAAACGATATCTGTATCCGCAGGTAGACCAATTATGTTCCTAGATGCCCAGCGAAAGGCAGTAGGTATCGGAGACTTCCCTTCCAATGAGTATGAACTGAAGATCAATGGTCGTATTGTATTTGGAGCGACATTTTGGGCTTCTGATAAAGGAGAAGGTTTCGGAGCTATCGACCTTAACAACTCAGATATCTCAAACGCCAACGGCATCTATTTTGCCGATGTAGCTCAAAACATGAATGGTGAAGGCTTAATGTTCTCCAAGTCAGGAGCTCAATACGGTTCAAAGGACCTTAACGATTACGATAACCTGATGGTGCGGGATGGTGTTTTGTATTTAAACGCCGCAGGATCAGAGATGAAGTTAGGGAACCACCTACAGATGCAAAACTACGACATTCGTAATGTTAACCATATCACCATTAATGACCCCGGAGGAAACGAGGGCATTGAGTGGTTAGGCGGCAGTGGATGGAAGATTGTAGAGGCACCGAATAACCTGTCTAATACTGGAGGTCCCTTACAGTTTGCTACAGGGGATACTAGAAAGGCGACTATATCTACAACAGGCAACATCTACATCGCTGGGAATGTATTCAGAGGAGAGTCAGGAGGATACACTTATTTTGCAAGTCAAGCACAGGCTTGCCTCATCAGTGATGCTTCCACAGGTGCTTCAATACGAGTACATGTAGACGGTACAGGAGGTCGTGTATGGTCCAACGATATTTACAACCGTACGTACAGTGGTTCTGCGAACATGCATGTTACGCCTGACGGTACATTGGGCAGAATAAGCTCATCAGCCAAATACAAAATGGAAATTAAAGAAATAGACACTGAAACACTAGCAGACCGTATACTCAAATTAAAACCTAAGTCTTGGTATGACAAAGCTGTTGTTGAAGCGCTTGTCAATAAGTTAGGTACCTCTATGAGTGATGAGGAATCTGGAGAGGAAATAGAGGGAGACATTCCGTACCTTGAAAGATACTACGGATTTATTGCAGAGGACTTAGTAGAAGAGGGCCTAGAAATGTTCGCTACCTATGGTGAGGCGGATGAGAACGGGAATCGAGAACTAGAGGGTATTGCGTATGACCGCTTGTGGATACTATTAGTCCCTTTAGTGGGTAAGCAGCGAAAACAGATTGAAGAGTTAAAAGCCAGACTAGATCAATTAGAGCAAACCAAATAGGAGGAATTTTAAAATGCCAGAAATTAATAAAGAAAATGTCGAAAAAGTTGAAAATTCTAGGAACCCTGTAAACTACAACTACGTACTACAAGAGTACCAGCAAACCATCTCCCAACTTACCAGCGAGCTTGTATACCTTAAAGCAAGGGTGAGAACTCTTGAGGATGAACTGCAAGAAAGTAATGATAGCGAAGAAAAAACAGAACATAGACTAAAGAAATAACGGAAGGTGACTTATGGATATGCCAATTTTATCATCACTTGAGAAAAAAGTTTTAGAAGTTGGTTACGATGGATTATCTTTGAGCGAAAAGAACGATTACATTCGATTAGTAGCTTCTAGAAAGCAAAAATTAGTAAACCAAGTTACAGAGCAGGATTTACTGGACTACCACAAGGAGTTTAAAATTTACGTTTTCCAAGTAACTTGTGACACGGAGATCGCTAGAGGCTTTACTGCTTCTAACGGTCATACCTACAGAACTAATCGAGAAGATCAAACAAACATGCTCGCAACGAAAATTCAACTATCCGAAGACCCTACCATTACTGAGGTGTATTGGTTAACACAAGACGCAGGATACCTCATGCACACTAGAGAAGAGTGGTTGAAGGTTTACAATGAGGCATTTGATCATAAGAAGCAATTAGTTTATAAGAACGGTGAGCTTCGTAAAATGATTGAGAATGCAACCACAGACAAGGAACTGGTAGCGATCAAATGGGAAAATCCGTTCCCTCCTGTTACTACTCCAGCTCCGGTTCCTGAACCGACACCTGAACCAGACCCAGAACCCTCTTCTGGTGAGACTGACAATTCATCCAGCTCTGAGGGTTCCGTATCTGAGTGACTGCGTAAGCTTCTAGGTCTACTGACTTAGATGATTTAAGGGAGATGGTGGTACATATGAAGACAATACAACCCGGAGATGTTATTTTTTATAGACCTACCGGATTTATAGGATGGGCAATCAGTAAAATCACAAAATCAGAGTATAGTCACGTAGCACTAGTCGTATCGCCGGACCACATCATTGAGGCTAATAGGTTTATAAAATCGAGGATTGCTGACTTACACTACACGAAGGGGATACATAGTGTTTATCGGTTAAATAACCTACCTGCGGATACTCGACTCAGGATTATAAACAATGCGCTGACTATGCTTGATGTTAGTTATGACTACTCTCAAATATTTGGATTGATGCTCCGCTTAGTATTTGACATAAAGACAAATGTATTCAACAAAGTTAACAAATACATCTGCTCTGAAATCATTGACAATGCTTTTGTAGCGGCAGGTGTACCGAGAAAAGATAAAGAGAATATAGGAGACGTTACACCTCAAGAGCTTCTTGACAAGTATGATCTCCGCAAAGTGATCTAAGACAGGTGGATAACCTGTCTTTTCTTATATTATTAAAGAGAGGTGAGATAACATGCCAATTTCAGACGGTAAGTCTAACTTAAGAAAAATCGCTTTCCAAATTGGTGATACATTTTTCCGGTTCGCTATTAACCCGGAGAACATGACAAGACCAAATCCACACAGGACAACAGCTATTAAAACAAAAAGTCGAATTGTAATAGAGGACTTCCAATCAGATATCCCTACGATTACTATATCCGGTACAACAGGGTTCAATCCTACAGGGCGTGAGGAAGACAGAGGAGTCAAGAAGATCAGAGAACTAGAGCAGTTTATCCGAGACTACTCTAGTATGGGAGGTAACGGTAGAACATCTGTTGACGATTTTTACTTCCATGACTTTACAAATGATGAGAGCTATGTTGTGCATTTATCTCCTGAAGGGATCACGTTTACACAAGATGTTAGTTCTCCGCTGCTATACCGCTATGAGATCAAGCTTGTGATTCTGAGACGTGCAAGTGAGCCAGCGGATGAGGACATTGTGGACCCGGAAATTGGAAATAGGTTCCCATCAATTTCTCCGGGGGATGGAAACCTGTCTCCTGATCTATTTAAGGATGACCCTCTGGAGGCTTATGACCCTTCTTCAGGAAACCCAGATGTCTATGGTGGAGGTAACAGTGGGGTGTACATCCCTCCACAGGATACGGAGCCGATAAACCCACAAGCTCCATCACCTAGTGCATACGCTTATGGGATGTCTGGGTTAGGCTACACTATAGGTTACTATGCCCGTTCGATTGGAGGTAAGATGTCATGAGCTACTCAGGAGACTTAATTAGATTCATCTCATCAATCCCTGTTTTAAACGATGGGACGATTCCGCTGAATACAATTAATACCAATGAACCTTTTGTCTCAAAACTGTACGACCCTGTGTACTCTCTATCTACTCTTGCCCGAATCACTCAAGGGTACCTCGCAGATGGTACAATAGAGGGAGACAATAACACTTTAGACTCAGGAACTATTGTAAGTCAAGCACTCAATAGTGACCTATCCTCTTACTCTCCAGACGTGTACCTGCTGCTACGGGCTGTCGTACTAGAGTCCTTCTCTTTAATTTACAACATCGAGAAGGTGCCGCAGAACTTACAGTATGTAGGGACTAGAGACATACAGAACTGCAAAACAAACTTGAACTATATTGCCGACTACTTTAGTACGGAGTCTAAGTATTACCCGTTCATCGCTAACTTGAGAGATATGAATGTATCTTTTGGGTACATCGAGAACCAAATTGATGTCATCATGATTGAAAGGGGTGGAAGATAGTGAAGTTCGTAAAGCATATTATCTCATATGGGGACACCATGCAAAGCATAGCTCAGCAAGAGTTAGGGGATATGACTCAATGGGTTAGTTTAGTCAAATTCAATAACCTAAAGTACCCATACATTGTAGACACGGTAGAAGAGAAGATGAAAAAACCCGGACCACTTAGTAACAATCGGGGACACTCTTCTTATTAGGATATCCGATGATGCCCAGTCCATCCTTATTAACGAGCTGAAGCGCTCTCCTGAATACGATCAGGAAGAGTTGTATGCTCTTGCCCTTGGGAAGGACTTAGACATTCTGCCATTACCTAGAGGCATAGGAGACCCGGGAAGAGACTCAGAAACGTTAGAGATGAAGGGCAACAGTAGGGGAGGCATCGCTACTGTTCGAGGCATTCAAAACCTCAAGCAATCCTTGTACATAAGGCTTATTACTCCTAAAGGCAGCTACGTAGGTCATCCCAATTACGGGTCTGAACTACACAAGTATTTAGGGATGAAGAACACCGAGGAGAATGCTGCTCTAATTGACTTAGAGATCGAGAGAACATTGAGGACCGACAGCCGGGTTAAGAAAGTGACGCTTAATCAGCACATCCTCAAAGGAAACTCTTACGCTGTATCCTTCAGCGTCTCAACCCTGTCCTTAGAAGATGCCTTTGAGTTTGTATTATCCGCACAAAACAACGGTCCAGTAGTGTTACTGGATAATTTTAATGACGCCATAGGGTGAAAGGAGAGTGACCATGAAGTTTAAACGTATGTCAGAAATATACTCACGTTTAGTTGACTACACAATTACAAACACAAGAGAGGTTAATGACTTCTCAGTCGGTAGTGCCATGAGAGCCCTATATGAGGCTATCTCGATTGAGTTAGAGCAGTTCTATATCCTAACAGAGGAGAACATAACTGAGGCTATTGAGCAGGGTGTATACAGCTCTTTTGGATTCACAAGGAAGAAAGCGATTCGAGCTTACGGTGTAGTACAAATTGCTTTACATAATGCCGCACAGCAGGACATGATTGTATCCCGAGGCTCCCGGTTCACTTCTAGCGAGTCAGAGTACCCTCAAGTGTACGAGACACTGGTTGATTACTATATCCCTAAAGGGTCCATCCTAGCTGAAGTCGAAGTTCACTGTTTGTCCCCGGGTTCGACTGGAAACATCCCCGAAAATGTACTGGACGTTATGCAGTCTCCATTAGCAAATGTTAAGTCTGTTACAAACCCGCAGGCATTCCAAACTGGGCAGGATGAGGAACCGTTAGAGGAGCTTCGTTCCCGCTTCAGATCATTCATTAAAGCATTAAGTAGAGCAACCGTTCCAGCTATCGAATACGGTGTGCGTACAGTGCCGGAAGTAGCGGGAGTGTACATTGAAGAAGAGACAGGTCGAGTAAACATATATGCTCACGACCGAAACGGAAACCTTCCTGACTCTGTTAAGACTAAGATCGAGGAAGTAATGTATGAGTACCGCCCCGCAGGTATTCCGGTCCGTATTTTCCCTGTGACACGGAAAGCTATTGATGTAGACGTAGTAATTACCTTGACGAACAAAGCAGCCATCACAGACACATTTAAGAAGAAAATCCAAGATGAGATCACCAGATACCTGAATAATATGCAGACTTCCCAAAGTCTAGTCCTATTAGACTTATCCAGCATTATCAAATATATAGATCGCCAGTTGATCTATGATGTCACATTCAAGAACCCTACCGGAAACGTAACCTTGAAAGGTTCTGAGATCATCCGGGCAGGAACAATCAAAGTAACCCTACAATAGGGAGGAGGAAAATGTATGTCTTTTTTAAAGCACCTGCTGCCCGGGTGGAAAAGAAACATAGAGAATAAGACCACAGCAAATGGGGCTATTCTCGCAGCTATAGACACAGAGCTTACGAGCACTGAGATTGACATGATCAATAGTAAGACGCTCATGTCCTTAGACACTGCAACAGGGAAAGTGGCTAGATCAGTATGGCTCCCTGTTCGGTGTGCTGCGTAAAGATCAGGAAAGCGATGACGACTACAGAAAACGTATCATTAGCTATGTGCTGCTAAAGAGAGGTACCATCCCTGCAATCATTGACGCTCTCAGAGACTACCTTCAAGACTACAGTTCATACATAGAAATATACGAGCCGTACACGAATGTTTTCATTCTAAACCATTCCAAGCTTAACAGCAAGGACCATTTCCTCGGAGAATACTACACTGTAGCGGTAATCGACATCAAGTTTTCCCGTCCCTTCCCGGCAGACATTATGGGCGTTATAAACGAGTTCAAGCCAGCTGGAGTAACTGTAAGGTTGACGTATCAACCGGGAGCAAATAACCCTGACGCACCTATTATAGACTCTGGTATTGATGACAAAGAAGGATTGTCAAGCATCGAATGGCTCAGAATCATGAATGGTATGAACGACCGTATTCGAGGGCATCTAAGTTTAACTGCACGATCCCGTGATGACAACGATAACAGTGGAGTCTTTAGGTTGAATCACAGTAAACTGAACTCTAATGACCGTCTTGCAGGGGCGTTCTCGGTAGGTAATGCTACTTACAACCTCGCTTCATTCTCTACTGCGGACTTAGTCTTTAATAACGATACAAAAATAGCAGACGTACTCAGCGAGACAGAGAGCATGTCTTCAGACTTCTACACTAAGACCGGAGAGATCAACGATCTTTATGCTGCTCAGACAGTAGATGGCACTTCCAACAGTTATTTGTATTTCACAATGGATGTAGCTACTTATTTTGATGTGAACTACAGCAGCTACCTCCGAGAGGTACAGCCAGACGGTCTATACAACAAAGACACCTATTTAGCTCTAATAGACTCTCCATATGTCCAGTACCAAATGAACGCTATGTTACCGTCTACAAAAGCAACGCAGTATAGCCTACAGCTGTTCAACCTCGGTACCTCAACGTGGGATACGGTGGACAGTGGTACATTAAGTGTAGCGTATACGCAAGGGAAAGCGGCTATAGCGGGTATGGGGGACTATCTATCTGACAACGGTATTCTGTTTACCCGAGTTAGTCTAGAGCCAAATATTGGCACGTTAAGTTATGACGGTGGCACCTTCACCGACACAGAAGTGACTTCAGTTATAGACGGTGGAGACTTCAGTGCAGTAACTCCGGCAGGAACAGTAGATGGGAACGTAAGTGAACCTTATGAGTTTAGAGCTCGGGTTCTACGAGTTTGGATTTATGAAAGACGTAGCAGTACGACCGACTATAGCCATGGGGGAAGAAGTTACAGGAAGTGGAACATTAGTCCCTATTCAATAATTAACAGAGAGGTGGAGACTTACTAATGGCAGACGTAGAAAAAAGAAAGATAAAACTTCGTAGAGGGCAGGAAGCAGACTTACCAACTCTTGATGAGGGGGAGCCCGCCCTTACGTTAGATACTAACAAGTTCTTTATCGGAGGTACGACTGGGAACATCCAACTAGCCGATCAAAAAGACTTGGAAACTCTCTCAAGCAGTGTAGACAGCGTAAAAGAGGACATCAGCACAGCCCAGACCGATATCAGCGGTTTAAAAACAGATGTAACTACTACTAAAGAAGACGTTTCTAAATTACAGACAGACGTATCTACAGTCAAGACAGACTTAGACACCGCAGAAGGTAACATCGGGTCTCTTCAAACAGATATGACCGCAGCTAAGGCAGATGTATCCACATTAAAGACAGACATGACTACAGCAAAGTCGGACATCTCTACTTTGAAGTCTGATGTAGGTAATGCAAAATCAGATGTATCTACTCTAAAGTCGGATATGACTACAGCAAAATCAAACATATCTTCTTTGCAGACGGACACCGGGTCTTTACAGACGGACGTAGGTGGTCTTAAAAACCTCATCAGCTCTAGTAACGGGGCAGTGGATGTGGGGGACGCTGCTATGGATGCCACAATTAAGGGTAAAGAAAAGGTATCAATTGCGGCTCCTGTACTAAATGTATCCTCTAGAGAAACATACCATCAAGGGAACTTTTGCAATCATGCAATATTCTCCAGCTCTGAGGCTGTCGCACCTGCTACACTGCCTAAAGATACCTATACTGATCTTACAGCGGTTCTAGACACCGTAGATTCCGCATTCCCCGCCGGATCAGCTTCGGCAGCAGCATATACAGTACCGAGAGAAGGTGTTTACTCCTTCAACGTTACGGTTAAAGTAACGACAGCGGTAACGGCTACAGCAGGGTACATTCGGTTCGGATTGAAACAAAGTAGAGGAGAGACTGTAACAGACCTTGACATCCAAGATGTACATTACTCTAATGCTTTCGGTACCCCATTATTAAGTGCAACCTTTATTTATAAATGCGCTGCGGGAGACGTTATCACACCAGAGATAAAACCATTGACTGAGGATATCACAGTAGGTGCAGGTTCGAAGTGTAGTATCTACTTCCTCGGAGATAGTATTCAAGCTTAAAGAGCCAGCTCTAATGGCTCTTTTTTGTTGTATGGTATAATAAGTTTATGGAACTAGATACTGTTATATTAGTAATAGATACTGTTTACGAATGAGACACGAGAGGGTGAAAATGAATAATGGCTACTTCTACACTTTATTCCCATATTTATGACGCCATTCAGTTACAGTCAAAATGGGATAATGCATATTTAGTCTTTGGTAAGACATCTCCATGGACAGACGAAGACAACCCCCCGCAAGAAGACCCTAATGCGGCAGCCATTCAAGAGATTGTTGGTTATAAAAAAGTAAGACAATTCTCACTGGCAAGACCTCTAGAACAAGGGGAGCAGCCTACAGACACGCCTTATCCGGTTGTGACATACAACCAGCAGCAGTGGGTACTCATCCCTGTAGATAAAGCTTATACGGAAAAGGCTCGATGGGTGTACATAGAAGCGGAAATACAACCAGACGATTTTGCACTGGGAGAATACAGACAGGTTGGTATTCATGTAGACCTAAAGCCTGCTAATGGAGTAACGAAACAGAGCTTACTACCTTCCGAGGTCGCAGACCCGGGAATTTTGCGCTTCTATGAAAATAGAAAGAGACAAACAAGAACATCCAGTGTGTATGCATTAGAACAATTCTTAGTTAAATTATAAAGGAGTGAAATACTTTGGCAGATATCAACTTCGGTGTATCACCGTATAACGATAGATTTAACCCGGATAGTAACAGAACCAAGGTACTTTTTAGACCTGACCGAGCACTCCAACAAGCTGAGCTAAACGAACTACAGTCTATTGCTGAGTATAACGTTAGACAGTTAGGTGACAGCCTCTTTGAGGATGGAGCAATGCAAACAGGGATGTCCTTCTCTATCGACTCTGAAGCTAAGACGATCACAGTCGAAGATGGATCAGTATACCTTGCTGGTCGAGTTCGGGTATTCAAGAAACAAACAATCCCTTTCAACAGCACAGGCAATGAAAAGATCGGTGTAAAACTTGAACAGAAGATCCTCGACTACAACATGGACCCTACTCTTCTTGACCAAACTCAAGGAGTGGATAGCTACCTATCTCCGGGTGCAGACCGATTAGAAGAAACTGTTGTTCTCACAAACAATGATGACAGCGCTCCAACTATTTATGAGTTCAATGACGGCGCCCTCTTTGTGCAGCCAGATCGTCCAGAGTTCTCTCTGATTAACGACACACTGGCGCAGCGTACATATGAGGAGTCCGGCTCTTATCAAGTAGAAGGATTTAAAATGTGGTCTGAAAAGAGTCAGCAAGAAGGTAAAGTAGACCTTCTAGTAGACCGAGGTACTGCTTATGTACTAGGATACCGGATCAATAAACCCACTGCTACACGTATTCCTGTAGACAAGTCTACTACATTTGCGAACGTAGTGCAAGAGACACACACATACGATACAGCAGTTCGTAAGTCTAAAATCGGAAGTAGCTCAGTCAAGGATGTAACTCAGGTCATCGCTCGTACACAGAGCCCTGCTGGAGGGGTTACGCTTTCTAAGGGTGCTCAAGATGGACGGGACGCTCTACCTGCTCAATACACCAGTGTAGACCCGACTACTACAAAAGTTTGGACTACATCTCCAGAGAAATACTATACATATGGTACAGATTACAAGATCGTAGAGGAGAATGGCATTCAGTACGTAGACTGGAACACCGGAATGAACGGTACTGAGCCTCCTACTGGTCAATCTTATAACATTTCATTTGAGTACGACCGAGTGATGCAGCTGAATGTAGACTACAAAGTTACTAAGACTCCGGTAGAAGGTACTGCTGGATGGGATACCTATGTTGACTTTAATGGTATGACAGGCATCAAACCTAAAGATGGTGGGCTTATTCGAGTAAGCTACACCTACTATTTAGCTCGTGTAGACCTAATTACTCTTAACAGTAAAGGCGAGTTTGTAGTAATCCAAGGTCAGCCGGGAAGAGTAGATGCAGCACAAGCACCAGACCACGAGGACCCATTAACTCTTCGTATTGGTACAATCTTTGTGTATCCTAACTCTGACCTTGCTGAGACGACTAATGATGGTATTATCCGGTTACGCATGGAAGACCTCCAGAAAATGAAGTCTCGTCTAGAAAACGTGGAGTACAACCAAGCGCTACTTGCTCTTGAGAACAACTCAATCGTAACTGAAGACCCTCTTGTCTTACGTGGAGTATTCGCAGACGGGTTCGTAGACTTTGACCGTATGGACCTCAACCAGTCATCTGTCGCAGTAAGCTTCGATGATGCGAGTATCACGCTAATGGTTAACGCACCTTCTGATCAGCAGAAGGCTCCTGAGTTTGCTAAAGATAAATCTCTGGCTGCTCTGTGGGGTCGTATCATCACGGCACCTTATACAGAGACCAAAGAAATCTCACAACCTTTGGCTACAGAAGCGATGAACGTTAACCCGTATGCGGTGTACAACAAGCTAGGTACCTTAAAGCTCACACCATCTGCGGACAACTGGATTGAAGAGAAAAAAGTAACAGTCAACAAAGAAACCACTAAGACAGTTCGTATGGACAGATGGTGGAGACATAACCGGACTACGACTAAGCACAAGGACCTACAGTACCTAGTTGACAACTTAGACCTAGACGGAAACCAGCAGTGGGACATGGGTCTTAACTTAGCACAGGATAAGCTCGTAGGACGTACTGGTACCCTCACAGACGTAGCTACTACTGTTCGTGAGTCAGCTATTGAGTATATCCGTTCAAGAGAGATTTCCTTCACAGCTGAGAACTTGCAGCCAATGTCCAACAACTTGTACCTGACATTCGATGGTCTACGAGTGAACATCACTCCAACCGGATCAACTGTAAAAGGTTCTGATACGGGAACGATCATGTCAGATGCAAACGGTAAAGCTTCAGGTAAGTTTACAATCCCAGAAGGGGTACGTACGGGAGTCCGTGAAGTTGTCCTACAGAACGACAACAACAGCGCTATTACTACATACGTTGCTCAAGGTACTCTTAAAACAACTGAAGAAGTTGTTACACGTACCCGGGTTACGGTTAACCTATACGACCCGCTCGCTCAGTCCTTCGCCTTCCCGCAAGACCGAGTAGTAACTAGTTTCGACTTGTACTTCGCTTCCAAGTCTAGCTCAGAAAATGTTATTGTTCAGGTCCGTGGGCTTTCTGAAGGTGGGTTCCCTAACCAGACTGTTTATGCAGAGCGCATCCTGACTCCAGCGCAGATCGTAACGTCTAATGACGGTTCTAAGCCTACGAAGGTAGCCCTTGACGATCCGTTGATGTGTAAAGGCGGTCAGAGCTACTGTGTTGTTATTATCACAGACAGCAATGACTACACAATGTGGGTAGCTACTCTTGGACAGAACCGTATCGACAACCCGTCTACGAAGGTTGTATCTCAACCATACGTTAACGGTGTACTCTTCAGTTCATCCAACGCTCGTACTTGGACAGTTCACCAAGGTTCAGACCTTAAGTTTAGCGTATACACAGCGCAGTTCCAAGAGAACGCAGTTGTTGAGTTCAACACAATTTCAGACTTAGATTCTGACATGATCCTGCTTATGGCTTCATACTTGACTCCGAATAACACTGGATGTTTATGGGAAGTAAAAGTAGTTCCTAAAGCGGACGTAGGTACCGTGTCCATTGACGATGTACCATGGCAGCCGTTAGCTAACTACATTGAGCAGATCATGAATCCTACTGTAATCGGTCTTGTCAAGCTGAGAGCTACGTTTAAGGCTAATAGATACATTTCTCCAATGCTAACTCTAGAAGATTTACTGTTCGTAAACTTCATCTCAGAGACTGCCGGAGATTACGTGTCTGTGAATATTGACGCAACCTCAGCTCCGTTTAATACTGTTACGGTTCAGTATGATGCAGCTACACCTACAGGAACGTCTGTGACACCTTATTACTCTTTAGATGCAGGGGAGACGTGGGTCAAGTTCGACAAACCTACAGATGTTCAACGTCAATCTGCTGAGTACAGCCGCTATACGTTTACAAAAAAAGTAGCAGGTGCCGGACAGAACTTAAAAACTCAGATCAAGTTTAAGCTTGAGTTGAGAGCAGACAACCGATTCGTGAGACCACGAGTAAGACGCTTCACTGGAGTGTTTAAAGACGAGATCATCTCTTAAGGAGGAGAGGCTTTATGCCGTTAGAGAAACGTGATCCAGTTTCTAAAGCACGCTTGTTTATTCCAACAAATGCAGAGAGGGCTCTGGTTAAAAGCCAGAACCTCTTGAATGAAAAATTAAAAGAGGTAGACGCCTTGATCGACAAACTCAAGGATGTAGATTCCTCCTCAAATGACAGCAATTAGGTGCTATATTAAGGGAGATAGGAGACTATTCTCCCTTTTTTTTTTATTAAATAATACAGGAGGTTTTAGCATGCAAGAACGAGATAGTCTATACCACAACTTGCCTAATGCGATAGAGGTTATTTCAATGAAAGTGCTGGAGTTGTCTAAAGCAGTGGAAAAAGAGCTAGGAGACATTGGGGATATCGGAGAAATATCAACCGAGCTGAATACACTTAAAAGTAACGTAGAATCCCTTACAAAGCAGCTATCTGACCTATCCACACTTGTAGGTACTAAAGCAGACGCCGCTAAGGTGACCACTCTAGAAGGTCAGATCACCACTATCAACAACACGCTAAAGGGTAAAGCAGATGCCTCTACGGTTACTACTCTCGATGGAAAAGTTACAAACCTAACAACTGAGGTAGGGAAGAAAGCTGACTCCTCTACAGTTACTACCTTAGACGGCAAAGTAACTTCTTTGACAACTGACGTAAGTAAAAAAGCAGACGCTTCAACTGTGACTACTTTACAGCAGCAGGTTGAAGACTTAGCTAACAGAGTAACTGCTTTAGAAAATGGTAGTGGAGGCACTACAACATAAACTGACACTCTAACGGGTGTCTTTTTTTTTGCCTATTTTAGATACAGAATACTAAAGGGTTCTGATCAAATTACACCACTACTTTGTCATATTTTATTTTAACTTATACTGTATTACTCTTTATATAATTATATATTAATTATTATATATAAATAATAAATACAGAGGGGATAAAATAAAAATATGCGCTACTCGGTTTAACAATTCAAGAAATCCCTAATGTGTCAGTAGACTAAAATAAGACAGAATGTTGATGAGACTGTATTTTTGTGGTACAATAGAGAGTGAGATACAGAACCTATAGGAGGAATGTTACACACATGAAAATCACTGTTGACACGATGTTTTCACATGTAGACTTTGGCAATGATACTCTCCTCAGAGAGAAAGTACATAAAATTGTTCACCATGCTTTAGGTATCAAAGTAGACGGTGTTCAGTATAACTCTGCATACCGGAATGGTTACTGGGACGGTATTACCGACTTCTATGACATGAAAGAAGATAAGTTCCATACAGGGCTACTGGATCAATTCTTAGGAGCTATGCGGAAACTAAAAGAGCTGGACCCATCCTTCACATACGAGATAGAAGACGTTAGACCTGCTCCACGAGTTCATCCAGACGCTATTGACGAACAGATTGTATTAGGGAACGGTGACCAGAACCCCATCACACTGAGAGACTACCAGTACGACTCTGTTAAATCCATATTCAAGGAGCAAGTAGGGATTGTGAACGTCGCTACTAACGGAGGGAAAACAGAAATCGCCTCGGGGTTTATGCAGCAGGTACTTCCCTATCTCCAGCGAGGAGAACGAATCGCTTTCTTTACCCACTCCAAAGAGATTTTCCACCAGTCAGCGGACCGGATCATGAAACGACTCAATCTCAAACCAAAAGACATCGGTAAGATTGGGGATGGTAAGTTCGATATCAAAAACAAGAAGATTGTATTCGTTATGGTACCTACTCTTGTCAGCGCATTGAAGGACCCTAAGCAGGGGATTAAGTTTACGCATAAAGAACGGGTTATCAAGATGATTGCTGAAGATATCACTCCTAAGTTTAGGAACACAAAAAACACCCGGCAGCTGCTTCGGAACTTTATAAAAAACTGTAAGCTGACAACAAAGGTCTGGCAGGACGTAGAAGAGCATCTAACATACATAGCCTACGACAATAAATTCACAGATAAAAAAGCGCAGATGCAGCTTAATAAATACATAGTTGAGTTTGACAAGATCATGGAAAAGAAGAACAAAAATAAATACAAGAAGTACAAAGACACTACAGATTTCCTTGAGTCTGTAACTGTTATGATTGCCGATGAGTGTCTTGTAGAAGGCTCATTAGTATTACTTCCAGACGGAGGCTGGAAAGCCATTGAGAAAATTAAAGAGCAGGATGAGATTTATGGGGGGTCAGTATCTAACTTGATCAAAAGGGAAGTCCCTACAGTCGAAGTTAAATCTCGAAATACAGTTTTAGAGGGTAGCCTGACACACCCAACTTTTGTGGTTCGAGAAGAGGATTTAGAAAAATATAAAACAAAGGTAAAAACACAGGGAGATTTTGAACAGGTACCTTTGATGAGTGTTAAGTCCGGGGATTACATTCCAGTCCTCTATAAGCTACCTCACCACACTAAATATAACTGGACTCCTGAGCAGCTCTCACTAGTGGCATTGGTTATGGCGGACGGACATTTAGACAAGGATAGTTACGCACCTGATGGAAGAACAAAGGTCAGCAATCGAGTGAAAGTCAATGTATCAAAAGATCAGGAATGGTACTTGGAAGAGTTTACTCTAGGGGTAAAGTCGTTTAACGGAGACTACGAAGTTAAACACAGCTATGATTGCAGAGGAAACTTAACAGTTAGGAGTACAGACAAGGAGCTTAAATCTACTCTTGAAAATGTATTTCAAATACCTAGAGGGAAAAAATCACATCTTATAACGATTAATGAACAGATACAGTACGCACCTTTGGAGTCTATTAAATCCTTTATCTATACGTACTTTAGTTGTGAAGGAGATATTTCAATCGAAAAAGGAGGTTTAAGGAGAAAGAGCCCTAGTTATCGGTTGTTCGGTAATACTTGCTCTAAGGAGTTTGCGATAGGTCTACAAAATTTACTTAGAAAATTTGGTATAGTATCTACTCTACAAATCATTAAAAGACAAAATGAAAATCATAACACAGTATACCGTGTAGGTATTGCAGGGTCTATGTTCAACAAATACATGGATACCATTGGTATTATGCCGAGAAAAGATATTAAGGAGAGAAACAAAGGTGAGACGCCTTTAGTGCGTGTAGGGGACTACGTGTTGTCTAAGGTACATTCTGTCGAGTTTTTTGAAGATAAAAAGTATGTATACGACTTTACGACCTCATCGCATACATTTGTGGCTAATGGGGCATTGACACATAACTGTCACCACTCTAAGGCAGATACCTGGTATACGTCTTTATCAAAGTGTACGAATGCGATATATCGAGTTGGTCTTACAGGTACAGTTGACAAGAAGGACCCAATGGGCTGGCAGCGGCTCCAAGCAATATTCAGTCAAGTCGTTGTACGAGTATCTAATGATTTTCTCATCGGGAAAGGAATTTCTTCTAAACCGAAAATTCGATTATTCCCTGTACAAGAGCCTAGAAACATTGAGTTGCTGAATACATACTTAGAGGCGTACAAGGCTGGGATTGTAGAGAATGAAGTCCGTAACAAGATGATTGTAGACATCGTGAAATGGTACAAAACGCAACGACCGGGTGGAATCCTTATCAGCGTTAAAGAGATAGACCATGGAGATAGAATCCTTGATCAACTAAAAGAGCAAGGGTATGACGCTGAGTTCATCCATGGCGGATCAGATAATGATCACCGTACAGACAACCTAGAGAAGTTCTCCAAAGGTCAACTGGATATCCTAGTGTCCTCTACGATTATTGACGAAGGAGTGGATATGAAAAGTATAGGTTGTATGATCTTAGCAGCAGGTGGTAAATCCATGAGGCAACAGCTACAGCGTATTGGTCGGGGTTTACGTTTGAACGGTATTGACGGCAACAGTGTCATGGTCTTTGACTTCTATGACCAGACGAATAAGTTCCTGCTCAACCATAGCAAGGAGCGGATTAAAATATTTGGAGAAGAGAAATTCGATGTACGTATTCTGGGAAAATGATGTAACAGTTTTATAAGCACAAATAAATTAGGTATTGACGACTCTGTATAATGTGCTATAATCTGACTATACAATATTACGAATGGAGGAACAGCTGTATGGAATACGGTGTGTATTTGGAATCCTCTATTGTCGATTTAAAGCCCACAGTCCTAGACTTCTTAACCAAGATTGTTGACAAGGCTAAAGAAGTTAGAGACTTTGCTATCTCTATCAAGAAAAAGGAGCTTGCGGAGATAGCGGGCAAAGACACTAGAACGGTTTCCCGCTACCTAAACGAACTAGAAGAGAGACACATCATTGAAACAAAAGGCGTTAGAGGAAGATCAGGAGGCACGGTCATTTTATTTAACACGGAGTTAATCCGATTCGACACTTCAGATAAGGCTCTTGTCAACTCTGACAGCTCTATCTCTATTGATGATGTAGTACAGAAGAAACTCCCTAAGAAGGGGAAAGAACCTAAGAAGAAGACAAGAAATAGAAGAACCAAAAAGCAAATGATGGAGGACCAGCTTCTCCAAAATCAGCAGCAAGCTGAGTTAGATGAGCTTAACGCAGAGGTTGCTTCTTTAGGAGGCGTGCCTAACTGGGAATGGTTCCAAAAAACAGATGATCCGGTAGGCAACTACAAGACATACCTGCTATCTAGATTATACAATCGCTATGCTGCGCTGTTTACAGACAGACATAACGCAGAAGTAGTGGTTAGCGGTGAAGGAAACCAAGTACCGAAAGTAAGCAGCGACTATGATGTCCTGCCTGAGAACTTCTTCGGTTCTTCCCGTTGGCAGCAGTTCGAGAAGTTCCGCCAATTCTGTGAGGAGAACAACATCGAGCCGGATGTATACCTGTCAGCTCAGTTCTCCAGATCAGTATTTACAGCGGCAGCCAGAAACGCTAAGAACAAGGTCCTTCCGTATGTGAATACGCTGACTACAGATACCTCATATGAGGTGTATAAACAATACTGTGACTACCAAACAAAAGGTAGCTGGACGTATGCTATGTATAAGCAAATCCCGATCCAGTTTGCAGACGATTTCATCATCCGGGCAATCACAGAAGCTTACGATACCGCAGAGTGCGGCTTAGGGTTACTATCCTACCGTCACGCTATTAATGATTTCTTGGAAGGATTCGGTGCAGATGAAAGGGAAGAGGCTCTAGTAGAGTTCTACCGTATAACAGAAAAGAACCTCCACAACCAAAAGGTATCATTTAAAACAAGAGATACTATTAAGAAGTTCGTGTTGACTCAATCCATGATATTATCTGGAGGAATTTCTCGACTTCCGGGACACCTTATCTTAGGTGCAGAACATACTCAAGTTGTCTTAGCTTCTATCGACAAATTAGCGAAGCCTATTGAAGAAAGGAACGAGCTAAAGGCGATGGCTTTAGGTATGCTTACGCATCCACAAATTAAACCAGATAAGCAACTAGAAAAAGGCAGAATGTACCTGTATCAGTCCAATGTTCTTTACGAGACACCTCAAGTTCTCTCACTGATTATGGAGCGTAAGAACTTGAAGCTCTCTCTCGAAGATATCAACAAAGCTTTAAAAGAGTACGGTAAAGAAAAAGTCCCGGTAGATGACTACTCCGTTCTAGACGTAGATCAGATTGTTAACTTTGTTCTTCAGGAGGAATACATCGCCACACCTAAGGAGTTCCAGCATGAGGAGATTACCGATACTCAGTCAGATGAATGGGTACTAATCGAAACAAAGGCAGAGGAGGCGGACTTCCTCGAACAAGCTGCCAAGGGTATCTTAGGGTCTGATCAGTTAACCTGATACAGACCTGTTTACAGAGTAACATACAGCAGGTATACTGTTTAACAAACAAGGAGGGAACAACTTGATAGAGAGTCCGATTCAAAAACAAATAATGAAAAAAGCAATTGAATCTCCTATCTTTGCTAAGGAGGTTCTATCACAAGCGCCTTTAGACATTTTTGAAGGTAATGAAATTTATAAAGAGCTGTCCCAGATTATTCGGCGGTACTATTCATCACACCGGGATAAGATTACTGAGGAAGCGTTGCTTACCTTAACAGAGGATAAGCTGACTAAGATGAGGAAAGACCCTGAGACACAGCAGAGTTACTTTAACGCCATCAGTGGACTGTACGAGATTAGGAACAGTCATGATGACAGCGTAACCGATGAGAACATCGAAAAGCACATTAGGAAGCATATGCTACTAGATATAGTCAAAAAGAACATTACGAACCTCGATGGCTCAGAAAAGACCGATAAGTTTATCCAAAAGATAACTGAGGTTCAAAGGATGGACATAAGTGGTAAGCAGCAGGAAATCATCAACGTCATAGATGATGTAGAATACAAACGAAGAGCGTTGAGTACCTTGAATCGAGACCTTATTCGAAGTGGGATCAATGGGCTTGATAATATTACGGATGGCGGGTTAGCTAAAGGAGAGCTTGGTCTTATCGTAGCAGCCTCCGGTACAGGTAAAACATTATGGCTTACTAACTTAGCCACTAGCTACACTAAACAGAAAAAGAACGTGCTTTTCATTGCCCTAGAGGAACTGGAGAACAGGATGATCCTAAGATTCGAGCAGTCAATGCTTCGAGTGAACAGAAGCACTTTGTTAACAGGTAGAAAGCTCAACGAATCCAACTTTGATAAACTACAGAATGCTTATAAGAATGCCCGGGAACACCTTGGTAACTTATTGTTTGCTCGCTATTCTCCACGTACTATCACACCAGCTAAGATCGAGCAGCTTATTTCTGATGTTACACTTCGTATGGGTATAGAGCTCGATGTTGTTATTATTGACTATCCTGAACTTCTACGAAACCCACATGCGACAGGGAATGAAGCGGATGATGGTGGTAAACTGTTTGAGGAAATGCGCCGTATTGGTCAAGATTACAGAGTCTTGATGTGGACAGCCGCTCAGATGAACCGATCAAACTACAATGCCGCTATCAAAACTTCCGAGCACATGGAAGGTTCTCATCGTAAAAAGAATGCGGCAGAGCTTGTAGTTACAGTTAACCAAACAGAGGAAGAGTTTAATGCAGGGTTTACTCGTCTGTACATAGATAAACTACGTAACCCTCCTGCTGGGAACTTCAATCGAATGGTAGGCTTCAAAGTTGTGGGCAGCCAGATGACCGTTAGGGACTATGAAGGTAACGAGGCAGAGGACCATAAGGCTATACTCGAAGAAGTTGACAACAAGAACGAGCAGCTGTTCAAAGGTAAGAAGCGAGACAAGAAAGAAAATGCACCACAGATCGACTACTCAGCACAAATAAACCAGTATATCCATGCTCAACGCCAGACAGGTAGCTAATCGGATAATAGGAGGAGTTCATAAGAATGAGTAAGGTTGTTCACTTTACAGATTTTCATGCTCATAAATTCGAAGACTTTGCAAAGCCAGACCCGGAGTTCGGCAATGACAGATTCCGAGCACAAATCGAAACCCTACACAAGGTGTTTGATATCGCCCGTCAAAACTCAGCCCCTCTTGTGTTTGGCGGGGACTTATTCCATAGTAGAAGCCGATTAGAGGACATTGTGTTCAACAGAGTCTATGAAGCATTCGCTCAGAACGATGATGTCCCAACATATTTAATTAGAGGAAACCATGACTCTAAGAACAACACAACAGATACAGAACACTGGCTGCAAACATTCAAGTACCTACCTCACGTACATGTAAGTGCTATGCCTGAAATGGTCCACGTACACTCAAAACCCGGAGGGTACCAGTTCAACAACTTTATGCTGTACACTGTACCTTATTCTGATGATGTAGAGTTTCTTAAAAGACATATAGACAAGTTTGCTGAAGTAGCTAAGGACAGTAGTATTCCGACCTTATTAGCCGGACACATAGGGGTGGATGGTAGTGAGACAGGGAGATATAGTCACAGACTTGAAGGAGCCTTCAAAGTAGGAGACCTGCATCCAGACGTGTTTGATTATGTAGCTTTAGGGCACTATCATAAGAGACAGTTCTTAGCAGGTACGGATAATGTGTTTTACACCGGGAACACCATTCAGACAAGCTACTCTGATGAAGGTCAAGAGAAGGGAGTATTCTTGATTGACTTTGAGAAGGGTGGTAAGCCGGAGTTTATTCCTATCAAGAATAAGCTGTTTATCACACTCACTGATATTGATGAGAATACACAGGACCTCGTAGACAATAACTACGTAAGGTTCGTACTGCCTAAAGAAAAAGCCCAAGAGGTGGAGATTTTTAAAGAAGAGAGCGATAATGTCCGGGTAGAAATTCAAAGAGAATATAAGACCGAGACAAGAATCAATATTGATGTAAAATCCAGTGAAGAGCAGATCGTAACAGCGTATACTGAGGAGTTTTACCCTAACAGCACTGATTTAGCCTTAGATGTCCTAAAGGAGGCTATGTCTAAGGAGCATTAGGAGTTATCTTATGATAACTCTTTTTTGTGTTGACATAACATACAGTGTCTGTTATAATCAAGTTACAGCGTAATATACACTGATCTAAGGAGGTAAACCTAGTATATGAAATGGAAACGACTAACGGCAAAGAACTTCTTATCTTTCGAAGAGCTAAGCCTTGACCTAGATAACCGAGGTATTATCCTTGTGGAAGGGAACAACTTAACAAGCAGTAAGTTTAAGAGTAACGGGTCAGGAAAAAGCTCGTTGTTAGAGCCCCTAGTCTACGCCCTATATGACACTACATCTAAGGGGATTAAGGCAGATGATGTGGTGAATAACAAGGTTGGTAAGAACACAGAAGTTATTCTTGAAGGGGTTAAAGGTGACGATACATACCGAATCGAGAGGTACCGAAAACATAGTAAGAACAAGAATAAAGTTAAGCTGTTCATCAATGGTAAAGAAGTTACAGAGAAGTCCGCAGCAGAGACAAACAAAACCATCCAGAGAATCATAGGTATCGACTATAACACATTTATCAACAGTATTATGTTCTCCCAAGGTAACGGAGCCGGAAGGTTTGCTATTGCTACTGACAAGGAGAAGAAAGAAATACTTGAAAACCTTGTACACCTCGACATATATGCCAAAGCACAAGCAGTAGCTAAAGAGAGACTTAAAAAGAAAGAAGAAGAAATTGCTTTAAAGGAGCAAGAAAAAACCCGGTTAGATTGGGAGTTTGAACGAATCGAAAGCCTAGAGAAGCAGGATAGAGAGAACTACGAAAACACAAAGCAGATGATCCTACAAGAACACCAGAACATCCGAACACTGGTCGACACGTTAGACAAGTTTACAAGTACCAACTTTCCGGCTGTAGAGGAGATCAAAGGGCAACTTGAGGAGCTAAACAGGCAGAGGGAGTCTGCGGCAGGGTTCGATGTCTCAGCACATATCCTAGAAGCAGTGAATATGGTAAAGCAGCAGCTCGCAGAAAAACAAGCACAGTATCAACAACAAGACTATCAGAAAAATCAATTAGTTGAACAATACAAAAAGCTGCACTCCAATACTCACTGCCCAGTTTGTGGAAACGAACTTGACACTGCCCACAGACACGCTGAGATGGAGAATATTAAACAAAAACTAGCTGTAATACTAACGACCATAAAGCAGCTACAGCAAGAGATGGAGCCTCTAAACCAGCAAGTCCAAGAAGCTACTGCTAAGTATCAAGAAGCACGAGCTAAGCAAGATGAAGCCAATCAGAACTATCAGAGCATTGTACAGGCAATCTCTAGAGGTGAGCAGCAAATTAGACAGTATGAGGATACCATCCAACAGTACCGGAATAAGATTGATGCCGCACAGAACACAGTTAATAAGCTGTCAGAGATAGCGGAACCGAAACCTAGAGATAAGGAACGAAAAGAGGTAGACAAGAAGATTAAGGTCTTCCGGGAGGAACTGCTTAAGCTTCAAGAAGAAAGATTACAGCTGGAAGACGTAGTGAAAGTGTTCTCCAACTCAGGCGTGAAATCTCACGTATTGGACTTGATAACTCCGTTCCTAAACGAAAGAGCTAACCACCATTTAGCTACTCTATCTGGACCTGACATGGAGGTCAAATTTAGTACACAAACAAAGAACAAAGACGGCAGTATGTCAGATAAGTTCGATATTGAATTGATCAACCATGTAGGAGGAGGCAGCTATAAGTCTAACTCAGAAGGTGAGAAGAAGCGTGCCGACTTAGCAATTTCTTTAGCCATTCAGGACTTAGTGATGGGTCGAGGAGAGCCGCCAACTAATTTCATTGTATACGATGAAGTATTTGATGCGCTGGACAGCGTAGGTAGTGAAAACGTAGTAACCCTACTAAGACAGCGAGTACATACAGTGGGAACCATTTTTGTAATTACACATAGCGAACACTTAAAACCACTATTCGACAAGGTCATAACTGTAACAAAAAATAAAAGTGGAGTATCCACAGTAGACGGAGGAGTAGAAACATCATGAAATTAACTGTAGATCACGCAGTAGACATGCTGCTGCTTGAAGTAGAAACAACCGGAGAGGAAAAGAAACATATTTATCTATCCACAGAAAATGTTCATTACTGGTACCCGTTAAACACTAATTTTTCGTATAGGTACTCTAATGCGAAAGAGCAGCTGTACCTAGTTCAAGAAGGGGGATACACTGGGGATAACGTTTACGGAGCAGACATTTTGAAGAGATCAAAACAGCTAGTAGTCAACAAGGATGGTTTTTTAATACACCCGGAAGTGCTGGAAAGAAACATGTATATTATGGATGAGGCAGCGTCAATGGGGATTCCTACACTAATACACTCTTACAATGGCTATGACGTGGAGGACGGGTTTGATACTCTAAGTAGCTGGATCAAAGAGAGAAAAGAAATAATCGAAGACAGATTTATGGCGCAAGACGCCGAAGCTTGGACGATTACTCAGACCGAACTTAATGAGGAATGGGATACTAAGTTATACAGTTATGCAACAGACGAAGAGTTAAAGCAGCTTCAGGAGCTTGGAGAAATATATACCATGTTATGCTTAATGAGAAAACTAGCAGAAGGGAGATAACAACATGTTCATGGATTTAATACATGAGGAATTAGGTAACAGCAAGGACTCAGGTAAAGACACTCGATTTAACTGCCCTTTCTGCGGGGAGGACGACCATAAGTTCTATGTCCGTAAAGATGCTCCGCATCTTTGGAGATGTTTTAAGTGCCCGGAGAAAGGTAACGCCGTTTCCTTCGTTATGAAGTTCTATGAGGTATCTTATCCAGACGCTGTTGATATCTTAGAGACATACGACTACGATGTAGAACTGCATCAGAACAACGATTTTGCAGCCATCAGCGGAGCTAGACCTGACCTATCTCCAGAAGAGCAGCTACTCCTATATATTTCACATATGTCGAATCCTATAGAAGAGGAAGAGAATATAAAGCTTAGGTGTCCGAAAGTACCTCCTACGTGCAAATCATTAATAGACAACTGGGATAACCCCGAAGCGTTCCCATTCTTCGCTTACTTACATCGCCGGGGAGTTACTCCAGAACACATTCAGCAGCACAGTATTAGTTACATTGTAGATGACCTGCTGGAACTCCCTTCGTATGATGAAAGAGAAAAAAGAACAATGCGTATAAAAAATCACGTAGTGTTCTTCACAAAGGACAACGAGGGAAACCCAATATACTGGAATACTCGGAGCATTGACCCAAACCCTTTTGTTAAGTCTATCAACGCACCTAGTACGCCCGAAGAGTATTCTAAGAACAACACAGTATTCAATCTTAATAACGCTAAGCATGCGGATAAGATTGTCATTCATGAAGGGGTATTCGACAGTATAATGACCCCGGGATGTGGGGTAGCCACCTTTGGTAAGCAGATCACCCAAGCGCAGCTAGAGCTTCTGCTAAATGAGACAAGGGGACGTAAGCTTCCGATCTACCTGTATTTAGACACCGATGCTTGGAGAGAGATGATTGATACAAAGAACAGGATTAAGGCTATAGAGCCAGATAGATTGGTATACTATGTCTACAGTGGATCGGATGACGATGCGAACAAGTTAGGGATTGAAAGGGTAAGTGAACTCATTAGCAATGCATTCATAGCAGATGCCACATCGGATGTACAGTTAGAGTTATTAAATTATGTGTAACTTAAAGTGTTGACAGTACACAGACTGTATGATATAGTATATTGTATAGTCACATTATAAGGAGGAAAATTATTTGAAAGAGATTGATGTTCTATATCAACTTGGAAAGGGTGCTGTAGCTCCAACGCAGGGTTATGAAGACGACTTTGCTTATGATATGTACGCTGCGGAAGGTCGGCTAGTACCTCCGAGGAACTACTTCTCAGTTATTGTTCCCACTAACTTAAAGACTGCTTTTGACCCTATCGCTGCTGGACTTAAAATCTCCTTGCGTAGTGGTGTGGCAGTTAAAACACCTTTGGCTATCTCTAACTCACCGGGAATCGTGGAAGGTACATATCGAGATGGGATCGGCATTTTAGTACGTAACACCTTCATTGATGACAGCTTAGTGGACTTTGTAATGACTGTGGAGGGTAAACAACTCCCGGTAAGCAAAGTACCTAAGAAGGTTTTACAAGAAGCCAGACGTTTCTATGATAAGGAGTCTGAAGCGTTAGGTTATGCTGAGCCGACTACTCCAGAAGGTATGGCATCGGATAAGGTAGCCTATCGTACTCATGTGCCTCGGGGGACGGTTTACATTGCCAGCACGACCGTATCGCTCAAATGCACTTCTCAGAGAAGATCATAGCTAACTTCAAAGAGCATAAAGGAACACTGCCTGCTTCGGTACGTGGGGAGAACAAGTTCGGTAGCTCAGGGACCTCAGTAAACATCCCGAAACAACCGAAGTACCTTGAACCAAACCCGCTAGATGAGGTGATCGAAGCTCAACAGAAAACCCTCAAGCAGGCTATCGAGAACGCCCAAAAGCTAGAGAAAAAGGAGTAGCCTTATGAAAGACACACTCATACTGGATTATCTAAAAAAGTTGTCGGAGTGCTCTAACGCAGAGGAGGCTACTTACGTCCGAATGTTGGAAGGTAACCAAGAGTTAACACTGGACCAAGTTGCTACAGCTATGCGGACAATGGTAAGTCAGTTAGTAGACTATATTGATGAGTCTAATGAAGCTGCCCAGAAACTTCAGGAGATGCGTTTAATTGCTATTCTAGAAGAGCTACCGGAAGATATCCAAGAAAGAGTAAGACACAAGTTTTTAGAAGTTGATGATGATTTACTAAATGATGATAATGAAGGAGATAATCAAAATGACAAACAATAAAAGCCAAGAACCTATCTCAGCGCAGGACCTAAACGTGTACTTTAATTACTTAATCACGCAGCACGTAGATAACGAAAAACATGCTAAGCAGATCAACCGCCTCTCTAGACGTACAACAACACTTAGTGATGTTGCAGTTGTGTTCAATAAGCTGGTAGACCATCAAGAACGGAAGATCACTCAACTTATGGAAATAGTTCGCAAACAAGAGAAACTCCTTAAAAAACTAGGAGCAACAGCCGATATGTTTGCAGAAGTTGACAAGGAGTACGAGGAGGAACTCGACATGATTAGGAAAATGATTGAAGAGAACCAGAAAGGCAATGCAGGGGTTGTGCCTACTGAATCAGAGAAAGAAGAAGATGAGGATTAATGGCTAAATATCGGAAGAAGCCTGTTGTCGTAGATGCCTTCCTCTTTAATGTCGATACCACTCCTGACTGGTTTCTCGAGAAGGTAAACTCAAGAGAGATAGTACTGGGGTACGAGATGGATTCTAGATTTTGTATGATACCTACTTTAGAGGGTACAATGTGCGGGTCAGAAGGAGACTATATTATCAGAGGGGTTCAAGGGGAGATTTACCCATGCAAAGCAGATATATTCGAATCGACATACGAAAAGGTGGAGTAAGTTATGGCTAAGAAATCCAAAGTAAAAGGCTCGGCATATGAACTTAAAATTGCGAAGCTTCTGACACCATGGTGGGGTGCTGGTACATTTAACCGTGCCCCTGCCTCTGGCGCACTGCACTGGGGGCGAGATCAACGGGTTGCTGGAGATATTGTAGCTCCTCCCGATGCAAAATTCCCTTTTGTGATTGAGTGTAAGAAGAGAGAAGAGTGGACTATGGACCATGTCCTACTGGACATCGGACAGCCTAGAGAGTGGTGGAAACAGGTCGTAATGGACGCCCGTAGAGTTGAGCAAGTACCTATCCTTATCTTCTCTCGAAACAGAGCTAAAGACTTTATCATGATTCCGTATGAACCCTCTATGTATGACAAGCTAAACGCAGTAGAAAAAGCAGCTATGATTACCACAGTCAGTATTAACAACATAAGAGACGAAGTAGAATACTTCGATGTAATTGTAAGTACATACGACTCGTTAACAAAGATACCCCCCTCAGAGGTTAAAGAATATGCTGCCGCTGTAGACTGGGATAAGTACAAGGATGAATACCAGTAAAGAATAAAAAAAAATTCCCCTACAATATAGTTGAAAAAATACTATATGTAGGGGGTTTTTATGAATTTAGGGACTATACAAACACTATATTATGTGTTACAATATGACTGTAACCTTCTTAAAATAAGACTGTAACAAAGGAGGGACTTCGGAGATTGTTACTTACATATGAAAGCAAGACAGGGAATGTCAGACGCTTTATTGGTAAGGTCGAGAAGGGGTACAGCATTAAAACAGAGGAAATCACTGAAGACCTTAAGGTACAGGAACCTTTTATCCATGTAACTTATACTACAGGGTTCGGACAGGTACCTGACAAAACTCTAAAATTTATAGAAAACAACAAGAACAACTTCGTAGGCGTAGCCGTGAGCGGCAATCGAAACTGGGGAGATAGATACGGATTAGCCGGAGACAAACTCTCCGAACAGTTCAATGTCCCTCTACTACATAAATTCGAGATGAGCGGAACAGCTACAGACCTTGACAAGTTTATACAGGAGGTAAAGATCATTGGAAAACAATATTCCTAAGTGGGTACGACTTAACAACGAGATCATGATTCAGAAGGACGGCAAGTTCCAGTTTGAAAAGGACAAAGAAGCCGTTCATAGCTATTTTGTGGACTATGTGAATCAGAACACTGTGTTCTTCCACAACCTTAAAGAGAAGCTTGACTACTTGATCGAAAACGAGTATTACGAAGAGGAGTTTTTATCTAAATACTCTTTCGAGGATATCAAAGAGGTTTTCAAGCTGGCTTACAGTAAGAAGTTCCGTTTCCCTTCATTCATGAGTGCATTTAAGTTTTATAATGACTACGCACTTAAAACAAATGACAAGAAGAAGCTGCTTGAGCGTTATGAGGACCGCATCTCTATCGTAGCTCTATTCTTTGCTGATGGGGACACTGAGAAGGCTAAGCAATACGTTGAAATGATGATCCAGCAGGACTACCAACCAAGTACACCTACATTCCTTAACGCAGGCAGAAAAAGACGTGGAGAACTTGTCAGCTGCTTCCTGATGGAAGTCGGGGACTCCCTAAATGACATCTCTAAGGCTATTGATATGTCCATGCAGCTTTCTAAATTAGGCGGAGGAGTGTCATTAAACCTTTCTAAGCTCCGTGCTAAGGGGGAAGCTATTAAAGGTGTAGAAAACGCTACTAAGGGTGTCGTAGGGGTAATGAAGCTATTAGATAATGCTTTTAGATATGCCGATCAAATGGGTTGAGTTGGCTCCTTTCGTCAGTAATGGCGATTGAAAAACCTCTTTAATTGCTGGGAACTCCTTATGGGACAATCAGCAGCGAAGCCTCGTTTGAGGAACGTTCAACGACTAGCCGAAAGGCGTAGGCTACAAGCGATTGGTAGTCGAAATGGGAGGCATCCTTCGGGATGAAGATATAGTCTAATCTTCATGGTAACATGAAGCAGCCATATGGCGGGACGTGCGTAGCGAACACGTCTGAATAGTCTGCAAAGACAAGGATCAGGTGCGGCATACCTAAACATATTCCACAGAGATATAAGTGACTTTCTCGATTAATTGGTAGTCGCCTACGGTAGCAATACAGTAGTGAAAACTTTGTGAACGCAAGCAAAAGCGGTGTCCTTATTAAGGGCTAACGGGGGAACCTCAGCGAGTAGTGTCGGTGGCAATCCCGTGCCAAGCCGAGCACCAGAGGAGGTGTTTATATGAACGCTGTATATAGGATAATAAATAAAACAAATGGAAGGTTCTACACTAGTAGGGTTAATAATCCAAGATTTAAAAACTATTACAGGTGCTCGGAAGGTGTAGAGACTAATTAGTAAGCCAGAGATTAGCACTGGTTGAAGCGCAAAGCACCCTACAGGGGTGAAGATATAGTCCAACCCTCTTAGAAATAAGGGGATAGTTGACCAAGAAAATCTCTGCGGACGAAGATGTACGTGTGAAGACCCTCTCTATCGGTGTAGTCATCCCTGATAAGTTCGTAGAGCTTGCACGAGAAGATAAGGACGTATTTGTGTTCTATCCACACACTGTCTATAAAGAGTACGGGCAGCACATGGATGAGATGGATATGAACGAAATGTACGACAAGTTGGTTGAGAACCCTAATGTCAAGAAAGAAGCTCTAAACGCTCGTAAACTTCTTGAGAAGATGGCAATGCTCAGATCAGAGTCAGGATACCCGTACATCATGTTCCAAGACAACGTAAACAAAGTACACGCCAATAATAACATCTCAAAAGTCAAGTTTTCAAATCTATGTTCGGAAGTTCTCCAAGCATCTCAAGTTTCTAACTACACAGACTACGATGAAGAGGATGAAATTGGATTAGATATCTCTTGTAACTTAGGTTCTATTAACATCCTGAATGTAATGAATCATAAGACGATTAAAGAAACTGTTAAGCTGGCTACAGACTCGCTAACTAGGGTTACTGATACTACACGTATTGTCAACGCTCCGGCAGTAAACCGAGGAAACCAGCTCATGAAGTCTATTGGTTTAGGTGCAATGAACCTGCATGGGTACCTTGCTACTAATGGAATTGCTTACGAAAGCCCTACTGCCCGGGAGTTTGCTAACGTCTTTTTCGCTGCTGTAAACTTCTACTCCATAGAGCGTTCTAACGAGATCGCTGTAGAAACAGGAGAGACATACGAAGGATTTGAAGGCTCTACATACGCTTCTGGTGAGTATTTTGACAAATACATTAACAACAGTTTCCTACCAGAGTCAGATAAGATTAAAGAGCTATTTGAGGGTATGGAACTTCCAACTAAAGAGGACTGGGCAGCCCTTAAAAAGAAAGTTATGAAGGGCGGCATGTATCATAGTTACAGACTATGTATCGCCCCTACAGGATCAATCTCTTATGTACAGTCTAGTACGGCTTCTGTCATGCCTATCATGGAGAGAATTGAAGAGCGTACATACGGAAACAGCAAAACCTACTACCCTATGCCGGGACTGTCCTCTAATAACTGGTTCTTCTTTAAAGAAGCTTATGACATGGATATGTTTAACGTAGTAGACATGATCGCTACAATTCAGCAGCATGTTGACCAAGGGATTAGCTTCACATTGTTCCTTAAGGACACAATGACAACTAGAGACTTAAACAGAATCGACTTGTATGCACATCACAAAGGTATTAAGACCTTGTATTATGCGAGAACAAAAGATACAACTCAAGAAGGATGCCTATCGTGTGTAGTTTAAAAGGTATCTCACTATGAAAAATCAATATGAAACTAAGGAGCGAATATATGGGTGACTTTAACGTAACACCGCAACAGTCAGCAAATGGATTTACGGTACTCGAACTATTCTGCGGAGGAGGACTCTGATGGAGCTTGATAGAGAACTTAGCGAGTTAGGTTATCGTATTCGCAGAGCCATACACCATGGAGAGTGTTTCTACGAGGAGAGCGAGCTACTAAGCTTTCTCTCCGAGCTTAAAAAATTGGAAGAACTAACAAAGAAACATTATGCAGAGAATCAGGAGGAACGTTTAGATGACTGAAAAAATTTACACCGCTGCGGACTGGTCTAAACCAGACGATGACTTTACACAGATGTTTTACAACCAGAATGTCAAACAGTTCTGGCTCCCGGAAGAAATTGCCCTTAACGGTGACTTGCTTACTTGGAAGAATCTTAGTGTACAGGAACAAGATACTTATATGAAGGTTCTGGCTGGTCTTACATTACTAGACACGGAGCAGGGGAACACAGGGATTCCTACCATTGCTGAACATATAAACGGACACCAGCGAAAAGCTGTACTGAACTTCATGGCTATGATGGAAAACTCGGTGCATGCTAAATCGTACAGTAACATTTTCCTTACACTAGCACCTACTGAAAAGATTAATGAAGTATTCGAGTGGGTTAAGAACAACAAGTATCTTCAAAAGAAAGCGAAGATTATTGTATCTGTTTACGAGAGTATTGAAAAAGGTAACGATGCTTCACTATTTATGGCTCTAGTAGCGTCTGTGTTCCTTGAAAGTTTCTTGTTCTATAGTGGTTTCTACTACCCGCTATATTTCTACGGTCAAGGCAAGCTCATGCAGTCAGGAGAGATTATTAACTTAATCATCCGGGATGAAGCAATTCATGGGTCTTATATTGGCTTACTTGCTCAAGAGATTTACAATAAGCAAGATGAAGAAACCCAAGGTGTCTTTAAAGCTAAGGCTATGGAGCTGCTCAGGGCTCTGTACGATATGAGATGGACTATACAGAGGATGTGTACAGTTCAGTAGGTCTGACAGCCGATGTTAAAAAGTTTGTCCGATATAACGGGAATAAGGCTCTTAACAACTTAGGCTGGGAAGGTACCTTTGAAGAGGAAGACGTTAACCCAATTGTTATTAATGGATTGAGCACAAAGACAAAATCCTTTGACTTCTTTTCGATGAAGGGGAATGGATACAAGAAGGCTACAGTAGAGCCACTACAAAACGAAGATTTCTATTTTGGGGAGAGAGACTAATGAGTAAACTTATTCTTTTGAAAAAGCACAATTGTACAGGGTGTGAGCTAGTAGACCTGTACTTGACAAATGAAGGGGCAGACTACCGCACGTATGACGTAGAAGAGGCGCCGGAAATTGCAGCACAGTATGAGGTAATGTCTGTACCAGTCCTCATCAAGCTGGACGATGAGGGGAACGAGCAGGAGCGCATTGTAGGGTACGCCCCTAGTGCTATAAGTGAAATGATTGAGTAAGCAAGGGAGCAGGACTTTATGTCTTGCTCTTTTTTTTTTGTTGACAAACTTTGGTACAGTACGGTAGACTGTAACTATCTTATAAAATACAGGAGGTTACTCATGGCGTATAATGACATGAACGGAAAACTGACTGACCCTAAAGTCAGCGACTACATCAGACTGCTTCAAGACCATATGGAGGTTTACGGAGACACCCGTGTCAGAGCTTACTTTGAGGACGAGTTAGTACACCCTGAAGTTCAAGCAGAACACTATAAGAACGTCTTAGTGCTTAATTTTAAGGAGGAAGAATAATACAGGTCAAATGAGGTTTGCGCTGCAAGGACGGGCATACATTCTTTAAGGAGGTTACACACTAGTGGGAACACAATTAAACACGGAAGAAATTTTCAAAAGTAAAGGTTTGATGTTAATTATTACGGGGGCAACAGCTTTAGTTGAAGAAGAGGGAATGACACCCCGAGAAGCCTTAGAACAACTAGAAAAGGTTAAAAATACGATCTGGGGCGCTCTTAATGAAATCCACGCAGAGCAGGGCGGTAAGAAGTAATGAGGGAATCCCCTTGTATTAAATGTGGAAAGATGACGGATGCAGACATGACAATGTGCTGCGATGGTCGAGAGTGCGGCTGCATGGGACTTCCTATCCATCCGCCTCTGTGTGAGGAGTGTGGAGAGACATTTTTGAGGAGGGCATGGAGTGAGAGGTAGAGCGATCTACCTAACCCGAGAAGAAATGAAAATGATTGAGTTGTGTTTGGGTAATGTGGAACCGGAGGACTTTATTGCTACAGAAAACAAATAGGAGAACTTGGAACCCGATCATAGAGCATACAAAGCATGGCATTCGATACCAGATAAGATTTTCAAAGCATTAAGGGAGGGTGCGGAGTGATGTATAAAAGCAGTACCGTCTATCTTACAAGTAAAGACAAAGAAGTGATTGACGAGTTGATTGAAATGTATTACACCGCTATAAATCCCGATGAAGAAATGGAAGAAGGAATACGCAGAATACGAATGAAAATTGAGAAGTGAAGGAGGGTGTAGAGTGATTGAGGTTATCGTAAAAAGTAAAATTAGCGGCAGATTCAAGAGAGGATTATTCACCGCAAGGCAGTTACAGCCCTTTCCGAACGGGAAAGCCCATCGCCTTTAGGCATGGGATGAAAGTGAGGTTGGATACGGAGTACCACTAAAAATCGCTAAGTTTGTGGTGCTACAGCATACTGGACCTACGAGCAGCCTGTTGATATTGATATTTACCCCTATCAGAAAGGATGATCTAGATTGAAGACAGAGATGACCATTGACGGAGGAGAGCTCACCATTAGTACCGTAGACGGTGTATTTAGTGCCACAATAGACATCGAGACTGGGGAAGTCATAAGCTTTGTATACACAGTAGCGACAGTTCCACAGGTGGCTGCATTCGCAAACAAGGTCAAGACTCGATACAACAAATTTCTTCATAGTAAAGACATTGATGATTTTATCAACTAGGTAGAGGGGTTTCTGCTCCCTACCTTTTTTCCGTTCTATGTTATAATAAGGATATAGGAATATACATACAATTCTGAAAAATACATAGATAGGACGGATTAACATGACTAGGAAGAAGAGTTTGAACATCCACAATACGGATCGTCTCTTTAACCTTAACCTCACGACAAAGCAAGAAGAAGCTGATTTTATCAAGGTTACAAGGTTAAATGAGAAACAGATCGAGAAGGATATGGATGCATTAAAGGCAGCATCGACAAGATACAACAAACGAAACAATAAAAGGTATCTATTGTACAAGCAGCGATACGCAAACGACACAGTTCAAGACAAGGTATTTGATCACGGAGGGCACATTTACTATTACACCACAGACCGGGTACCCTTACCTGTAATCAATAAACTAGCCAGTGTACCTCAGTCGGAGGTGGTATACTACTGTAAGAAAGAGCACACCCTCGAAGATGTTATGAATGTGCAGCTGGCTTCTATGGCTACACAGGTTACTGTAGACGTTCCAATTGTGTTACCAGACATAAACCCTTATGACTACCTGTTTTCCCTTGCACCCTGAGGTATCATGTAGACAAAGTTAAAATCTCCTTCCCAGCTCTAAAGGAAGAAGAGCTGCAAGAGCGTCACAAAGAATACTATGTCTTCTATAATGGCATGTACCACTTAAAAGCGCACTATAAGTATCAGTGCTTCAAATACATTCAGGAACCGCTGTCTACTTGGAAAATGAACATCTGGCTGGTATGTGACTCTAAGATGGATAAGGATATGGTAGAGTCTTTAGTTGTCCGTAATACAAAACGTCTAAAGAAAAAGGCTGACTCGCAGGGAGGTAACTCTGATGGTCAATCGTAAGGAGTTAGCTAGACGAATTGCACATATATTAGGCTATAACATCGGAGAAGTGGAGGAGGTCCTAGCGGTGTCAGAGGATGTCATCGCAGATGCCTTAGCCTCTGGAGAAGAAGTTAAGATGGGAAAACTGTATAAGCTGTTCCTACAGGAACTCCCAGAGAAAAAAGCTTTCGATGGACTTAATAAGAAATACTTTGTTAGAAAGGCGAAGAAGGTACCTAAGTTTAAGCCATTGTCTCGGTTACAGAATATCAGCACAGAGGATACAGAGGAGTGATACTCCTCTTTTTTATGTTGACAATCGGTATATGTTATAGTAAGATTATACACATGAATACACTGTAAAGGAGAGAGCGATAGTGGAAAACTCATCAGTAATATGGGTAGAGGTTCTAAAGCCCTTTGGGTACTACATCGAAGATCACCCTGTTGGAGAAGTTATGCAGGTTGATTTAGTCCACGTAAACGATCTTGTAAAAGACGGGTATGCCAAGATCGTTGTAAACAATATGGGTGAGAACAGTCCAGTTGATAGAAACCTAGACAACTTAGACCCATTCGAAGTACAGCTATCAGAAGAGTAAGGAGGGTACAATATTGAAAGTTTTATTTCTACAAGATCACCTTAAAGAGAACCATGTTAAGCAAGTAGACGGAACTCTTCGTAATGTATACTTCCAAACACAGGCAGGTAAGATTCTTAAACGTACAGCGGAGGAGACCCTCAAGCTGAAAGGGAACGAATACTACATTGACTACGCCTACCAGCTGGTTCCGAAAGTTGTACAAAGAGATAAGTTTAACCGGGCTATACGATACAAGAAAGTAAGTTTAACAGAAGCAAGACCAGAGTTTGAGCTGCTATACGAGAGAATTATCAGGGAGAAGCCAGATATTATAGTCCCACAAGGGAACCTTGGATGCAGTGCATTACTCAAGAAAAATGGAATCAAGTCACTTAGAGGCGTCCCTCAAAAGGTTGTTGTTAGGCACGGTAATGCCTCCCATGAAACATGGGTACTCCCTACATTTAGTATTGAGCACATGTTAGTAGACTACAAGGTCAACAACCTTGTTGCTGCCGATTTTAGCACGTTAGGAAAGTACATTGAACAAGGGGATGTAGCGTTTGAATCGGAGAATCGGGACTACGAATTTGTAGACAGCATCAAGCGGGTTAGAGAAATTTTTAAAACGATCTTGCCCGCTGCTCCTATTGTCGCATGGGACTTAGAGACCAATACGTTACATCCCGAAAAAGCTGGAGCAAAGCCACTCGTTATCTCCTTGTCTTGGCAGGAGGGTACTGGGTGTACCATACCGCTAGAACATAAAGAGTTTACATGGATTCCCGGGCATTTAGCGGAGATATACGAGCACATAAAGGCATTCGTAGCTGACCCAGATATAATCAAAGTAGGTCATAACCTGCAGTACGACATACGGTTCCTACAACTCACTAAAGGGTTTAGAGACTTTCATAACCATCGGGATACCAAGGTCATGTACTACCTACTCGTGGATCAGGATAAAGACGCTTCATTGAAGTTGAGTAACCTGAGCTATGAAATGACTGATATGGGCGGATACGACAAACCCTTAGAAGACTTCAAGAAAAAATACGTAGAAGACTATGTTGCTAAAGAGCGAGCTCGAATCAACCAGTTGAAAGAGGATTACAAGAAAGCAGTAGCTAAAGAAAGAGCCTTAGCCAAAAAGGAGAAAAGGAAAGCGCAATTACCTCCTAAACCAAAGTTCCCTAAAGTTACTCCTCCTGTAAACGAGATAGATGGTAGTGACTTTAACTATGAATGGATTCCTTTAGAAAGCATGTTATCTCCTTACGCATCTGGAGACGTTGACGCTTGTCTACGTATACATAACTTTTTAGAGAAGAAAGGTCAAGCAGAAGAGAACGCTAAAATTCGAAAGCTGTACACTGAGCATTATACAGAGTTGTCCGCATACCTCGCTAAGGTAGAGGCTGCGGGGGTCCAAATGAACACGGATTACACCAGAGGACTTATTGATGCATATACAGAAGAAGAAGACAGACTTCTTCAGCTGATCCGTAAGTTCCCAGAAGTGCAGAGACTTGAAGAAGAGCATGAGGCACTATACATGAAAGGTTTAGAAGAGTGGTCTAAGCCGAAAGCCATGCGGAATGAAGAAATTGCAAAGCTACGTGATAAGTACAAAAAGAAGCTAGTCTTCAACCCAAACTCCTCAGACGACAAACAGAAGGCTCTATATAAGTACACTGGATACAGACTCCCATACAACAAAGAGTTGGTTGTTAAGTCCGCTTTTGAGGATGGAATAAGTGAGGATGAGTTAGAGTGGTATCACTATAAAGCGGATAAGACAGCTTTAGAGTACATCAAAGAGAACTTTGAGGACCTCAAAGAATTAGCTGACCTGCTGCTAACCCACTCGTTGGTTAAGACTCGGAAACAGAACTTTACATATAAGCTGTTAGACTTAGTAAATGACAAGAAGCGGCTGTATGGTACGTTTAACCCTACAGGTACTGAGACTACACGTCTTTCCTCTAGGGACCCTAAGTAGAATTGGGGTATCTCGGTGAATTGCGGGGACATCCTTAGAGCTCCATTTACCAAGCTATACTGGAAACAGATATAGTGGCTGAACTAACTACTCAGGTAAGGTAAAAAGAATGGAGATTGGGCAAGTAAGGTTTTGGTTGTCACCCTAAATATTGGTTGAAGTGCTATATTACATTTAGAAACCAACCAATACTTTAAGAGGTGAAGTTAAAATGAGTTTTAAAGAGATTATGGACGGATTACTTTTAGGAGATGGGTGTTTACGAAAGACAGCTAGAACAGCTAAGTACACTCACTCAGCTAAACACGAGGATTATCTTCTGTGGATTAAAAATTTCTTGGAAAAAGAAGGAGTTTCCTTTACACCTAAGATTTATAGGAAAGACGAAGGAAGAGGAATTTACTATCAGCTCCATTCAAGAGTACATGAAAGGTTAACCGAAGAGTACCATAGGTGGTACACTGAGGAGGGTAAAAAGATATTACCTTCTGACCTAAAATTAACTCCTCTATCTGCTAAGCATTGGTATATAGGGGACGGAGGTTTAGACTCCGACAAGGGTTACTTAAGACAAATAAGTTTTGCCGCTCATTCGTTTTCTTACGAAGAAAGAGATTATTTAGTGGCACAGCTTAAAGAGCTAGGGTTTAAAGCAAGTAACCGAAAAAGAGGTCAGATATGTATAGCTAAAAGTTCCGTTAAAGACTTTATTGATTGGATTGGAGAATGTCCTACTAAGTCTTACGAGTACAAGTGGGAATTAACCAAGTACCAATCAAAACAACCAAAATACCGAAAGCTCTGATGGATAATCCGCAGCCAAGCCTCTGAAATGCCGATAAGTATGAGGAAGGTTCAACGACTAGATTGTGAGCTAGGCAAAGCAATAATCAATCATTAGTGCCGAGAGTTATGTAAACGGGCTGTGTATCTGAAGGAGGAAAAATGGAATTAATCTGGAAAGACATTCCTGAAGCTGAAGGATACGCAATAAGCAACACAGGTAAAGTTAAAAACAAGAGTACAGGTAAAATTTTAAAGACATGGGTTAATAATAGCGGTTATGAGTGTATAAAGATCAACACAAAAAAGGCAAAATTCAGAGATACAATACACCGGATAGTTGCCAAAGCTTTCTGTGAAGGTTATAAGGAAGGGTTAGTGGTAAATCATATTGACACTAATCGACTTAATAACCACGCTTCCAACTTAGAGTGGATGACTTACAAAGAAAGTATCTCAGAAATGAAAGATCGTAATGCGCTGAATACTCATACAGCCAGAGAAGCCCATAAAAAGAACCTGATAAAGAAAGTAGATATGTATAGTAAAGACGGAAAAACTTTCTTAAAAACATTCGATTCTATACGAGAAGCCGCTAAGGAATCGGGTGCTCGTCCTGAAAAGATAACTGAAACAATTAAAGGACGAAGGTTTACTGCGGGAGGGCATCACTGGAAGTACAATAACCCCAAAGACAACTACTCTTACTATACAAAAGGAACACGATGAAAGTATACACTAGCCCGTATACATAGCAAGATATAGTCTACTCCGACTGGTACAGCCAGTGTTAAAGTATCTCGAAAGAGACGGTATACAGGAACTTACAGCAGATTCCAAGGAAGACAGGGAACGTTAAGCGGTTCGACTACAAGCACCCTATTAAACGGATGTTTGTTACAAGCTTCCCGGGAGGAGCCCTATTACAGCTTGACTACAGCTCCCTAGAGTCTCGTATCTTAGGTTTGGCGGCTGGGGACGAAGAGATGACTCAACAGTTCTTAGATGGACGAGACTTGCACAAAGAGACAGCAACCTTCGTATACGGAGTGTCTATGGACCAAGTTACTGAAGACATGCGTTCCATGGCTAAAGCCGTAACATTCGGACTCGCATACGGGGAGACTCCTTTCTCCTTCGCACCGAAAAACAACATGTCCGTTGAAGAAGCTGAAGTCATCTTCCAGAAATACTTCCAGAACAAGCCGAAAGTTAAACAGTTCATTGACGCTACACACGAACAAGTGAAAAAAGATGGTTTTGTAGAGTGTATGCAAGGATTCAGACGGAACCTACGTAATGTGTTCTCACAAGATAAGTCAAAAGTAAACGAAGCCCTACGTCAATCTGTAAACACCAAGATTCAGGGTTCAGGGGCATTCTTAACGAACTCTTCTGTAATTCTGATCATTAAGTTCATTGAGAAGAACAACTTGCGTTCTAAAGTCGTTCTAACAGTACATGACTCCATCGTAATCGACTGCCCGCCGGAAGAAATCCATATCATGGCACATGCAGCTAAACACATCATGGAGAACTTACCTATCGACTGGTTGTTCATCGACTGGAAAGGCGAGAGACTTCGTTATCCAATCAAAGCTGATGTTGAGATCGGTACTAACTACAATGACATGGTTGCTTACGACAAAGATGATCTTAACAGCTTTAAAACGGTCCAGAAATACTGTGACTTCTACTTAGCTAAGAAGGAAATCAAGAACCACAAAGAGACAGGAACTATCACTAAAGAGCGGTATGAGGAGCTTAAAGAGCTTATCGACAGCCGTAAACCAGCTTACCAAGAAGCTGTATAAATTTTTTATAAAATACAGTTGACATACAGCCTTGGTTATAGTAAGATATAAATACAGCGGAGGGGTAATACAGAGTGCTATGCCTCTTCTCTGTCTCTACATAAGCGAGGTGAGAGAGTGTTAGACGTGAATATCGGTAGCCTTGACTTTTACAAGCTAAGGCTCATAGACGAGAACGGACAATTTCAAGAGTATGACCTAGAGGACCTGCTTAGAGTTAACGAAGACAACTACATGCAAGAGATGATCGAACAGCCTTCCAAGTACATCTACTGGTCGTCAGTGTTAGAGCGGCTTAAGTTCTACCAAGAAAGTGTAGAGTTAGAACTAGAGACCGTTGTAGCCAGTCTAGACCAAGAAGCCCGAGATTACCTTAAGGACACAGTACCTAAACCTACAAAAGATATGGTAGAGTCTTATATCAAAAGGCAGCCAGCTTATAAAAGTGTTAGAGATAAGGAAATCCATTATAACTACATTGTAGGCAGGGTGCAGCGTATTGTAAAAGCTTTCGAGCAACGTAAGGACATGCTACAGTCCTACGGTAAACAAGTTATTGATAACCAGCAGTATGGTAGAGGAGCAGGGTCTACTCTAATGTACCCTTCGTATAACCCGCCAAACCCTAATCAATAAATGGGCTATAACTTGTTTATAACAGTTGACATATGTTATAATGTATGTTAGACTGTCATTATAGTAACAAAATATTTTACATACACAGGAGGAGAAAGTTAATATGTCATTCTTAGACATCGTAAACCAAGAAGCAGGAAAGTTAAAAAGCAGCGGTAACACAGACAAAGTAGAGTACCCGAAAACAAAACATGATCGAATCTTCGCAGGAAAGGACAATCAGATCGCTGTACAGATTCTGCCAAGTGCTGATCTAAGCGGGCAATGCTGGAAGAAGATTAGAAAGCTGTATCTTACTACTGTTTCATCTCAAGGCAAAGAAGTGAAAGCCAACTTTATTCTTGATGAGGATGAGAACCCGGGCTCTATGCTTGAGCAGAAATATATGGAGTGGGTTGAACGAGACATTTTACCTAAAGGTCGCTATGGTATCCCTACCCCTAATGAGTTCTATCTTGTAAATGCAGTTCGATTAGTTCAGGATGCTGCGGGTAACTGGACTCAAGAGCGAGACACTACAGGTCAGTTAGTTGTACGGGTACTAGAGCTTAAACCGTCTGCAATGCAGGATATCTTGAATAAGATTCAGAACACTATGTACAACATCTCTAATACACAATTAGCGTTCTTACACCCAGATAAATCGTGTGTAACACAAATTGAGAAACCAGCAGACAACGAGTCTCCTAAAAAATACAAGTTCCATGTATTCCCGCACTTACTTCTTCCACCATTAGGTCAAGGATGGGAACAGCAACTTGAAGACTTAGAAGAGCAAGGTACACCTACAGAACGATTAGTGAACGGAGACAAATGGGTACAAGCGTTTATCGACATGATGGAAGGTCGTAAACCTAATCAAAACCAAGGTCAGAATGCTGCTCCAGCACCGACAGTAAACCCTTACGCTGCACAGCAACCTAATGCTAACCCATTTGCAGGGCAGCCAGCTCCAGCGGCTAATCCGTTAGCAGGTCAGGTACCTCAGCAAAATACATATGGTCAGCCAGCTCCGGCACCAGCAGCACCACAACAACCGAATATTACAATGCCTACTGGAATGGTGAGCCAACACCTCCTCCGGTACAACCACAGGCTAACGCTAACCTAGCGACACCTCCGGTTCAGCCGCAGGCAGCGCCAGTTCAACCAGCTCAGCCTACAGGGGGGTTAGTATCAGACCCATTACCGACTGATTTCGGTACCACTCATCAGGTAGGTTCAGACCCTGCTAACGAAGTTCCATTACACAGTGTAGAGACTAACAGCAATGGTCTTTTAGATGTTAATGCACTTCTTCAACAGGAAGTAGGAGACCTGCCAACTGAGTAAATGAATAGAGCCTAGTGTAACAACTAGGCTTTCTATATCAAATTTTATACATACAAGAAGTAAGAAACACTGGAGGGAAAACATTTGGCAAAGAAGAAAAAACAGAATAATGTATCCGTAGACATTGACTTATCGTCTCTAGCACAGGACGCAGGGCTAACTATCCTCAGAGATTCAGAGTACGCATTAGTTAAGGATAGACTCCCTACTTTCCTACCGAGAATTGATAAGTCTTCGGAGGCGGTTTACCGTTTGGTCGTATGATAGAAGTTGCAGGGGTTCCGGGTGGAGGTAAGTCTACATTGGCGTTCCACATAGCCCGAGTAGGCACTCAATTAGGGTGCATTGTCGTGCTTATTGACGTGGAAGGTACAGCTGACCGGGTACGTTTAGCAGAACTAGGTATTGATATTAGCAAAGTTCTTGTTAAGCAGCCTGATCTAGAGAAGGACATCGCTCTTACCGTTGAAGAGATCGGTAGAACGGTTGAACAGTGTCTTGAGATTTTCGGTAAGAAATACCCGGGTGTTCCTGTAGTATTCGTTTGGGACTCGGTAGGTATCACCCCGAGTGAAGGTGAGCTGGACAAAGACTATGGTGAAAAGAACGTAGGTATGCGTGCAAAAGCCATTACCCAGTTCATCACCAAAGTAGCTCCGCAGGTGACAGCACAGAAAGCAATGCTTATCGGCATTAACCAAATTCGGGCGGATATCGGCGGAAACACAATGTTCCCTACAATGTCTGTTCCGGGGGGTAAAGCTTGGGAGCACTATGCAAGTCTACGTCTGGAAATCCAAAAGAAGGCTGCGATTAAAAAGGGTACAGAGAAGATCGGACATGAACTTGGAGTAAAAGTTAACAAGTCCAAAGTCTCTCGTCCACACCAGATCGCACTCGGATACCTCATCTCAGATAATGGTCTGGACTACGAGTATAACCTCGCTAAGATGGCAGAGGCAGACGGACTCTTAAACTCTGTAGGTCAGAGCTATGAACACGTAGACCGATATGGTGAAATACATAAGAAGAAGAAAGACAACTTTATTGAATGGCTTAAAACGCCTGATGGTCAGCACGTCCGGGAAGAGCTGCTAAACGCATTAATTGAGCATGAGTACCCGGGCGGTACATATCCAGCATTTGAAAATGATTCCTTAGACATCTCAGGGTGGATCGACAAAGTAGAGAGACAGGTTCCACAACCGCTAGACTTAGATAAGCCTGTTACAGAGAGCACCAATGTTGATGATTTATTGAACACTGATGGAGAAGGGTAACTCCCTTCTCTCCTAATTATTAAGAAGGGCGGGTCCAGTATTGCAGAAGAGAAGGCATGGCGATATTGTAGCCAATACTCTACAGTATTATAGGGAGAGAACAAAAAGCAATAACGACAGAACCCCACACCTCTATCTTGACATCAAGAAGAAGCTACAAAAGATTGCTGAAGAAGGTAAGCGTGTCCTTATCGACACTAAAGACTCCTACAGTGTTCAAACAGTATGCTTGAAATTTGATTACATCTCGGATAGATGGGCAAGGGGCACGTCAATCTGTTACTTAGATGGTAAAGAAGTGAAGGTTCCTTATACAATCCATTACTCTGACATTGTGTGCAGCCGCATGAATGTCAAAGTAATCATGGAGGGGGATAACCCTTTTGAGAGACCTCAATAAAGAGCAGGAGCAAATCTTGAATGGCAACCGTTTTATGGTGAATACAAACGAAGCTACAGGAGTGTTCCTTCGGGACGTGGATAAGTTGATGCACCAGTACCGTAACCTACGAATGAGTGTATACAATCAGTTTAAAGACTGCTTACCGGACCCAGTATCCCGGGAGGAGCTTAGGAGCTACATTGATGAGCAGTTCGTCCGTCTTGTGAAGGAGTACGATATCAATGGTCCTGTAGATTTCCCCGGGTACATAAAGACCAAACTAACTTACAGAGTTAAGCACTCTTACATCAAAGGGGAGTACCGGGACAGACACAGGGTGTTTGTAACAAAGAATGAGTTCGATGTTTCTACACTGATTGAAAGAACGCCTAGCTTAGACGAAGAGTTGGACTACTATGAAGTGTTGGAGTACACGCTGCATGATGTGAACTTGACTAATCTTGAAAAAGAGGTATTGTTTTATATTCTACAGGAGCTAACAGACTCTCAGATAGAGCAGAAAGTGAAAGAGTCCTTTGCAGATGAGTATAAACTTAGTACCTCCGAGATACGTACAACGATTAAACTGATGCAGACATTCTTAAGAACAAAGCTCGAAGAAGCTTTGAAGAAGTAAGTGCTATATTATACAAGTAAACCACGAAGAAGGGATGATCGACATGGCTGAGAACAAAAATGCCCAAGTGCAAGAGGTAGAGATTCCAACAGAAGCTCCTAAAGTGTCTTCTAAGCTAGTTGTTACAACTATCATCTACCTAATTGCGATTGTCAACGCTGCCGCAGCTTTCCTTGGTTTTGATTTTAATATTCCAACAAACTACGACTTTATCTATGATGGCGTTTCTCTAGTGTTCTTTGCAGGAAGCTTTTTCCACGCATACTGGAAGAACAATGACATCACTAAAAAAGCTCGTATCAAAGCAGAGGTAGCTAAACAAGTTGATCTTAAGAAATAATAACCTTATGGAAGGAGATATTAACTCATGAAAATTTCAGAAGCGATGGCTCAAGGAACTGTTACTCTTAACCCAGGTGACTATCTTGCAGCTAACACAGATTCAGTAGGATACCTGCCTACATATAAAGACACAAGCGATCTACACAGAGGTCAGTACCTCTTCAAGGTAGTGAGCGCAGACTCTGGTCTGGATGTTATCCCGGTTGTAATGGCTGAAGATGGCAAGTCCTTTGTAGAAGTTCCTGAGCGCCCGATCATTTCTCAGAGAGGTAATGTAATTTCTTACATGACTACTCGTAATGATCCTATATTTAAAGACGGCTACCGCCCGGCGCATGCACACGTAGTAGAAAACATCCCATCTGGTGAAGAAGCACGTAATATTCTTGCCACTTTCATTGCCTTTGTTGGCAGCGAGTACGGTATGGGTGTTAATGACTTCAACATTGAAGGTCCTGACTATCTGAATACTGGAGCAGCACCAGAAGAGCCAGCACCAGAAGAGCCAGCACCAGAAGAGCCAGCACCAGAAGAGCCAGCACCAGAGGAACCACAAGCTTAATACAGTGGTACTATAGTCCTAGTATAACAAATACTAAGATAGTACCACACACCAAGAATGGAAGGGGCTATAGCCCCTTCTTTTTTATATGTTAAAAACCTGAAATATTTTTAATATTTTTATTGACTATTTTAAAGAGCCCTGATAGAATATAGTTACAGGGTAAGAAACCTGTAGAAATGGAGGGAGATAATGGACAACAAACTGACCTTGCGAGTCTTTGTGCCCACAACGTTTGAGGGTGTAACAAGTGTTGCAATCTTAGAAGAGATTATACACCCTAATGTACACCTCGATGTTCGATATACACGGCACTTAGATTTTCGAGAACACTGGGAGTTCCACGGAGCAGACATTGTTCTGATACTGGGGTTGGCTTACAGAGGCTATACACTCCCGGAAGAGTTTTATACCGAAGTCGATGTGCCCTTTATGGACTTCCACCATGGCAGTACATACGGAAAACCTATTGAAGGCCGCCACATCCAGTCAATCGTTACGGAAGACGCAGACCCCATCTATGAGTTATGCCACCACATGCGTTCGTTCCCCGATCAGAGCTTATTGTCCAAGAACGTTACGATCACAGACAAAGCATGGCAGATGATTAATGCAGTGAACAGCTATCGGACGTGGACTTGGGAAGGTAACGATATTGTCCGGTTGCTTCTTGCGTTGTATCACGCCAGCTACACATTGATGCCGGGAGCTATCAGAGGAAACAGCTTAGAAGAGACAGTTAAGAAGAACGCCATTGTCATTAAAGGGCAGATGGAGAAACTCAAAGCTTATATCGCTAGGAAGAAAGAAGTTACTCAGACATATACAGTAGACATTAATGGTACACACTGTCTGCTGAAAGTTGTGTTTGCAGACGAATACATAAACGAATTGGCTAATGAACTACTAAATGATGAAAAGACTTCGATGCCAGTTATTGTTTGTGTGGGAAGGGCTACGAAATCAAATGATATGTTTTCTATTCGTACAAAGCGTATACACGCCGGGCAGGTTGCTAACCTGATAAACGAGGGGAACGGTAAAGAAGAAGTCGGTACTGTATTTGTAGACGTAGGCTATGCGGAACTTATGGGGAAAAGTATTATTGCAGCGCTTACCCGTAATGTACAGTAAGATTACAAGGTATGTTATAATAAAACACAGGGAGGAACTTAATATGGTGGAAGTATTAGATCAGTTGGTAGGTAGTTATGGGGTTACTACGGATGAGGAGTTCGGTAAAATCGTAGATACACTACTTAAAGTTGGTAGAGTTGTGCAAGATCAAGAAAGACCGAGCCATCAAGCAGAGCTTATCATCCAAAAGTTCGAGGTGCCTACGCCGGATGGGAAAACAAAGTGCTACGACCTCTGGTATCAAACACGTACACCCTTTTCACCTAAAGAAATGTGCTGCTCTTTTGGTTTCGAGGAGACAGACAGAAAATATATCTAGGAGTGAGAGATATTGAGCGATAAACGTTTAAGTGCTGAGGAGAAAACAATACTAGGTACCGAGAATGGAGCTAAGGCAGCTTTAATGGGGTATCTTATGGCAGAACGAGGTAAGTGCGCTCCAGCGGTCTTTAACAAGTATGCTAAGCGATTAGGCTTTAGTAAAGTAAACATTGCTGAGATGAAGAAACTTCAATCTGACATTGAAAACGACACTGTATTATACAGCATCTATGGGAAAGCATACCAGCGTGTCATCAAACTTGAAGACATCCCTACTGCTTACGACAGCGTACCTGAAATGAGAGAGGAAGACGCATTTTCTCAGGTCACCCCTTACGTAGTGTCCAATGAAGCAAATAATGCATTCCTGAGAGAGTTAAGAAGTTTGCAGCGTAAGGGCGCCCATATGGAGCTGCTGTTTAAAGGACTTAAACATTACCTCGTAGAAGAGCTTAAAGGGATGCCGAGAGCTAAATATTTAAAGACTCCGGTACCTAAGCCTCGAAAGGGAGATAAGAGCCTCATCCTCGCCTTCTCAGACTGGCATATCGGTGCCCTAGTTTTCAACGAAGACACCGGGGGATACGACTTCAAGAAGCTCACAACTCAGATGGGCGAAGTTACAGAGTTTGTGCTTGGTTTAGTTGAAGAACTAGGCATTAAGCACCTATACATATTCCACGTTGGGGATGTCATCGAACATATCTCCATGAGAAACGTGAACCAAGCTTTTGAAGCAGAGTTCCCGGCTACAGAACAGATTGCTAAGGGAACACGGCTGCTGATTGACATACTTAAAAACATATCCGCACATATTCATGTTACCTTCGGAATGGTTGCTGGTAACCACGACCGTTTCAACGGGAACAAGAACGACAAAGTGTATAACGACAACGTAGTATACTTAATCCTTGAGACACTTATTATGTCCCAAGAGGAATTTGGAGCGCTACCTAACGTCACTATTATTGACAACAGGGCTGACACTTATGAATTTACCCAAAAGGTAGCAGGTCAAAACATAAAAGTTAAGCACGGAGAGTATGAAAAGAAAAAAGACGATCAAAAAATTCCAAAACACATCAAAGAAGAACCTATCGACCTGTATATCATGGGACACATACATACAAACAGATTCGTACAAGAAGACTACTCTAGATTCCATGTGTACACTGGTTCTACAATGGGAGCGAATAACTACTCCAAAGAACTTAACTTCCCGACCACAGCAGCCTCTCAGTTAGCAGTAGTTTTGACGGAAGGAAGCTCAACAAGAATGTTTATCCCAATTATGTTTAATAAAGACGGAAAATTAGATTAATTAGGAGGATGTAAATGGAGACACTAACTGCTTTTGCTGTAACTATGTATGGGGTCGTTATAGCTTCCTTATTCGCTAACCTCCTTCAGCAATGGAGAGAAACTAAGGAGCTTAAACAGAAGGGGAAGACCCCGTTGACCGGAAAGAATACAGCCACGGTTACCTGTGCAGCACTTGGGGAAGCTGTAGTCGTCACCCTTGTATTTTTAGCTCTAGCCGCTGTACCGGCTACACTAGGTATTTGGGAACTAGGGGCGGCTGCTGTAGGCTGCTATCTTATTAAAGAGCCTGCTGCATATCTCTCCGCTTGGGCGTGCTGGTCAGTATTTCTGAAGTTCGAGAAGCGTAAAAGAGTAGCAGAGCTTAAAAAAGATCAAAAAGGAGCCATTTAAGGCTCTTTTTTCTATATTATAGTAGACACATCCCTGTAGCTATGCTATACTAAGGCTATAAAATACAGAGGAGTGATCTGGATGTTTAAGGAGAGAAAGGTAAAGATATTTGACTCTGAAATAATCAAGGAGAGTTATATCATCACATTAGACCAGTACCGGATAAATACTACCGGATATGACTATGATGAGGACTACGAAGTTAGTTGGGACTACGTAGGGAGTATTACTGGGGTGATCTCAGAAGCTTCGGAGGACTTGTTCACGGTAGTGTATTTAAGCCCCCGAGTACACGGACAGACTTGTGAGTACAATATATGCATTGATGAGGTTGTAGAAGGGGATTTACTTCCAAAGGATGATACTATAAGCATTATGTATAAAATCGTAGGAGTAACAGACCGAATAAAAGGAGTATCAATAAGTCAGAAGGAGTGATCTTATGAACGAGAAAGACATGGCACTACCTAACCCGGAACTGTTGACATACATTCAAACCGGAGTTTTATGGATAAAAGACGATCCTACTTATGTCATAGACCTTATCAGAAAAGAAAATATAGCTATTGTTCACGTGTTTGCTGTTCATGACAAGACGGCTCAAAGACCTAAGAAAAGGGCAGTGCAAATAAAGCAGCAGACAACCCGATTCAGTAACAAGACTAGGCTAGGTGAGATGGCTAATAAGTACCTACCTGCAAAGACTATAGAAAAGTGGGTGGTAAACCCTCCGCTGTTTACAGCACCTATAGTGCAGGGGTACCGAGATACCTTCTCTCAAAGACAAGAACCTGGGTTCTTTGAACGAGAGCCGGACACCGAGACGACCTTTAATGGGGAACGTAGGATCATTAGAGGAAAAAATACAGGAGTGTTTATCGGGTTGTCCTCTATTGTATGGGAAGACAAGATCAGAATATCTAAGGAGTCCCTTGTACAAGCGATCAATCAGTATAGGCAGGGTAACTCTTTCTATAACTTTACAGATAGGGACGATGACCCGAATAACCCGTTATCGAGCGGCTACAATAACCTATAAAGAGGTAACAGAGTTACTGGCTGCTAGGCTCCGGCTTAGCAGCTTTTTGTGTACATAACCCAGACAATATTAGGAGGGAAATGTTATGAAAAAGTTATACGAGGCAGAAATTAAAGAATTAATTTTAAAAAAGAGGCATATATTTGTGTCAAACGGGAATAGTAATAGTACCATCCTATTCGAGAAGGCAATTGTTATAGGCTCCACAATCGCAGACTGTATCATCTTCTCTGAGGATAGAGGGATTATCGGTATAGAGATAAAAACAGAGTATGACAACACTAGACGGCTTAACAAACAGCTGAAGAACTACAGCCTTGTATGCGACTACGTTTATGTACTGTGTCACGATAATCACGTAGAGAAGACTGAGGAGATACTTCTCAAAAATAATCATCATCATGTGGGGATACTAGCATATACTGAATTTAGAGGGGAGGCAGTACTAGGGGTTTATAAGGGAGCTGCTCACTCGCCATCCAAGAATGTTAGAATGGCGTATCAGATGCTGTGGAAAGAAGAAATATCTAACATACTAGGCAGCTTTAAGAAACAGATGAAGACCTTGGAAGAACAAGGACTATCAGTAGACACTGCAAAGAGTAGGTCAAATGGTTTACACGGACTTTACACCCAGTCTAACGCATCTAAGAAGTACCTTACGAAGAGTAACATGATAAACATGATCGTAGGGCGGCTAGGCGAGCACTCTGCTAACTGTCTACTGTGTGACATCTTTATATCCGGCAGGATGCACCCTGATAGAAATTTAAAATTTCATTATTTTAAGCAGTCCGGTAAATAGAGGAAGTTTACATTGTAATCATGCCATGATATACTTCCTGTATAAAGTCTTTTGAGAACAGATAAACTAAAAATAAAAAACCGAAGGAGAGATACACAATGACTGTACACATGAATTTAGTTAAATACGCAGGAGACTTTTGGGTGACTTTAGCTGACTATACGCATACTAGGAGTGTTGAGAAATACTCAGATCATGCATCTGTAAAATCTGCGATCCGTACTGCGGTAGTTAGAGAAGGGGCAGATAAATACATCGCTTTTAGAGGAGAAGCACAAATTAAGGGTATTATTAGAGAAAATAAGGACAACAAGATGTTCTATCCTGAAGATTTTCAAGGACATACTCGTGCTGCTTTAATTCATTGGAGTATGCTTGATATGCTCAATAACCGATTCAAAGTAGAAAAAGGTAAAGAGCAGGCATTCGCTCGCTTTATGGAAGAGGCAGAGGAGTATATGGAGACTCTAGCTACCCCTACCGAGGAATCTACAGGACTTTTCGATAACAGGTCTGCAATGCTAAAGAGCTTACGACAAGACCTAAGCTTATTGGATAAAGAAATTGAAGTTAAAATGAATAATCGAGAGAAGATACTACAAGCTATAAACGCTCTAGAGGGTCTCGACTTAGAGAATATCCAGTAAGTATGATACAATATGAATACAGAGTATAGGAGGTGACATTTTGTAAAAAAGTGTTGCCTTTTTCTTTTATACACTGTATAATATACATAAGACATATAGGTGGTTACAGACTATGGCAAAAAAGAAAAAACCAAATTCAGTAACAAGAGCAATGTCTCGGGGTGTCGGAGCCCGAGGAACGTCAGCAACACCTAACTCCGGTAAAGATGCCTATAATCAGGCGAGAAAGAGCACTAAAGGGCATTACAGAGTAGAGTTCACAGAGGTATTTGAGCGGATGACTGAGAAGGATATAGAGCTAAGGAAGACATACGGTATAGACTTAGTTGCAGGGAACCTAAAGGTACCTACAGACATGGTTACACTCCGAGCTAAGAAGAAAACAGGAGAACAGACTCTAACTTCTCTAGATGAGGTGTACTATGTTAAGGTTGGTCAGGAGACCTGCGGAAAGCTGTCTATACGTACACAGAGGCTATGGAAAAGCAGTAACCTTATATTTGTATTCCAGATCAAGAAAACCGCTCTAAAGCCGCCACAGAAAGCTTTTAGCCGCAACAAGGGGTTTAAGAAACGAACCACCAGTCAGAAAAGCCAGGCTAGTAGAAATTCCTATAATAAACGCAGAGGAGGAAAGAATTAGTGGTTGAGAAAAAATATTTTGAAGTCACTCTAGACTTTAAGGGGAAACCTTTTCTATTTGATGAGTCCTCTTTGACGGCGCTTAAAGAAAGTTATCTCGGACTTGGTCGTGGAACAATAGGGCTTTACTTCGGAGAAGACTCTAAACTAAGTGACACAAGAACAGGGTCAGAGGTAAACTGCTCTGCCGTGGAACTGTGGAACCTCTTGAGGAAAGCAGAGGGTAAATTAAAAGAACTTAGACAAGAGTTCCATAAGGAGCAGCTAAGGGAACTGCGTGAACAGAGTGCGGAGGCTGAAAGAATAAAACGGAACCAAAAGCATAAAGAGGAAGTTGAGCGTGTGGCTAGAGAGCAGCTCTTCGATGCAGGGTTCCGTAGAGTGAAGGTACTTTACCATGATGAGAAATATATTCAGCTCAAAGGGGAAAAGAGACATTGGTTTAGCAAGCGTAGTTATGTTAAAACTTTTGAGATTGTAACAAAAAAGACTACGGACAACTTTGGCTATGCCGGAGATTGGTTCCTAATGCCAGTTAGTAAAGGGATGCTGTAAAATGAATAAGTACACTCAATTTGAAGTCCTGTTCAAAGGAGAATCATTCACCGTAACCATGGGGCTGATCGAATACTTTGAGAAACAGGCATATAGTAACCCTGTAGGAGAGATAGATGTAGAGTTTCTAGACGGGAGAGTTCGTAAATGGTACGGAACAGACCTGATTATTTTTTGTAGGAATGCAACCAAAGCGTATCACCAGCTAATCTATGAAGACCTTAAAGGTAATGAAAACGCCTATGTAAAGCGTATGCGAAAAGAGAAAGACCCCTATGGAAAGGACGATGACGATGATTATTAATGGACTAAAAGAGTATAAAGGCACGCTTAAGAAGCTAGACAACTTACTGAAAGATACAGCTAGAGGCATTCAAGGTGTGTATTACACAAACAGTTTCTTCAGCCAGAGATACCTTACAAAAGCTTTCGCTATTGCAGACCACCTAAGCATTGCAGACAATAGTGTCAACCTCAAGATCGTTACAAGAGTTGAGAAAGCAGGCATCTTAGAGATGAATAATACTAGTGATATGCTGTTGGACTACGCTGCGGGAGAAGTCAAGGCGTTTTCTCTAGACCCGAAGGAAGCTTACGCACACAACCCTACAACACCTATCCCGGAGCCTATATCAGTAAACATGGCATTATTTCCTTTTGACATTGAGCTATTCATGAAAGACCCGGAGGTTACATACCAAGAGGTCACAATCGCTGGAAGTAAGTTTACATTGATAAACCTACACCAAGTATTAGATCAAGAAAAAGAGCTGGAACAGACGGTATCACTGTTATTCGGAGAACGAGACAAACTTAACTTCTTCTCTCATTTCCTCAACAAGACTTTAACATCCAGAGACACTAAGCTAATACTAGACCTGATCGTGGATGAGAATATCACAGGTAGGGCGGTCAAGTCTGTGAGCTATCGTAACGAAGAAGGAGTAATCAGCCAAGTATTCCCTTACGAAGAGCTTATCAATTCTTATAGAAACTCTAACGGGCATTACATCTTCGGCACAGGTCATGGGTACATGAGAATCCCTAAAGATAACCTCCATAAGTACCAAATGACTGTAGATGCGTTTAGTGACTCAAAAAGCCTAGAATATCAGCTAGTTCTAGAGTCGGCTAAGAGTAGAATTATTCTAAATATGGACTAGGGGGTAATCGTATGCCACCCCAAGATAAAAATGGCAAGTATATAACAGACTGTAATATAGTGTACTACTTCAAGACCGTAGATGAGAGGATCGTCTCCAAAGAGCATCAATCTTTCGAAGATATGCAGGTAATCTCGGACGACTTCTATCAACCGTATATCGAGATGTCCACTAGAATGAGAGACGAACCTAGGAAGCCAAAGTTCCGAAGTCTATCGCAGGCAATGATTCGTAAAAGAAAGTAGTCTAAATCAAAAAACAAGGAGAGGTTACTATGTATGCAAAGTTTACAGGAAGACAGTATGAGGCGTATAAAAAACTTAGAGAGGACTACCGCATTCAGGACTATGCTCTTCAAGTGATCTATAGGTATCACGGCACATTAGACTGGGAGGCGGGACCTTATGCGCCTTTAAACGGGGTAGAGAGATATTCTCTAGTTCAAGCGGTTGTTAATGACCATTATGAAGTTCGTCTTACATTCGTAGAGAAGTTAGAAAACATGATCAAGGATCAGACTAACAAAGTAGATAGCCTGACAGAGAGATTAGACAGTAGTCAGCATACTTTATCAGGACCATTAACTGAGTATATTATCCCTGAAGTACAGACAGAGCGGGAGATAGCCTTAGCTGAGCATAATGTACTTAGAGATGTTTACTTGAAATACATTGAGGAGCAAGAGGGGTCACGGTACGAAGCTAAGAGGCGATTAAATATCCTTCTAGGCGAGGTCCCGGAGCCTACAGATGATGATGATGATAATGATGATGAAGAGCGGTACCCCTACGATATTGATGAGGATGATGAAGAAATCGTACGCAACCCGCCTGCCTCAATCCGCAGAGACATCCCGTTTACTGATAAGATAGAAAATAAGGAGGGTAACGATGAGTGATAAAAGAGAACGTCCTTGGGACATAAGTAAGTACATTTCCGACACGAGAGACAAGGACCCTGAACCCGTCTGTAAGTCCCATGTCGAAGGGTTGTCCGAACTAAGTCCACTAGAAGCTGAGATGCATTTCCCAAGCTTACCAAAACCGTTTTCGATATCTGATGAGGATGTTAATTACCTCTTCTCTAAAGAAGCGTCAAACACAGAGTCCCGTAAGCGGCTTAGAAAAGAGCTAAAAGCTTACCGAGAGGCAAAAGCAAAGTGGGAAAGGGAAAGAGAAAGAGCAGAAGAGACCGAGTAATCGGTCTTTTTTCTTTGTTTAGAGCGATGGTTCAAGAAACAAAAAATCTAACAAAATAGTGTATAATAGAGATAGAGGGTAAACAGGTTTTTCTGTAAAGGTCTTAAACAAGGAGTGTTCGTTCAAGATTTTATCTTATCTTGAATTGTCTAAAAGTCAACAATGTTGTGAGTTTTTCATTAAAATTTACTGAATATTGAAAATATCTTGAACGATTTACTATATTAGTGTAGAGACCTTGATATATCAAGCTTTACCGCTATTTAATAAATACACAATATTGGAAGGGTTGAACTAAAATGGCAGATAAGAAAGACAATAAAAAGAAGTCCATGGGCTCCAGTAGCGTACTTGTACAGCTGTATAACAACAGGAAGCTGGCAACAAAAGTAGATAACATGCTGGATGAAGGGCAGACCTACGATTACATTATCGACTTCTGTAAAGAAAATGGGCTGAGTATTTCAAAAGCATCTTTGACTAACTATAAGAAAAAGCGGGAAGAATCTATACAGACAGGTAAACCGCTGTTGCAGCTGCTGGATAAACGTGCAAAGGACAACGTTACATACATAACAGAAAAGAAAGTAGAGGCTTTCAAGGAGAAACAGTCTGAGAAAGGATCATCAGAGGACGGACATTCTCCGGCAACTATCCACGAATTTGATAAGATGGACTCTATTTTCCACGATATTGAACTGTTAGACGATATCATCCGAAAAGGAGCCAAGGGGCTTAAGCAGTTTGATGTAGTGGACACTCCACTTGCAATGAAGGCAATCGAATTAAAAGCAAAGATCACGAACAACCAGCTTAACGGCTTGTCTATTGCAGGGCTTAGAGAGCTAAAGCTGCGTCAACAAGCGAGAGCATCTGCATTAATGGAAGTTATCATGAAGTACGTACCAGAGGAGCAGCATGACTCTTTATTCGAGGATATGGACGCCGCAGAAAAAGCATTCTATGAGAACCTTGATCTGACTGAAGAGGACAAACGTATCAGTAGAGCCTTAGAGCAAAGTGGGTTTGGGCTAGAGTAACTTGAGGAAGGAGAATGATAATGGCTACGTTAGACCCAGTTGAATACATATCGCTGCCTTTCGCAGTGTACACAACATTAGAAGAGAAGTTACAGGCATTATTAAATGGAGAGATGCTGCTTATTAAGAAGTTTGAGCAGCGGGAAGGTGCGGACGTACTTGTTCGACTGGAGAAGAAGAAATTCACCGTCACCCAGATTTCCTACGATGTTACATATACCGATAGGAACCCTCGATTCTGGGCTACATTTAACATAGGGATAAACGACCTATCTCTGTTTACCTGCTTTAAATTTGAGGAAGAGCTGTTTACCCATACAAACCTATTCCAGTTAAATGATAACGTATGGTACACAAGTGAGGACGGTCGTAAGGATACTGCTCTAGTAGAGGAAGTGTACGTGTCAGTTACAGACCCTACGAAGTACGCATATAAGTTGTCCCGGGATGATGGGTTATACGCTGAAGAAGATTTATCACAAAACAAATACGCATAAGGAACGGATACAGGGTGCTTAGGACATCCTGTATTTTTTTTTTTTTATAAAAATCGTTGACAGTAACAAGGCTGTATGATATTCTCTAAATATAGAAATTACATAAGCCTAGAGGAGGACGAAAATGTGGAAAAGAATAAGAAGGTTGCCCCAATACGTATTGTAGCAGAGGAAGGAAATACAGGGGAGTTTACCCGAGAGGACATTAAACTGATTGAGTCGATGTATGTTGCAGGTAAGCCTATTGCAGACATTGAGGCAGCACTTAACATCTCAAGAGGAACATTATATAGCTACCTAGACCGTATGGGAGTGCAGCGCCGTATGGGTGCACCTATGACATCCTCTACCCGTAAGCTACTCACAATGAGTAAAGAGGACCAGGAAACACTGATTCAGAGGTATGTTTCTGGAGAGAGAACCCAAGACCTACAGAAAGAGTACGGCATCACAAAGCACGCATTATACAGTCTTTTAGACCGTGAAGGAGTACCTCGTAGAGGGCGAACAGGTAAAAGAACAAAGGCTAACTTCATTACAAGTTCTAAATCACTGACAGTACCTCAACCTCTTGTAGATGTTCCTGCTATGCGTATCGAACGGGTTGGGGATGCGCTACACATCAACATCTCTCAGCAGCCGGACTGTCCAGTTACAGAAGTGAGGGTAACATTCGATAAGGAGTGAGAGGTATGACACCTTTAGAAGTACAGGAACGATTAAAGAAAGAAAAGCTGATGAACAGATTACAGCAGATGATCATTACAGGGGCTGCACCGGAGGGTCATATCCCCTTCTTACGAAAAAAGGTAGAGGAACTTAAAATTGAATTGGAGGGACTTTGATGAAGAAATTTCTTCTAGCTCCTGCGCTGCTCCTAGCGCTTGCCGGGTGCTCAGGGAACACAGAAGAGGCTACCAAGGATGTTGACTGGGACACTGACAGGTTTACAGAGGTAGCGCAGGACGAGTTATTTGATGATTGGTCCTATGTCAAGACTACTCAGGACAATGTTACAGGCTGCCAGTATATACTAACATACAAAGATGTTGTCACTCCGGTCCTTAAAGAAGATGGAAAACCTTACTGCGTTAAGAAATAAAAATAAGGAGGACTCTGTACGTGAAATGTGACTTTTGTAAACAGGAAATGATTGAATCCTCCGCAGAGTGTGTGCTATGCGGTGGGGAGGGGTGTGGATTCTGTTCAAATACAGGTAAACTTAGGATTACAGGGTGTAATAATCCTTTGTGTACCCCTCCTGATCTCTCCTTAGAGTTCGATGACGAGCTAGATGATGAATACTTTGTCCCTTGCACTCAAGAAGAAGCCACCCATATCAGAGTCGTTGAGGAGGATTTGTCCGGGACAGGTTTAACTTACGGAGAAGTATACGAATACCTTTATGATGATCACCCCTCAGAAGAAACACATTATATCATCCAAGACAACGGAGTACCCTTCTACGACTTCGAATGTGTAATTGACGTAACGTATTTAAAGCAGGTATAACTTCATCTCCAAGGGGTAAGTTATATGTATTGACACGGTAACTTACCCTGTATCATTTTTTTTTTCTAAAAAGGTGTTGACTAAAAGAAAACATCGTGTTATAGTTAAGGTAACAAATGAGTTACAGAAACAGGAGGGATGGAAATGAGACAAGAGACTGTATTCAAAAAAGACAATGACGTAGCGATGGTATTCATGAATGAAAGTGGAAAGGTAGTAATCAAAAAAGGTAATGAGACTCGGGTGTTCAACCAAAGTGTGGGCTTCGATGACGTAGTAGAGAGCTTTCGAGAGGGTGGCTGGGTTGAAGGTGGGTTCGAGGACAGCAAGCGAGACATTAAAGCAGAGGTTCAAGCGCCCATTGACAGCCTTACAGAGCCTGAAGGATTTAAAGTTATATCGTCTGAAGAACCCCATATGGCTGTAGCTAAAACAGGCACAGGAACATCATATTTAGCAGAAGCAGCTCAAAACTCCTTAGATCAGGAGGTAAGCCTAGAAATTATCCAAAAAGTGGACCAATACATTGAGTTGCATAAACAGGCAGCAGAACTCAAGAGTCGTATGGAAGAACTTAAAAAACCTGTACGTACCTATATGCTAGAGAACAATCATAAGAAAATTAAAGGAACAAGAGGTGGATCGGTGGTTCTTCAAGACGCTACAGCGTCTAACTCAACAGCTATTTATTCTAACTACGAGCTTGGTGACATCGCACCTCTAGTTTCTGCAGACTTCTTGAACAAGGTCACTGAGAGCAGAATTAACTCCGAGAAGCTTGAAGGACTGCTTAAGACTCACGAGGGCTTGGATAAGGAGACTATCGAGAAGATCAAAGAAGCAAAGATCGTAAAACCGGGAACACCTCGCTTCACAGTTAAAAAATAGGAGGGGCATGCACATGAGTATGAAGATTAACAGGTTAAAGCGGGAAAAGACAGAGTACCGAGATAAGAAAGGTACAGTTATTCGGGATGAGGATACTATACTATGGGAGAGCCAAATCTATGAGGTCTACAAAGACCCCTTTATAGCTGACTGGGTGCTAGACAACGTCCTTGGGGCACCTATCTCTCTAAAGGAGGTGCATAACCAAGTTTCTGTAGTTGTTGTCAAAGAAATCCCCGGACTATCAGAAAGTATAGAAAAAGAAGCTATGAAGCACCAGAAGCTTTTAACCCTAAGACTGGCTACTATGGAGAGTGAAGAACGTATCCTTCTCATTATGTTCTACGAGCAGTACGTGCAGATAGCGATTTCTGAAGGGTTGACACCTAAGTCGATGTTAGATTTTATTGATGAGGACCTAGAGAGTATGGCAGAGGATGTACTAAACGGTTTAGAGAAAGGATTGAATAACTAATGGAAAAGACGTATAAAGTAGAGGTAGATATTACACAGCGGTTTACTACAACAGTTACAGTGACTGGAGACTTTAAAGATGCTAATGATCCTAGAATTGATAAAGCAGCTGAACAAGAGGCTGATCGAATGAATCATGGAGCGTGGGATTGGCAAGACTCAGAGTTTGAAATTATGAATGTAAAAGAGGTATCAAAGGAGGAGTAAGGAATTTGGACCAGACACAGTGGTAGTATTTTCAGTAGATACAGGTTATGTAGGTTGCGATAGAGAGGAAAAATTTACTTTAGGGGACTTAGGTATTATAGACGAGGGTGAAACTATCTCCGTAGACGACTTAGACTCTGCATTACAAGAAGCTTATGATAACTGGTTATGGGACAATATCAACTGTAACTATTATGTGGATGAGGAGTCTAAGTAAAGTGCACATAAAAAATGACTTAAAAAAGAGGGCTGTATGCCTTCTTTTTTTTTTATTTTTTTTTTGAAAAAAGGGGTATAAAAACTATAGACAGTAATATACCTGTATGTTACACTGTTTACAGATAGTAAATACAGGGTATATACAGTATTCTTAAAAATGAGAGGAGAGTTAAAAAAGATGGCGAAAAAAACGGAGTTATTGACGACAGGGGAGATTTTTGAACTGATTAGTGCAGCGCAATCTGGGTCAGCAGAGGCTACGAACATCTTAGTAAGTCGAAATCAGAGACTAATTTTCCATGTGTTAAAAAGAGTTTATTGTGCTCGTGTTCCCCAAGAGGATTTAGTACAGATTGGAAATATAGGTCTCCTCAAAGCAATACAGAATTTTGACTTGAATAAAGGTGTGAGGTTCGTTACATACGCAGTTCCTTGTATCTTTGGAGAAATCATGATGTTCCTAAGAGACGATGAAGTGGTCAAAGTTTCTAGACCAATCAAAGACTTAGCGATTAAAATTGCCAACAGCGGGTTAGTGAATTTGAATACTCAAGAGGTTATTGACGCTCTAAACCTTACGGAGAAACCGGAAACAGTACACTTAGCATTAACGTTTATGGAGAATCGAATTACAATATCTACAGAGGCTGCCATACTGAACGAGGGTACAGATGAGGAAATCTGCCTCAAAGACACTGTCCACCTTAGTAAAGACCTTAACGGGGATAACTGGATGGATAATATTGATTTAACAGAAGCAATGAAGGTACTAGACGAACGAGAACGAAGAATTATAGAACTCCGGTACTTCGGTGACAGAACACAAGACTACGTAGCTGCCGATCTCGGAGTGTCCCAGACACATGTTTACAGGTTGGAGAGACGTGCACTAAACAAACTTAGAGACACGATGTTATACGGAGGTACTGAGTTCGTTGAGGAGAACGAATCAGAGAAGCACAGACGGGAAATGCGGGAAAAGGCGATTGAGTTATTAAAGAGCACTACGGACACCTACGCCAGTATTTCAGAAGTGACAGGGTTGTCTGCTGCTACTATCAGTGGCCTAGCTAGAGAGCATAGACCAGAGCATATGCGGAACAAGGGCAAGCGGAAAGGTATTTTGGGTCTACCTGCAAATACTAAAGCTAAGAAAGCTGCCACAGCTTAATACAGGAGGAGTTTACTATGTCGAAAAGAGGAAACAAAGAACTAGCAATAGAACTACTAGGTTCTACCCAGATGTCTTATCAGCAGATTTCTAAGGAGACGGGAGTAAGCCGATCTACAGTAGCGTACATGGCAAAGAAATACCGACCAGAGCATCTATTGAACTCAATAGGACGCAAGCCTAAAGAGGAGCTAGGCGTACCAAACATTCAGATAGACCTCTCTGAAGAGCCACAGTCTGTTAGTGTCCCTCTCCCTGATTCGATTCCAGTGAGAAGGTCTAATGAGGGAGTAGTAGTTAGCTTTAACCTAAGTGTTGAGGAGCAAGCAGTACCTAAAGAGACAGCGGTTAATCGACTTGAGGGGGTGCTACAGGTTCTAAAGACGTTGCCGGGGGACCAAGTATCTTTAAGCATGAAACTAGAACAGTAGGAGGTAAACTATGAAAAGGGATAAGTATATCGTCTGGGAAGTAGAGGACCTGCCGGAACTAACTAAGCAGGAGCTAAATATTCTGAACAGTATTTCAGAGCGTATGGCTATGGAAAAGCAGGTGAAAGGTAAAGACACAAATCCTAACTACCTTGTTATTAAAACCAGTGCCTCTTATGCAGGTACGGTGAGAGACCTCATGCGTCAACATGGGGACTGGGATTGATTGTTAGCCCAGTTCCTTAATTTTTAGAAAGTTGTTGACACGCAGTCAAGGGAGACTGTATAATATAGCCATTGATACAGAGTGGTTTTAGACGCTATAGAAAGTGTGACGAACGATGCCTATGATGAAGGTGAAAAAGCAGGATACTCAGAAGGCTATGAAGAAGGTTATGATATCGCCATAGATATGAACGAAGACTAACAGACTAATACTAATACAACACAAGGAGAATTTAGATGTCACATCCAGTAGCAGTAATCATCGCATGCGCTGTAGGAATTGTCCTAGTAAGGGTAACGATGGATATTAGAGAAAAAGCAAACAACAAGCATAACAGGAGGAGGGACTAAAATGAAAAAGAAACTTATATGAAGAAAACTGGGTTTGTTCCTGATGAGAGGGTTGTGCATATCAGCGAGGTTCAGGAGGCTGCACTAAAAGAAACTTTTTGAGGACTATGGCGGGCATGTTGAAGAAATCCTTGATGTTATTGAAGCCAACTGGGATGGCTGGATGGACAATGAGTTCGATGATTACCACCCTCTAACTCACCTAGATCAGTACACCTTAACAAAAATCATAATGACTGGGGAGTACACAGTCCGAGATAACTTCGAACAAGTGATACTAGATCGTATTGGGGATGTGAAATCAAGGTCCACAACAGAAAGTGTCGTAACAGTTCTATATCAAGTTCTTAATGACTACAGACGATTTAAGGAGGAAGATTTAAATGCAAAGAAAAGAGCAGCTAAATTTTATCCGAGATAGTATTGAGGCATTTGAAGGTCCCTTCACCAAGGCTGAGATGGACACGATCATGGAGGAGGACTTCCTCCATCTTAGCGATGAAGAACTAGCAGAGCAGGCAGCTTGGTACGAGGAGTTATGGTTAAAATAAACAGGGGAGGGACTAAATAGTGCCTAAGTTTGAAGTAACATATGAGCATGAGATCGTTAGAACCTACAGAATTACAATTGAGGCGGATTCAATAGAAGACGCACAGAACAAAGTTGACTACCTAGAGTTCGATACCAGCGATGAGGAGCTTGTAGACGAAGAGGGTTTACGAATAAACGTCACGGATATTGAAGAAGTCGAGGAGGGAGAGTAAGTGGCTAAGAAAAAGCAGAACCTCGCAGACCAGATAAGTGAGTGGGATAAAGTAATCCAGAAACAGTTTGATGACAGACGTGAAAGAGATCAGCTGCTGGAACCTAGTCGACCAGCCATCCCTCGTATCGTTAATTCCGCACAGGCTTTAGGTCGGATGGCGCACTACATTCAGATGACCTCCGATATGGCACATGAAGGACTCCTTGCAGCAGATAAATCGCAAAGGATTATAGATAACCAGATCAAGCATATGACCAATGAGATGACTTACCTCTCCATGTTCTTGAAAAAGGAGGACGAAGAGTAATGGAGGACCTTTCAATTACTTTATTTATGATCTTCTGTACTCCTTTTGGGTGGGCAGGCATCTTCATCTTTGGATTAGCAGCCAGCTTTGTCATTAAAGCGTGGAGAGGGGTTAAAAAATGACTAACATTATAGACAAGCATATCCTGTTAAAACGACTTCGTTATGTTGCTGAAAAGCTGCGGGAGTATGAATCAAAACATCCCGAGCAAGAAGCGTATATCCTAGGCGGACTTAAGGTAGTAACTGACCTTGAATATCAGATTAGAAACGGTCTGTACGATGCTGAGGTAGGGAAGGGGCATCTTATAGGCTGTCAAACGGGTCGGTTCTCCAGCAGCGAGACCAACCTGAGTGCGGAACCTAAGAGCGGTCCTCCTGTTGTAAACGGACATGCGCTTTATACCAAGGAGGACTTTAAAGACATGACCGGAGAAGAATTGGAGAGCAGCTATACTGCACACCTTGTCTTGGATGGCGGTCTCGCTATTTGTAAAATCTGCGGGGAAGGGGAAGCAGGGTTAGACAATCCTTGCAAACCGGAGGGAGAAAAGTAGCGGGCACCTCGTCCTATATTAGACACAGAAAGGACGTGATGATTTGAGCAAGTTTAGACCGAAATTCCATATTACACCGGAGAGTGGATGGATGAGTGATATTCAGCGCCCGCTATACCTTAACGGAGCTCATCATTTGTTTTACCTCTATAACGGTGATTTTAGCTGGGGAGGTAATGGAACAGAGTGGGCACATGTAAAGTCCGTGGACTTGAAGAACTGGAAAAGGCTACCTATAGCAATACCAAAGTACACAGATGAAGCCGGAGACCCATGGACCGGGAGTGCTATTGTGGACAAAGATAATACTGCGGGGTTTGGAGAGGGTGCCGTAATCGCACTACTGACTATGCCAGCCCCAGAGTACCAATATACTCACCTGTGGTACAGTACAGATGAAGGTAGCAGCTTTAAACATTATAATCCTGGTCCTTCCTCTTCAACTCCACAGCCTGTAATGAAGAACCCGACAGGGAGTTCTGATTTTAGAGACCCGAAAGTAATTTGGCACGAAGAGACTCAAAGTTGGGTGATGCTGCTTGCAGAAGGGGACAAGGTAGGATTTTACAAGTCCAAAAATCTTAAGGACTGGGAATACCTTAGCGGGTTTGTAAGACCGGACATAGGGGTTATCGAATGTCCCGATCTTTTCCAGATCAACCTAGATGAAGACTCGAATAATAAAAAATGGGTTCTTATGATCGGGGGTAACGGGTTTAACTATGGCTTGACAACTGGGTTCTGTTATTTTGTAGGTGACTTTGACGGGGTTAATTTTAAACCAGAGACCGACATTCAGTGGCTCGAAAGAGGGGCGGACTCCTATGCTGGAGCTACTTGGGACGCACCGTATACAGAAGGTAACTATAGATACTACATCTCATGGATGAACAACTGGGCTTACGCATTAGAGACTCCTTGGGAAGAGTACAACGGGAACGCAAGTATAGTGAGAGAGCTGCGCCTGAAAACTGTTAAAGGCATACCTAAGCTCGTTCAGCAGCCACTCTGGAATTTGTCAGAAGGTTTCGAAGAGGTTCTATCCTTAAACCACTTTGAGCTCACAAGGGGTAACGTTATTCAGCAGTCTGACTTAAAATCGTACATAGTAAACCTAGCTGTAGAGGTAACTGATGTCACAAGAGGTAAGTTTGGTATAGCTCTTCGAGACGGTGTAAACCACACTGATCTGGTATATGATGCAGCTAACAACGAGCTTATATTCAACCGTCAACAGAGTGGAGCAGTAATTGACAAACCTGAGTTTAACAACTTACAACGAACAATAACCCTTCCTAAAGATGGACGAATTAAGTTAGAAATCGTAGTAGACAACAGCACTGTGGAGATATTTGTTAATGACGGCGAAGAAGTCCTTTCAAATATGATATTCCCCGAAGAGGGCTCGACAGGATTCCGTATATGGACAGACGATTCAGCGCTAATTGAAAGTCTGTCTATTAAGAAGGCGGACTAGATATAGAGGCTTATACCACTAAAAACAAGGGTTATCCCCTTGTTTTTTTATTTATGTACAGACATAGGATTCCGCATATGCCCATAAAGTAGAATCACAAGGGTATTACAAAGTATGCGAAGGAATGACAAAGGAGGAGTTAAGTGTGACAAAGTATGCGGGTTTTAATGTAAAAGCGTTGGACGATGGGTATGGGGATGTAAAATTCGACAGCACAGGTTCTCCTAATCTTATCCCATCATTCGTCACAAGTTTTAAGGAAAAGCCTAAAAAGGACTTTGGGCAAGACAGCAAGCTGTGGTATGTAGCCAGCGAGATTGACGGAGAAAGATATGTAGTAGGAGACTACGCAATGAAGCTGGACCCAAACATCATCTGGGCTGGAGGGGAAAACAAACACACTGACAAGAGGTTCCCGGTCTTATTAAAAACTACCCTTGGGCTAATGAGCTCGGGAAGACATGAAGTAATCGACACACTTATGATGAACCTCCCTATCAGATACGACACAAAGGAAAGACGGCAGCAGCTTACAGAAGTAGCCCAAGGTACTCACACCGTAGCTTTAAGTAGCGATGGGGTTAACTTCATTAAAAGAATGGTCACAGTAAATAACGTGGAGATTAAGAAGCAGCCGTTCGGTAGCCTGTGTGATGTGATACTGGATGGTAACGGAGACATCATTGATAAGGACACAGCCAAAGGGTTCAACGTCATTGTAGATGTAGGTGCTCGGACACTAAACATCCTCACTGTAGACGCCTTAGAGGAACAGACGGAGCTCTCACTACAAACGAACGATGGGATGTACACAGCATTCAGTCAGGTAGGTTCCTATCTAGAGAAGGAGCTTGACGTGATTATCCCGGACGGTAAGCTGCCGCAGATCATTAGCCAAAAGGAAATCAAGAATATGGATATCACACCGCTTATTAATAGCACGTACGAGAATCATGCAAACACAATACTAGCTGTACTAGATAAGGTGCTAGTCAACTCATGGGGTTTTGTTACTTCTGTCATCTTCACAGGCGGAGGAGCCGGGAAAGAGCTGCTGAGACCGTATATTGAAAAGCGCTTCAACAGAGTACCTTCTGTCTTCTTAGACCGTTATTCAAATGTCCAGGGTCTCCGTAAGTATGGAATCCGACAATCGAAAAAGAACCCTAAGAAGGTAAATAACATCAAGATTCAGGTGGGCAATCATGAGTACAGTCCGAAGTAAGAAAAACAACAGACGAACACTTTACCTTAGTGATAGGAAGGATAAAGACATTCTGGATTACATTGAACCGCTTATGGATGATCGCTATGACTTTTCCTTTGTGATCCGGGAGCTGGTTAGAGACGGTATTAAATATAGAACACGTCCGGCAGTAGCTCCCACACCCACTCAGGTTGTACCACAAGAAAATGGCATACAAAGTAATCCACCTGAGCTGTCCGATATCGTTCTGAAGAAGAAAGAGTTGTCCGATGAAGACATCGAGGAAAGGCTAGATAGCTTCTAATTTCCCGCTTTTTTCCCTGAAAGCCATATTTCCCTTAATTCCCGCATTTTTAGGGAAAAACGGCTGATTTATAAGGTTTCGGTGTATATGTTTTTAAGGGAAATTGGGAAAGAAAAGGGATGCTGGTCACCCAACATCCGCCCAAGTTTTTCTTTGAATAATGTAAGAAATGGTTCTCCGATGTACCCCAAACATAGTAGATAACTTTTCGTGAGTATACTCTCCAGTTGCAGCTAGCTTTCTAATCTCAATGACATCCTGTTCTGTAAGTTCCGCCCGATTCCTACCTTTAGGTTTTGGTTTAGTTTTTTTGACTGGTTTTGTACGCTTTTTAACCGGAGGTTTCATAAGTCCATGAGCATATGCGTGCTTATGGTTCTCACTCGATGTGCTCCACTCAAGGTTACTGATACAGTTGTTTTGTTTATTAGTATCTTTATGGTTGACCTCTCGTTTGTTATCAGGATTAGGTATAAACACAAGAGCAACCAGACGGTGGACTCTATAATTTTTACACTGGCTGTTAGAACACAGAGACACCTGATGGTACCCTAACGGAGTAGTATAGGGTTTTAAAATACGACCAGTGTTAGCGTTTTTAACCCTACCTAACGTACTGACTGCATACTTGTCTCCATGTTTCACAACACCTTTTAGGGATTCCCAATTTTCTTTCATTATGGCAACTACTCCTTAATATATATATATTTGTCTTTATTGTACCACAATTCAGAAAACTAACAGGTGTTGAGGGAAATTTAAAATAGACAGGAGGGAAAAAGGTGGTCAAATACACAATCACTTCACGATTTCAGGCTACAGAAGCATTTAGGGATCATCCGCATACAGGTGTCGATCTGGCGATGCCTGAAGGAACTGATCTGAAAGCCATAGTCGATGGAGTAATCAGAACAGCAGACTACGGTAGTTCTTCCACAGGAAAAACGGTGTTCATAGATGCGGCGGATGGAAGAACCTACATCTATGGACACCTGAAGGATTATTCAGTAAGCGATGGTCAGTCGGTCCATGTGGGTGATATTTTAGGTCATTCAGGTAATACGGGACACAGCACGGGTCCTCATCTCCACTTCGGTATAAAGGAGCACGGAGAATTTATAGACCCGACACCGTACACTTCACTCATTCAGTATATGGATCAATTAAAAGGGGCAGCTCACGCAACCGTTAACTCTGGCTTGGATGCTCTGGAAATGCTAAACCAAGCGCTGAGCCAGTTTACTCAGACGTTATCGGAGATGACGTTGAACTGCATCAGTCTATTACTCGAAAACCATACAGTGTCTCTAATATCCGATATAGTTCTCTCATGGTTATGTTGACATTCTGCTTATCCTGAATTGTGTGGAGAACAATATGATCGACATTCTGCATTTGCTTCTCGTATCTGGTCAGCGGTTTAGAATCAAAGAGCATGGTCGCTACCTCCTTTCAAGAGTTAGTATGTCCGATCGAATTTCAATTATACAGGGGGAATTAAAAATGACGAGTATCTTTTTGGCAGTAGGTGGAGTTGCAGTTGTTTGTTCCGCAGGCACTGGTTTAGCAGCAGCTTTGAAATGGTTCCATAACTATGAGCCGGATGTGGATAAAAAGAAAAAGACCGTTAGAGAAACACGTAACCCGAACAGAAGCAGACTGGACGATTTGAGTAAAAAAGTACGTACAGATAATCACCTATAAGGGGGTAACTGAAATGATCGTTACGATGTCATCTAGAGAGCTCAATTCAGCTGTCAGTTACAAAAGCCCGGTACAGCAGTTTAACCTTAAGGAGAAAGTTGAAGACGATGTGCTTTTTATTGCAAACACTTTACAAAAGGAGGTGATCGAGGGAACGACCGGACAGCAGAGAAAAAAGATCAAGCAGCTGAAGAAATTGCTGAAAGGGTTCGTTGTGGTTATGGGGGCGGGAATACAAGCAACACCCAAAGCCTTTGCCGCAGCACCCCTAACCGGAGCAACTACGTCAGCAGCAGCCAATCAGATAACACCAGCAATGGTGATGAGTTGGGGTCTGAATTTAGCTTTAATCTCTGTATCGGTGGGCGTAGCATTGTCGATGACTCTTCTGACACTAGCTGGGATCTACAGAATGATGAGGAAGAGAAAGGAAGCCCAAGAGTGGACTACCGATGTGATCAAGGGTCTCGTGCAGGTTTTAGTTGCAGTCCCGGTCGTATATCTGCTCTTTTATCTGGCGCAAACGGTATTCAAAAGCTTGCCGATTTTAAGCGGACTCTTTTAAAAGCAGCTACACTGGCACCCGTAGCGGTTCTCTCTTCTGCTGTTGTCTCTTCCATGTCGGCAAAAGCCTACGCACAAGCTACAGATGTAAAAGCACCCATCGACCTTCTTCTGCTGGGGCGTAACAAGGATCAAAATATCCTGACTGCTATACCCGATGCAGTACAGACGTTTAATACAGCTGTAGCTAAAGTAAATGAGTTCCTTTCAGACCTCCCACACAATATCGCTGAAATGTCCGTCCATTTAATGAGCTGGCTGTATGAACTCTGTGCTACACTGATCCTGAAGACTCCCTTGTGGCTTTTTAATAACGAGTGGTTTGAGAATACCACTTATCTGTTTAGTATGCTGGCTATTGGTATCGTTTCCGTTCTGACCGTCATTGAATCGGTAAAGCTCATGCTCAGCAGAGGAAAGAAAAAGAGATCAGGTCCGATGGATTTTAAACTGATTATGCAACGGTGGGGAATTGTAGCAGCAGCAATGACTGGAATACCTTTCTGCTTTCAGAAAGCCTTCCAAGGACTGAACAAGATATCAGATGTACTCATCTCAATGGGAGCGAGTACGATGGACGCTATCGCTCTCCCTACTCATATCTCTGTATGGGATGTGTGCTCGCTGGTGTTATTCGATGTAGTTCTTATTTCTACAATTGTTCCGGTGCTGTGGCAGAATGGCAGAAGATTTTTTGATGTCATGGTTTTGGGAGTAACAGCTCCGCTGGCACTGACAGCTTGGATATTCGATCCGTACAGACATCTATTTCAGCAGTGGTGGAATAACTTGAAACACTTGTCTATGGTGCAGGTTTACTATGCGCTCTTCCTACTGATCCTTGGCTGGTTTATATTTGGCGTACCGACACCCAAGGACGTTGTAGGGATCGTAGTGAAGATGCTTGTAGTAATCGGCGGGTTCACCAGAATGACTTCTCCACCAAGACTTATTGCTAAACATCTGGATAACGGTGGCGGGCTGGATGAGGTGTACGGCGGAGATAAAAATGATACCATTAAAAAAGTTCAACGGAACTTTAAGGATACAGCCAGATTCTCATGAAGCCATCTTCAGCGGCACAGACAGTTTACAAGCGTGTTAAAGACATGAAGAAAAAATAGGAGGTAAAGTCATGAGTGCAGGCATGCTTATTCTGATTCTGAATACAACGATGCTGCTAACAAATGCATTGGTTACATCAGTCCAAAGTAGTCTTATTATGAAAGCTGTGAGAGACGATGTTAAAAGTTAATCCAAGTTACCAGAACATTTCCAATTACTTTGTGGAGACGCAGGAGGTGAGTACAGGGCTTTCCCGGGTCATAAAGGAAGTAACAGATTCTCTGTTTGGAGTAGAGGTCATAATGTCTTCAGGGGTGACCACTAAGTTTCTCATCACCCCTCCTCATGTTCGATTAGGAGAAGATGCCTCAAGCTTTCGAGAATCATCTGTGAGAGGTTTTACGTTCTATGAAGGGTATTTATCTCGTCCACACTTTCTACCGCTGTACGGAGCTAATAAGGGGCAATTTTTAAGTGATCTGGAGGACATTGCTTTGTACAATGGAGAGCGGTTGTGTATACAGCTGCTCTTTAAGAAAAAGTTCCATTGGAAAGAGAAAGCCTTAGACATGTATGCAAGTTACTTAGAAGGGAACGACTACCCGGCATCATCTAGAATCGGCAGACTCATTCAGGAGAAAACGTTGTCTGTACTGAATCGGGTGGCTTCTTTTGAATCGGTAAATGAGTACGTGCCGGAAGTGGAGGAGAAGTTACTTAGGGATGGCTTCCAGTTTCAAATGAGGGTAGCAATGCAATCCGAGCGAGAAGACTACTTAAAGAGCAGGGTCACTCAGGTATTGCGGGCTTACGATTCCCATAATTCTATCCGGTTGTATAAACAAAAGCATAAACAAACCGAGACTCGATATGAAACCTGCATTATGACATCGGAGACAGGAGACCAGATAATAAGTACAAAAGAACTCTTCTCCTTATTAGGAAGCCAACACGTAGTAGCTCCCCAGACAGCCCCTGTTTCCTTATCTACACCGACAGTTACGAAAGAAATTATTAAGCTGCTGCCGGAGCATCACAGAGAGGAAGTCCATGCAGATGAGAGCCTCGTAATGAACATAGCTGAAGCACTGAAGCGGGTAGGGCTGATTAAAATGGCACGAGTCTACAATGAGTCTGTAACAGCAGGTATTCGGTTAACTGTAGTTCAATGCGACATCCCTAAAGGAAAGAACCTGAGTCATATTGTACAAAAAGGCAAGGACATACAGGCAGCGCTAGGTGTTCCGTCATTAGGAGTTGAGCAAGGAGATACTGCTGACACAGTTAAGTTTGTCATTCCGAATAATCAACCTGCTATCATCAGCCTTAGAGAACTGATTGGCACAGCCAACTTCCAAGAGTACAGTAAGAACAATGAACTAGCCTTTGCTGTAGGTGTGGACGAAGTGAACAACCCAATTTATTTATCACTGGCTAAGCTTGTTCATCTCATGGTAGCGGGAACTACCGGAAGTGGTAAGTCCGTGTTCCTAAATTCGATGATCACTACGCTGCTGGTCAGTTACCCTCCTGATAGGTTACGGATGACGCTGATTGACCCTAAGCAAGTAGAGCTACAGCAGTACAAGGGATTCCCTCATGTAGACGATGTGGTCACAGACATGGGAGGTGCTGCACAAGTATTAGAAGACCTTGTTATGGAAATGGAGAAGCGGTACAAAACATTTAAAGATAACGATGTGAAGAACATTACTCTGTATAACCAGAAGTCAAGTACACCTATGCCTTATACTGTCTGTGTTATAGATGAGTATGCGGACCTTGTGGACACGAATAAGGAAGTCGAAGAATACATTGCTCGCTTGGGGCAGAAGGCACGGGCAGCAGGTATTCACCTAGTCATCGCCACTCAGAGACCGAGTTCGAACATTCTTAGCGGTAGGATCAAAGCAAACATCCCGAACGCCATTAGCTTCAACTTAAACACCAGCGTCAATTACAGAACTGTTTTTGGTACGACTATCCCTTATACTGGGTTGTTAGGTAAAGGAGACGGAGTAATGAAGATTGAGGGATACCCTAAAGAGTTCCAACGTTTCCAGAGTGCTATAATTGCCCCGGATGAGGCGGAGGAGGAGAAAGTATACAAAGACCTTATTGACTACTATGGGGGAGCTGAAGTTTCTCCAGAGGCAGAGGAGGTACCGGAACAGCCGGAACAAGAACCTGAAATTGAGGATGACCACCTATACCGACTAAAGCAAGTAATAGCTACTACAGAGGAAACCAGAGTAGAGCCACTTAGGAAAGCATTAGGTGTGAAGACTGCAAAGATGAAGGAACTCATGGGTAAATTAGTGGAAGAGGGTTGGCTTGTTAAGCACAAGGAGCGGTCTAAAGGTTACGAGCTGGTCTGTCCTGAGTCAATCTTATCAGAATGGAGAGAATAAAATTGAGTTATTTTGCATAAAGGGGTTGACTTTCAGTCAGCTCCTTTTTATACTGTGTATAGAAGCTGTAACAAAGGCTATAAAATACAGAGCAGGGAGAGATTACAATGATTTCAGAACCGCAAGTACACATGTACATGAGTGAAAAGGAGTTCGATAGGCTCGTAGCGGGGGAGACTGCTTATGGGTACTCTGAGGGTTTTACCGAGTACAACATCCATGTGAGCGTACCTATACGTTTTGTAGAGGCAGTCACAGATGTTTCTGAGAGTGGCAACCTGTATTATGAATACTACGTAAAATACAAGGAGGGCAAGTAACATGGTTGAAAAAGTAACGATTGAGATCACAGGAGAAAAAGCAGTAGTAAGGCTTCTAGACGGATACGGTAAAGAACTAAACCACGCAGTAACAGTACCTGAAGAACGAGGACTTGTTACTAGGTATGCAAAAGAACCGTTTGATGAGATGGACGAGGAGGTCCTACCTGAAGAATTGGGGGAAGCTCTGGATAGCGGGTTTTTCGTTGAGGAAGTTCTCTGGGCGTTAGAGGAGCTACAATAAACTTATGGTATACTAAAAACTCCAGATTAACTAAACGGAAGCGGAGTTGAAATAATGTTTTACTTTTACATTCTACAGATGGCATTTTGGGGTGCATGCGTGTACCTGTTCATTATAGACATTATTTTTAAGCGAGGTACGCTACTTGACTATTACGGGGATGCTGCTCTCCTGACATTAGGGTTTTATCTTATTTGGAGGTTAAACCCTGTGTTCTGGGAGCTGGTTGAGAAATTTAAAAACAAGTGGAAAAGAAAATAAGGAGGAGTGCTGCTGAATGAAGTCATTGAGAGCGAGAGCAATGCTTAAGTCATTAGGATTTATTAAAAAAGCAAACGGACACTACGTTAAGAATGAGGAATGTACTTGGTGTGAGGGTCTTGACTCTACGGATTGCTGGGTGTGCCAAGGATCAGGGGAGTCTACTAGCTGGCTTATCTTGGACCAGTTTAAGGAAGTTATTAGAGATAGTGGTTACCACACCACAGTTGCGCCTTGCGAACATTGCGGAGAAGTAACTCAGATAGATTATGATTACTGGTGCTGTGGTGGGTACTTATGTGAATGTATGGGAGAGCGTATTAGCTACGCAGTATGTAACACCTGTAAGGAATGTGTTAATAAAGGGGAGACCGTCTAATGAAAGCCGTTAAGATTACCACAGTTCAAGGAACTAAGAACCAACCCTCTTTCTTTATTGAGGACACAATATACGAGGAGCAAAAACGGAAGGTAGCCGCCGCAGCAGAGGTTATAGACAGGCTAAACAAGGAGGTTAAGTCATGATACCTATTCGAGTATGGGACCAACAAAACCATATGATGCATTATCTATCAGATGATCCTGTGGCACTTACAGTTACAATATCTGATGATTCTTGGTTCCTAGGTCATGGACATTATGGTCTTGTAACAGACTACAACTCAGGAGCCCTAATGCTGGGAACAGATCAGTTTGACACTGGGGACAGAGAGTTAACTAAAGGGGACCGTATCTACGCTAACGACATCGTTTTGCAGGAAGAACAGGCACCGGGGAACCCTACAGGTATCCTTAAGATTGTAGGTATTGTGAAGATGCTCGATGGGGCATGGGTTATAGATACTGGGAGCGAGGCTGTACCTTTGTTCTCAGAGACAGCTACAAATACAATTCTAGGGGACGTGTTCACCACCCCTTACTTAACGGAGGCACTAGGATGCGAAAGACAACAAAAATACAGTTGATGTATACTGGTACTCTTGCAGCTATAACTCTTCTGTTCCACGTAATATACTATCAGGTTACAGGAGAGGTTAAGGAGAACGCTATAGCGCCTAACATACTTTGTATAATCGTGTACTATATAGCCTTAGGTGTTGGGTTAAATGAAGGGAGAGCTATGGGGTATAACGAATGCGTAAAGCACTTAGAGGAAAGGTTCAAAAAGAGATAAACCTATCAGGATGGAGTGGGTACTATGGAAAAAATAAAACTGACTAGACAACTAGCAGACCTTCTTGAAGCGCAGCTCGCTGAGGTATCAATACACATTAACAGTAAGGACCATGAAGACATAAGTCACTTCCTTATCACCACTATGTTTAGCTACGAGCAAAGACCTAAACGTTATAATAAATTCTTCAGTGGGGCATACACAGACTTGCTCTCTAGTCTAGGAGATATGAAGTATATAGATGCCTTACGAGTAGGTTATGAAATAGAGACTACTCTAGAAGAGGAGTATACTGAGGCTTGGGAGCGGCAGGCAGAACACTTCCAGAAAAAATTGAAGCAAGAAGCCACCCTCCCTAATTCGAAAGAGTATTGGTACTACAAAGGTAGACGTGACGAAGCTCTAGAATCTTTAGAAACCTTTAAAACGTACCTAAAACAGAAAGATGAGCGGGGGAGCTCCGAATGAGGCTCTTGTTTAAAGATCGCTTCTGTAACATCGTATACGCCTGTGGTGGGGTTGCAGCGCTTTTAAATATATTTGTGTTTAAAGGCTCTGTAGAGTATACTTTTATAGCCATCTTACTGTTTATGATGTTCCGTGCAGGCTACATTTTAGGAGAATACAGTGCGGAAGCGAGGAGAAAGAGAGATGAATAAGTCTGTTGAAGATAAGTTTAGCCACCTCCCGGATGCGGAGAGGTACATCTTACACAAATGTCAGGAAGACTTGGATGCAGCCCGAGAGGAGTTTAAAGACCACTGGGTGTCTTGGACTGCTTTAGACGGTACTACTTATGAAGGGGTTTTCCTATGTGTAGAGTTTGGAGAGTACATCGTTCTCTGCCCTAACGGAGAGTACCGAAATGTCCAAGAGGATACTAAGGGGAAGGTTACAGACCCCTACCAACTGCTTCTTGATGAGCTAGAGGAACAAGTGAAGGAGGATAAATGAATGGCACATTATGATGACTTGTATGAGGATATCACAGAAGATGAAATCAAAGAGAGGATTTCCAATGCTGAGCGTAGAATAGATATGTACAAAGAGAGGGTATCTGAGATGAAGGCAGACCTGAACCGTTATGCCTTACTAAACAAAACCTCTAGGGATATTCTACAAAATGCAAAGGAGCAAGATGAATTAGCCATACGGGTTGTACAAACTTCAGTAGAGAAGATGACAAGGATGCTTGAAAGGGTACTCAACGGAGAAAAAATACCCCGTATAAATTTTAAATATTACAGTTGAAGAGTATATTGGATTAGAGATTAGATAGGCAGGCGGTCTTAGTCTTATATTGAGATAGAGACCGTCTGTAGCAGCAGGAGGGGGATATATGGATTATAGTAAGCTAACAGACGAAGAGCTCCTTCAGACGGTCTCAGGACTGCATGACGTGGAACTGAACGAGGAGTGGCGCCGTAGACACGGGATTAACTTCCCTTATAGACTTGATATCTTTGGTAGGATTCTAAATTGCATGTCCTATCAGATAATGCAAGACAGTGAGTGTGATAAGTTAATCGTCCAGCAGGCGAATGAAGTTCGTGTCCATAGGCAGTTCACAAACCTTAAATTCTAAAGGAGTGGACGATATGGTAAGACGTACTTATGACTTTCGAGTGAAGATTAAGGAAGTATTAGGGGAACGTGGGCTAACTCAGAAAGACCTTGCAGAGATGACCGGGATACGGGCTGCGGCTATTTCTGAGATGGCTCAAGGTACTCGCACAGTAATTAACAAAGTACATCTTTCTAAGATCATGGATGCTCTAGGGCTCACTCGCATAGATGACATCATAGAGCTTCATATCGAAGAAATGTTCTACTAGGTGTTCCACATAGGAGGAGAGAAGTTGGATTATAAAGAGATGAAAGAGTACATATCCGAGGGTAATGAAACTATGTTGTTTGTAGATGGGTTCGATGAAGCCTTACTCGGTCTAGTTAACATTGCTGGACCTAGCGGCTCCTACGAGGCAGCATTGTATGACAAAGACCTCTGTATTAACATCTTAATGAGAAGAGATGGCATGACCGAAGAAGAGGCAGTCGAATACTTTGAGTACAATATTGCCAATGCTTATGTCGGGAGAGGTACTCCTGCATTTGCACGTATTGTACCTATAGAGGAGGTATAAGGATGGATTTTAGAGCTATAAAGGAAAAACTAGCGAATGCGGTGTTTTGTTACAAAGTACGGCGTTATGCTAACAGAGACGAGCATAAGGATTGTAACTGTAAGAAACCATAAAGGAGCCCTCAAGGGTTCTTCTACGATATAGGTTACAATATTGACTGGAGGGTCTTTGAGTTGGCAACAGTAAAAGACGTTATCGCAGAACTAGAAGAACAAATAAAGTATACGGAGAAAGGGGATGGCTACCAAGAGCAGCTGTCTACCGCTATCCAGATACTTAAGAACCATGAGGAAGAGAAGGATTAAAAAATCCTTCTTTTTTTTTGCATAAAACTGTAGACAGTGCATAGTCTGTATGTTATACTCTGGTTACAGAGTTAAACACCACCAAGATACAATAATATTATAGGAGGAGTACAGATGATCTATGTGAAGAAGTTGAACCTCAAGGAGACACCCACAACCCCTGTTATTACAGTGGAGCAAGAGGAGGATTTAAAAAAATTAGTTGAGAAGTTCCCAGATAAGGCGTCCGCAATAAAGCACGTAAATACTAACTATGGGATATATCCAATAGGCAAAGGCGAACCCTTTGGAGATTACCTCGGCAGCCTACATGATGTCAATAAAGATATTCTAGTAGAGATTATTGCTACAGGTAAGTATGCCGTCACACTACGTTTGAAGCTACACTTGAACTCCTTAGGCAGAAAGCAGAGGGGGAGTTAAAACAAAAGTTGCACCCTAAGGAGTGTAAGTTCATCAGAGGAAGGGCTGAAGGGTCTTAGACTAGCAAAGGAAGCACTCCAAGAATATCTGGCGCAGAATGTCGTATTAGAACATTACTTTGATATTACGCATGATACTGAAGAAGGACAAATGCATTCTTGCTCCTAAGCATGGTACGGACATTACAGTAGGGAATAACAACACCGTGACTATCAATCTGAAATACTTTTGGTATAGACCAGGACGCTGAGTAAGGGAGGTACTATGAACGCACTAACAAAGAGACAGCTGGCTGTACTGGTAGGAGCTATGATAGACTCGCTAGCAGCTAGCATCAGTTCTAAGCCAGAGAGCGCACCTAAATTGGAAGATTTAAAAAGACTACCTGAGTGCGTTGAGCTTATTACTAGTATGCAAGGTGTTCCGTTTACAGAATTTGAAGAGCTGTGTAACCTTTTGCTAGACATGTATAATGCAGAAGGACGGACGGAAGAGGAGCTGGACTTAATGAACCAGCCCCCTTCTAGCCCGTACATACACTAAGAAAGGATGATATAAAATGACACAATACAAACAATTCGAATATGACAGCATGACATACCATACGGGAGCACGAGGGTTTTCGTTCTTCTTCAGAGGAGAGACATACTTTAACTTTGTAGACGCTCTAAACATTTTAGGTAAAGAGGGTTGGGAACTTGTGATGTTAGACCGGGGAGACTATATCCTTAAACGTGAGATTGTAGGAGGAGAAGCGTAATGAATAAAAAAGAGTGTTAAGCAGCAGACCAGCGTTGGGGCTTATTCAACATAGCCGGACCGATACCAAAATGGATAATTTTTTCAGAGGGAGGTAAATAATATGCCAAACTTAAACGGATCGAATTGGGTTAGACAGGTACCGAAGTTTACTCATAGCCAAGTAGAGGCATTAAAACTGTTAAGCCTAGGGTCTATCGACTCACAGTTAGAGAACCTAGAGAATCATGGAGAATGGAGATTCGATTTTAAACCACTCAATAATAAACCCCTTTCAGACATCCTGTACACACTAGCTACTGGGGAGTATGATTTAGACATTGACGAACATGAGCAATATCTTATGAACATGGTAGACCACTGGCATACAAGGGACACTCTTTTATATTACGAGATGAAAAAAGTTTTAGAAGAGTACCGATTATTCCAGAAGCAAGCAGAGGAATAGAGCTACGCTTAGTAGCTCCCTGTGCTGCTACTGAAAGGGGTGGAGAAGCTGGCAAAGACAGAACTTACAACTACACTAGAAAGAATGATCTATGCCAACACCTGCAAGATAGGGGTGTTTGGCTGCTTTGAAGTAACCATAGGTATGGGTGGTAGTGAGCGGGTAGATTATATCACTTACGACACAAAAGGGATATGGCGCTGCTATGAAATCAAGGTGTCAGTAGCCGACTTTAGGAGTACAGCTAAGAAGACCTTCTGTGGTCATTATAACTACTATGTGATGCCTAAGGAGCTTTATGATAAAGTAAAAGATGAGGTACCTGCACATATAGGAGTTTATATTGATGGTAGATACTCCATTAAGAGAGCTAAGAAGCAAGAGTTATCCGTAGACGAGCAGGTACTTAAAGACTCTCTTATTCGATCTCTATATAGGGAAGCGGACCGGGTGTTTAAGAGTCAGAACCCTAACATTGTTGCTGCTTTGAAGAATCAAGTAGAGCGGCTGAAGAAGGAAAAGTTTGAAAATTATTTAAACTACCGCAACTTACAACAAGAGGTCGTACAAAAGTTTGGTATACGGTGGCGTGAGTATGGGGAAGAGTTCAAGCCACAAGACGAGAAGCTATAAGGACGCTGTTTAAGGGAGGCTCTAATTAAGGAGACAGTTAAAGATAGTTAAGCCGCATTGAAGGACCTTTCGGATACAGAGCCTTCAGGGGAGGAGAGCATTTAATGAACAAGGAAATTCAATTTTTAAAAGACCTACAGCAAGAGTTAAAGACACAAGACAATGACTGTCAAGCAGCTCCGAGGTTTTGGACTCTAATGGACTATCGGTGGGTTGAGACTTCCCCTGATGAGTATGAGAGAATATCAATTGTCTTCCCTGAAGAGTATGAGGATCATGTTTTAGACGATCTAGTCAGCGATATCATTAACTATAATCCTGACTGTTCGTATTGCTACACAGTCGACCACGATGCTATTGATGACTTGCGAGAGCTGGTGGATTACTTCATGACCGATGAGGATGAGCTGCTGAAGTGGTTTCAAACTAACATCGACAGCGTAGCGTAGCGTATCTTGTCTATACAAAAGAAGAAGAGTTTATTGTCCCTAACACTATGTTCCTTACAAAACAAGAGGCTAAGAACCATATTAAACTTAACCATTACCACTACACTAGCAAGGTACACACATATGCTATGACAGCTTGGAGAGCACCTAAAGTAGAAAGGCTGCTGAACATTTTGGAGAACTTTGACTGGGACTCCTTAGTAACTCACTAGAAGGGGAAGAAAGCTAATGACAACTGAGAGTTATATCGTTAAACGAAGTACAAGGGACATGATAATGGAAGAAATCCAAGAGGAGTATAGTCTAAGCGAGGTTACTTAAAGAGTATTCCTTTGGATCGTGCTATAGCGGTTATTAAACGCTACTAAACCTTAGTAGCTCATTGGATTAACTATAAACGAGAGGTGGAAACGACTATGCGAGCATTCAGAGTGACCTATGATGTTGAGGGTAGTTCAGGCAACCAAGAGGTTCTACTGGGTTACTTCCCCTATTCCACGCCAGAGGTAGACTTAGCATCTCCATTAAGCCAAAAAGACCCGAAGTTTAACCCGGACTCTCCTTTTTGTAAGATTACAGAGCAAAAGGAGATATCAATGGATCAAGTGAGAATTACAGACTTGTCAACTAGAGAACTACGGATAGTTCTTGGTATTTAAACAGGAGAGAGGGGAGGTACAGCAATGGAACTTGATTTAAAATGGAGTTGCCCTTGTGGTAAGGAGAACATAACTACTTTGGATCATCTGAAGAGAATCGGACCCTCCCACACAGGAACTAGATGTCCTGCATGTGGGAAAAAGAAGATGGTAAGCATCAAAATAGAGGTTGAAGACTACTCCGAATGGATGTCTAAGAACCTTATACCTTAGTAGCTCACTGGATCGAACTTGATCGGGGGTGTCATAGATGGACATAGGCATAGAGAACCAGATTACTCAAAAAGTTAGGGAGTATGAACTATGGAGGGGAAAGCTTCCAGAAAGGGTAGTCATAAGTAGGGCTGTGAAAGAACTGATTGAGGTTCAGCAATCTGATCGAGGTAGGCTCACTCCCCTCCCTATGATCGGTAAGCTAACATATAACTTCATTTATCAGGATGGCACCGTGTTAGATGTGATCGTGTTAGATCATAACGGGTTCGTTATACTTGTAGGGTAAGTGACTAAATCACTAGTAGCTCCCTGTATAGGGTTCAATCGAAGGAGGAAATGTTAATATGAAAAAGAAAGCTTGTAACGTTGTTTGTAGGTCTTGCGGCAATTATCTCACTGGCAGGCTGCTCTTCAGAATCAGATGTTGTATCAGAAAACCTGTCAAAATCTGCTGATTCATTCGAAGTGCAGCGGAGAGTAGTATTCTTTAACGGAATCACAGACAAGTACCTATTGACTATTGAGGGGCTTTGTGCGCTAGACACTAGTAGCTCAAAGAAATTAACTGTCACTTGTAAAATTGGAAAAGATCAGTACAAGAAGCACTACCTTGGACTAAGTGACAATGTTAGTTACTTTGTAGAGCAGACAGACGCTAAGTATGAGGATGCTTTCCACTACAAGGTGCTATTCCGTCCAGAGCAGATTGTCCCAGACATTGACCTACAAACAAGTAAAGGGAAGTAAAAACCTTAGTAGCTCACTGTACAGACCTTGATTGACCTTAGTAGCTCACTGGATAGGGGTCGATTGAGGTCTTTTTCATATTTTCAAAAGAAAAAAAAATATTAAAAAAGGTGTTGACCCTTCGTCAATATCATTATATACTAGAGTCAAGAAAGCAAGGGAGGGATTAACCGTGACACTAAATGAAAAGCGGGAACAAAAGAGAACAAAGAAATACAATAAACGCATAAAGCTATGTTTTCTCATTATACTATGTGTAATCTGCTACTATGTGGGGTTCGGGCATGGGCAAGCCTCCGCATATTTAAAAAAGCATGATGATGTGAACCTAGCCCCCAGATCAAAATAAAAAGAGGTACTAACACAAGGTTAGCACCTTCCAAGAAAGGAACTGGTATTCATCCAGTACAATGAGGGCAAGAGGGCGTTACGTCATACATAAGGAATACGTCAGATGGTTACTAACGCCCTCTAATAAAATAACAGATACTATAGAAGTTGTCAAGTATCGAAAAATTTTTAAAAAGGTGTTGACTTTCAATCAATACCCTGATATACTTAAGACATACCAAACAAGGGAGGAAAGTAGAATGGATTACAAGGGTAGTTACGGAAAAGTAGTAAAAGTCAGGGTTGATAAGGACTTAGATGGAGGGTCTGTAAACACCAACCTCCTACATGTTGTGACATCCTACATTGACAGGGATGACAGGGTTGTGGGGGTTTATCCACTAGAACCGAATGGGTTTACCAGAGACGAGTTACTGAGCATTCAGCCATATGCACATGAAGTTTGCACTGATGATTTGGAGTTAGCGGAGTAAGAACGTAACTTCCACTCTAAAAAACTTTAAAAAGGGTGTTGACTTTAAATCAATACCCTGATATACTTAAGTTATAGCAAGGAAACATTACATAAAACAAAAAGGGAGAGGTTAACATGGAAAACAAGAAAATGAGTACAGAGGAAATTTATGCAGCGGTACAGAACATTTTAGGGCAGCACTCTTACGTAGAGGACAACGGAGACGGAACATACGCAGTAGAGGTTTATGTATACCCTTATGACAGGTTAAGAGATACCCAGTTAGAAGCTATTTCACAGGCAGATAACCTACACGAGGCGTTTATCGAGTCATTAGACGAGTACGTTTTCGAGTGGGAGGGGTATGCTAAATCTGCATTGTTTGATGATATTAAAAGTGAATGGGATGAAGAAAAACACGGATACTTTGGAGATGTTAGAGATGCTGTCATAGACTTTCTTGATACAAATGTACATGCGGATTTCTCTTATAACCATTTCTTACAACAAAAGGTACTAGTTAACCTTGTGGTAGACGCAGGAGATGCGAAATATGACTACACACTAAACAGCTTTGCAAACGTCCATTACTATGATGATGATCAGTTATCACCGGAAAGCGGTCTTGTATGGTTAGTAAAACAGCAAGGGCACAGTGTAGAAGAATTGATTGACGTGATCAACAGTGAAGAAGGGAACGGAAATAAGTTTATTGATTCTATTGTAAATGAATCGGCTAATGTTACAACTTCAATGAACGCACTGGCATTCAGTGTACAAATGAGTTTGGAGGACTTCATCAAGATTAAAGAAAACAAAGTTGATCTGACTTTAGGAAAGAGTACAACAGCAGGGCTTACAGATTACTGGAATGGCGCTGGAAGCCTGCATGACATTCAGCTCGATAAAGACGTTGTTCTACCACATAACATGTATGATGCTCATATTGATGGAGCACGGGGATATGGAATTATGGAGATATATAGTGTAGGCTCTGACTTTTGGACTGACACGGTTGTCTCTATGGAGGTGAAAGGCAATGAGTAACTTTACGTTACTACCTGTAAATGATATTGTAGAGCTATACTCTTCCTGTTTAAGGGAGGGTATAGCAGACCAAGAGGAAAAGAACTACAGAACAAAAGATGGCAGTATAACCGTTATCGTGTCTCCTTCTAACCATTACATTGAAGCGTATTCTAAACATATTAGAGTGGTACGGTTATACTTTATGAGAGATAACATTACATGGGAAGGTGCAATAACAGGAGAAAGCGAAAAATATCACCTTGTAGACTTAGCGGCGGCATTGACTTTGTCCTCCAAGTATGAGATAATCAAAATTGAAAAGGGGTTGTATTTTAATGTTCAATAGGAGTAACCCTGCACCTAAAGATACTGAGGTTGGGCAAATTGTCACTAACTTATTACACACTTCTTTCTTTACAGGATATCGTACAGATAGCGGCTATTACTACCGGACACGACAGAAGAACACGACAGAAGCAGGACGAATAGAAACAAGGGACGATGTTATCACTTTATTTCAGAAAGTGGACCAAGAAATTACCAATAATTTTCCAGCATGGGGAGCATGGGACCGCTCTTCTGGGAATGTTTACCTATTCAGCCTTGTACACGGAGATATACTGACTGTAAGAAAGGGAAAGGTTATACAGCTGGAAGAACCTGCACTGCCTTTCTTTACAAAGGCATCCTTCTTCTCCTATATCGACAATCTGAGTGTGTAAAAAGTTTTTAAAAAAGTATTGACTTTAAATCAATACGCTGGTATACTGTAAGTACAGAAGGGAGAGGAGGAAAACAAATGACATTATCTAATGATAAACAAGTAGATCTGTTGGTTGCGCTTCTAGACTGTTATCCTAATGATCTAACAGCACTAGAGGGTTGCCGGATTCCTATGCTCGACATTGTGGAAAGGGCGGTAGAGACTGCCGCAGAAACAGGTACAGAGGTTGACCTTAATACACTTACATGGGCTATGTTTGACATTGCCAAGAGGGAGATACAGGACTATATTAGCACTACTGTAGACTCTTACCGCTTTGCCTTAAAAGAAGGTGGGCATCCTGAGATTGAGGAGGAATGGCTTAAAGAAGCGATAACCGCCGGAGAGCATCTAAACATCTTTTGGGACACAAACAGTAGCCATATCGGATCAGAAGTGGAGATACATTTTGTTAACAATGCTGATAAGTACAAGAAATACTTTGAGAGCGCACTAGATCACTTTGAGGTTCTAACAGGTTATCGGATTGAGGACGCAGAATAAAAAAAAAACTTTATAAAGGGTGTTGACTTTAAATCAATACCCTGATATACTTAAGATATACCAAGTGAGGGAGAGATTAAAATGAACGAAAAGTATATTACACTGGAAGGATACAATGACCGTACAGTAAAGTTTTCTAAAGCATGGTTAGAAATGGCAGTGGCGCCTGACACCTTAGAGGACTTCTTAGATGAGTATACTTGAGACGATACAGAGTATTTAGAAAGATGGTATCTAAATTACTTAGGGCAACTTTAGCATTAAAAATTATAAAGTCGCATATACTGTACTAATAAAGTGAGGAGGTATACACGGTGAATTTAAATGGTATCGGTGCTCTATTGTGGCTAATCTGTGGGGTTGTGGTTTTGTTCTTCTTAATCAATATCTACCCGTTTACAATCATCTTACTGTTCTGTATTGTTATCCCTGCCATTGCGGGCTGGGTATGGACAGGACAACGGATAGAGCGGGAGAGACAGGTGGAAGATGAGTTTCAGCGTCTACAAGAGGAAAATGAGCGGCTTAAAAGAGAGTTAGACAAAGACAAATAATTTTTTTTTTAGAAAAGTGGTTGACGTGTAGTCAACATGTAGCACTGGCAGAAATAAACGGCATATCCTATGAGTTTTTTTTGAGGGATGCCTACAGGATAACGTTATCTTTTATGATGCTGGGGATATCCATATGGCGGTGTGAGTGCAACATACGTTATTGTAAAAGAGAAATATAGGAATGAGTGGTCAAGCGATCCTGTAGCTATCCTAACGGACTCGTTTGAAGAGGTACAGGACTTTGAAGAGGTTGTGAACATGTTCTAAAAATATGTTGACTTAAAATCAACTAGATGTTACAATGAAGTTAAGATAAAATAAAGGAGAGATAAGAATGAAGCAACTAGATTTAGACCTAGTAAGAAGTTTACAGCGTCTGACACAATTAAAGGATGCAGGATGGAAGTTCCTACCGGAAGGAGAGACAGGGTACTACCTAGCCGTAAAACAAGATCAAGTGGTTGTTATAGAGGAACTGAACGACCTACAGGAATGTATGCAGGTTGAGAATAAAATGAATGTAGGAGGGGTTGCATAATGGGTTACGTTGCGGTATTAACCACAGAGGTACAGGAAGGACAGCAGAGCCTAGCCTTAAATGAGGAGCAGGCAATGGCTCTCTATATGCATATTGGTTCCTATGAGGGAAAGATCAATAGATACGCCAATCCACAGAACTGGGGTAAGTGGGATAAATACACTAGATTAAAGCGTAAAATACTACAGTGGCAACAAAATATATAGTACATAAGACCTACAAAAATATATAAAAAATATGTTGACAGGGTGTCAATAACTTGATAAGATTAAGGTATAGAAAGGAGCTAATAAATGAATATCGACATAGAAGCACTACAGCGGCGTATAGAGAGCCGTACAGGGCAAAGGGTAGACATAGTATTCGTAAACTACATAAAGCCGCACACGACATCACAGATTGAATTTAGCCACTACAAGAAATTAGAACACCAATTAAAAGAGACAGGGGAGAAGTTAAATGACAACTAAACTTAGCTTAGAGGTAGCCTTGGACAACGCATTCTGCATCATGAGTGAACATGCTAATCTAGAAGAAGGCTACCAAGCCGCCTTTAAGTATCTATATAACTGCCCGTTGCCTCCTAGGACACGAAGCAAATCCTTCAGGGAGTTGGAAGCCGAATTTAATAGGGCACACACTGAGGAAGGTTTTCAGCAAGTATATGACGCAAAATAATTTTCAAAAACCTGTTGACTTTAAATCAATAACAGTATATAATAAAATTAACAAATCAAAGGGAGAGATTAAAATGAAAAATGTAACAGCTTACCTATTAGCCGAAGTAACTACTCAAGAGGAGCTTAATAGATTAACGACTACCGCAGACCATTTGTTCGCAGATCAGGAAGATATGGGACACCCAGACAGTAACTTGTCCTCCTTCTTGGATGACGTAGTCACGCTTTTGGAGAGCCTTGGAGGAAGAGTAGAGGGTGTGGAGTATAAAGAAGAAAAATAAAAATCAAAAACATGTTGACAATAAATCAATAACAGTATATAATAAAATTAACAAATCAAAGGGAGAGATTAAAATGACAATCAAATTCACAGACGGTATCAAAGAAGAGTTACTAGACCGGGTTGAACACTTTGAGAACGATCTTATGGAAAATCACATGTTCGATATGCGGGAGGATGCTAAAGCAGATATAAAGTATCTTAAGTACGGAATTAAAAGAGAGAATGTAGACATTATACGTGCGGTATACGCACTCACACACGATGATAGCGTTTGCGCCTTTGTAGCCGACCTCCTAGAAGTACTAGCTAGAAATACGAACTGGGAGGAGGGTAGCCATGAGTAAAAGTAAAAAGATGCCGCTCATTGATATCATAGGTACTCTTCATAACTCAATAGACATGTGTAAGAAAGCCTACGGCGGGTGTAACTACATGGAAATGTCCGTACCCTTATACGAACTATATAAGAGCTTAATGATTCCTTTCATTTACGGAGATACCTTTGTAGGGTCAGTACAGGACATAAGAGAACGAGTAGAAATAATTCTTACAGATCACAAAGGGTACCACTGGAAGGCTTTAAAAGAAAAAGACGGGCAAGGAATAGGAATGACATTAAAATAGAGATAAGATAACAAGGGGGAGGTTAAACAATGGATACTCTGCATTTAAGTGTCTTACAACTAGGCGGGGAATTATACCACGATTGGCGGCAATTGAATGAAAATCCGAGAATCGTTACTTCATTCAAATACTTATTAGATCAAAACATGTTAGAGGAGTATAAAAACGTATTAGAGCAAGGGTTTGTTCTTGAAAGAATGGATTTTATGAGACTATCTACAGATTCAGAAGAGGATTACAATGATTCATTAGAATGCTTCTTTGACGCTATAAACTATTATACATCAATCCCTTCAGTTCCTAGGATAGTTAAATAATGAAAATTGTATTGACTGTAAGACAATGAGTGTGTATAATAAAAGCAGGGTAGATGCGATTATTCTATAAGGAAAGAGGGAATAACAATGACAGAGCATAAGAAATTCCGTTCTACATCGTATAGAGACTTATTAGAAGTATTTAAAGATGAGTACACAATCCACGTCACAATAAGTATATGGACGTACCGCAGTAAACGAAAGAAGTTTATCATTCCGCTCTCTAGCACATATAGCCACTTTGACAATGATCTAAACTTTACCTATAAGGACAAAGACTTTGTATTCGAAACAGTAGAGGGCAAGCAACACAAATTTCACTTCACAGAACTAAAGACAGTTAAGGTAGATCATATTGAACTGATACCGCCGCTAGACTATATAAATGTTAGTATCGTTTCAGATAATGGGGAGGAGAAATAACAATGACAGAGTGTAATAAATTCAAACCAACTGACATGTTTTGGCGTATACTCGATGAAGGGGCGGAAGTGGATAACAGGAAGGATTGGTCTATAGATGCTCAGATCAATAAGCGTGTAGAACAATACAGACATATATGGAGAAGTAATTACTAGGGAACAGCTATTAACCCTTATAAAAGAATGTTCTCTCTATATAGAAGAAGCATTAGAGACACTACACCCAGACACAGAGGAATATATGGACTTACTTACTCATATAGAAGCGTTACACTATAAGGGGAAACTTTATGTTATGCACTCTAGTGAATACTTTAATGGACTAGAGAACAGACAAACAGACTAAAGACAAATTGAAAACAGTCGAACCCTTTAGCAGACTAAAGGCAATTGAACCCCAGGTGTGTAAATCGAGTCCGCTTCATGCTAGACTTTATTGTTCGCATCTTGTGGAGGGGGCGGCGGGAGAATTTTCATTATTCTAAATATTCTGACAATTCAAGGGGGCGCATATAAATGTTAGACCATCCCTTCGTCAGAATACCGCTCATCCTTCTCAGATTGCCCTGTAAGACGTTTTAATAATAATCGAGTATATTTAGCCCTAAACAGGTTAAAACGGCTTAAAACGCATTTAAATAGCAAATATTTTTCTATAATAAGTGTTGACATAACATATAGACCATGTTACACTATAGTTACAGTAAGATATACGATACATACTATAAGGAGGTGAGGGTAAGTGGCACGCAACCAAACTGACAAATCTAAAAAGTAATTAGCAACCCGTATGCAAAGTAACGTCTCGACTATTGACTTATATTTGACTTTTAATTAGGGGATCGTTTCTTGATAGCTCATTAACGATTAACGATTCATGTACTGCCTTGGGTTGGTGGAGGGTAAGCCGCTCTTCACCAAATTTTTTATAAAAAGGTATTGACAGTTAGTCAACATACATAGTATAATAAAAGTATAAAAAGATACTGGTGAGCTATGCAGGGGACGCATATAAAGGGGTGAATAAGGATGAAGGCTTATGATGAATATACAGTAGGTCATTTCACGGTTGTAATGCGGCGGGGCAGTGGCGGCTATGTAGGTCACTATACTGATCATAGTAGTGGCTCAACATATTCCTTCCATGCAGAGGGGATGACACGTAAGCAGGTACTTAAGAGGTTTTGGAATCGTATTAAATAGTAGCTCATTTTGTAGTAGCTCTGGAATCACTAGGTATACCGGAGCTACGGCGGGCTACTGGTTAATTGTCAGAATATTTTTATTTCTTAAGAGCGGTTGACTTGTGGTCAATGGGGTGATATACTAAAGGTGTACTAAAAACGAGGAGGAATTTTACAATGACTAAACACATTCAGTTAAAAGCAGGAAAACACAGTATGTTTGCAGAGGAGACTGACCACGGTTTAGAATTAAGTCTAGAAGGTGAAACGGTTGCCGTATTAGAATATGATGAGGAATCTAAATCATTTAAGCTGTATGCATATGGTGATGATGACGAACCTGCCTTCACTCATGAGTATAAGCTCTAAAAAAGAAATTAAAAAGGGTGTTGACTTTAAATCAATACCCTGATATACTTAAGACATACCAATAAGGGGGGGCTACATAATGAAACAGAGTTTAGAAACATGGAAAAACATTTTTAGAAACCTAGAGGAAGCGGGAGAGCAACTAGAAGTTATATGGTTAGAGGGTAGTGATGAATGGTGTCTATGTGCAGGTACAGAACTATTTGAAGATGGTTTTAAAACAGAGGATGAAGCAAACGACCGACTAGAATATCTAGAGAAAACACTTCTCTAAAAAAGAAATTAAAAAGGGTGTTGACTTTAAATCAATACGATGATATACTTAAATCATACCAAACAAGGGAGAGAGTAAAATGGAAAAAGTTAAAGCTTACTTACTAGATAACATGGAAGAACTAAAGGACGTTGTAAGAGAGGTTAACAGCTGGAATAATGAACTTGAACATCTAGACTATCAGTATAACGATGAGGAATTCTTTAATGTTTTCTTTGAAGGTAAACCGATGGAAGCAGTGCGGGCGGCTACATACGGTGACTACCGCTATACGGATGACTATGTTAAATTCGATGGTTACAGTAACCTAGTGAGCGTGTCAGAATACGACATGGAAGAAGAGTTAAAAGAAAACATTGAGGAGATCATGGACGCATTAGAAAGCAACCTCCCTAACCTAACACTAAGCGATGAACTAACAGCGCTCATTAATGAAGAGGAGGAGGAGGAAGAAGAGGAGGAGGAATAATCCTTCTCTTTTTTCTAAAAATGTGTTGACACTAAGTCAATAATCTGATATACTTAAGTCATACCAAACAAGGGAGCGGTTAAAATGATAGGGTATAAGGGTAGAGAAGTGAAAAACGGTTGTTCTTCTAAAGTGTACTACAACCTGCATAAACACACATTCAGCGTCCAGCAGTGTGGCTTGGTGGTTCTTCATTCTGATACTGTTGTACTGACTGACGTTGAGTTCACAGTAAGAGAATCAGGGCGGCAACGTGTACTAAGGGAGAAGCGGAAAAATGTTCATGCTTTTGTAACTGGGTTTCTGTCCCTAGAACCTGTCTATCTCCCTAGCGGCTACAAAGAAGCAACTTACAATCCATATCTATATGATTCTTTTGTAGACAAGGAAACAGGACAGCGGATCAACAAGGCTGATAAAGTGATCTTGAAAGACAAGAAAATATTTTATAAAAAGGGTTGACAGTCAGTCAATAAGCTGACATACTTAAGACATACCAAACAGGAGGTACATACATAATGACAACACTAGCAGGATATCGGGTAGACAATTGTAATGGATGCGGCAAGGTTTATCTTGTAGAAGAATCAAGGGACAGAAAGAAATGTGAAGGTTGTGCAAAATAGGTGTTGACTTTTCGTCAATATGGTGTTATACTTATCTCATACATAAACTAATTGGAGGTATGCAGGATGTTAAAACGCTACTACGCTATGCTTAATCGTTATTTCTTTTGTCTTGAAGATGGTGAAGAGGTGGAAGCGGTAGACGCTAAACTATTCTATGGTGTCATTGGTGGTACTATCTGTATTCTGCTGTTTATTATCGCTATTACATGGGGCAAACTGCCACTATGAAAAGGCTATGGAAGCGGCTGACACGTAGGAAGGTGCTGACGGTAGACGAATACTGTTCACAGGTTAATACAATCTGTGAGCGGTATGACCAGTCATTAAAACGATTATTAGAAAAGTGTTGACTTTGCGTCAACGTCCTGTTATACTTTAACTATACCAAATAGGGAGGGAGTTATGATGGGACTGAAAACAACTAGTCAATGTGTGGCAACTGCTAAAGAGCTATTAGTCAGTGCGAGAAGTATTAAAAGTCAATGGGAGCATGCTGCATGGTGGGATCAGAAAGTAGAGCTATTTTGGATCATTCAAGATGCTTTAGAATCTGGAAGGTTTACAGGTGAAGCCTATGACGAACTATGGCAGGCTAAACACATCCTAAATGAAGCGGAAAGCGTTGCTGGAAGGTATGCGAACGATTGACAGTGTAAGGCGTTACCATTAAAGGATATGGCGCCTAGACAGGGAATGCAAGTGTTATTTGAAGGCATTACTGTTCAGATAGCAAGCAGGCGTTTGAATGGGTTCTATAAGGCTGTTGTCCTTTATGGTGACGATATGGAATACTTTGAAGGCGATATAATTCAGCTACATGAGGAAACACTCGTAAAAAAAGTTTTAAATATGGGTTGACTTCTAGTCAACTCATACGGTATACTTGAACTAACAAATTAAAGGGAGAGATCAATTATGATAGGTGAAAGCAGAACAGAGTTAACTCCAGTTTATGACAGACGTAACAGCTTCTATAAAAAAGGCTTGGGGTATTAGAGAGTGAAGGTGTTAAACAGCTATTGTCTTACCAAACGATTGTAGCAGAGATCAGGAACGGCAAAGCTGAAGTGTTCGGGACACACTCAAGTACAACTTTAAGACACATTAAAGATTTTTTATACCAAAATGGGTTTGAAATTGGGACTAAAAAAGAAATTGAAAAAATGTATATTATGGGTTGACTTCTGGTCAACTCATATGGTATCATTATAACTGTAAAGAACATTACATACTAAAAACAAGGGAGCGATTTTATTATGACAAACACTAACATTCAATGGGCGGTTAACATTCTTGAGGACAACATGGAAGGCATGAGCAAAGAGGAAAAAATCAATTACCTAGAGGACGTTACATCATATGGTTGTGTGCTCTGGTTGTGTCAGCGGGACTATTTACTACTCTGAGCTAGATGCCATTTTCACAGCACACCTGCACGACATCCTAGGGCGGCTGGATGAGATCAAAGAAGAACACGACTATGACGTTCTTCACGAATACATGGAAAGACAGAATAAAGGGTATACGGATTTTGCTGAAAGTGCTGTTTGGCTTATCGTTGAGAACACAGCAAGCCGCCTTCTAGCAGACCTAGAGAACGAGGAGGAAGAAGAGGAGGAATAATCCTTCTCTTTTTTCTAAAAAGGTGTTGACTATCTGTCAATAAGGTGATATACTTAAGACATACCAAAACAGGAGGGAGCGATTTTACTATGAAAACACTACATATGAACACTTGGGCGGTTGAATACTTACTGGCACACGTTGACGGCGTATCATTTGAGGAAGGTACAGCAAAGCTTGAATACATTGTCAAATACGGTTCAGACCATGTGCTTACAGAGATAGAAAAATACGAGGATAAAACATATGATGACCTATTCCGGGAACACTTTGAAGCGATTCTAAAGGAACTAGCGTTAACAGGTAGAGAGCACACAGTGAAGAACTGTTCTATCACTAGCATTCCTTACTATTCGGTAATGTACATCCTAGAGCTTAAAGCGGAACAGATGCTTGATGGTCATCACGGCTGGTGTGATCATGAATCGATTCAGGAGGACATCAGGGGTTCATACGAGCGGGTCACAGTCTGTGCTAAATGTGGGCAGGAATTATAAGAGCGGCAACGCTCTTTTTTTTTATGATTAGTGTTGACTTTAAGACAATAAGGTGATATACTAAAGACATACCAAATCAGGAGGGAATACACATGACAATGGATATACAAGCGTTACTAGATAAGCTGGAGGACATGCAGGATACACGCAATGATCTAATGGCACAATATGAGGAGACAGGAGCGGCTGAACTGTTAGACGCTATAGAGGAGCTTGATCAGGATATAGAGGAGCTACACACAGACATAGAGATCATGCAGGAGAATGAGCCATACGCACACATGACCACAATGCAAAGGGAAATGAAACTGAATGGATTGAGTCAAGCGGATTTCATTTGAGGGCGGCGGGTTCGCTCTCTTTCTTATTAGTGTGAATAGTCAGACTATTCTGTCAAACCCCTCCCCGTACCTTTTTTTCCCATAAACGACAAGGTACCCTAGCCACCTCTCTACCC